TTATTCATTCCAATTCCACAATCCTTGTCTTCCTCTCACTGAGATTCGTTCTATTTGCTTTACATTCGTTAATTTCCAAGCGAATCGCCCTAGTTCATACCATCCAAAAGCGTATTCATTTCCCTCTATCCGGTGCTTTGAATCTCCAGCTAAAGCATAAAAGCCGGTATGTTCTTTCACTTGCAAGCACTCTGTAAGCAGACATGTCCCAACAATTGCTCCAGTCGGTAGGTCATCCGCGGTTAATCCATATTTGGCTAAAACAGATCGAAATGGCTCCTGCTTACATACGTCCTTATCCACCTTCTTGCCAGCATGGATTGCTAATTCTCCCCGATAATTCGTGCGCCAGCCCCGGGTCTCGAATTCCTTTTCTCCTAGGGCAATAAGTGTGGCCCATGGCTGATGTATCGTAATTGCCTTCACTCTTCCTACCTCCTCAAAAAACGATCAATCTCAAATCTCACGTCACCAATCATGTCTCTCTTTGCCCGTCTCTCACACCCCATTACACGACGGACAAAATTCTAATCCCTCTTGTATCATTATTACATACTGCCTGTCTATTTCCTGACAAAAAATTTCTGACCTCACTTGCTCATTCCATTTTCATTCTTATCTGAAAGCCCAGGCATGGACAATAACAATATCTTCGCTGACTCATCCTTCTTGTAAAAGGGGTAACCTCCGATTACATATCCCGAAATGAATTTGGAAATTTCTTCAGTAGGGAACTCTTTATTACTTTCCGGATCGGAGAAATCCCTGCTCCTTTTAAAGCTACAATAGCTACCTTTGTTGTAGATTCTCTGGATGAATTTGCAGCCGATTTTAAAGAAAACGGTCTTTCATTTATTCGAAAGTAAAAGTAGATAAAATGCGCTCCTATATCACTTTTTGGAATCCCAAAAGAAGCATAGAGGCCCCCTATCTAACCGATATGCTAGAAGCCTCTATTGCAAATAAAAATGTACATATTCAGTATGAATCGAAGTCGGGTACCACGACAAAATACATACACCCCATTGGAGTATATGCTCATAATGGATTATGGTATCTCCCTGCTTATGATTACAACAAACAAAAAATATTATTATTTCGTATCGACCGTATTCTTTCTATTTTGTCCACAGATGAAAATGAAGCAGATTTTATGAATTTAGAAGAATGGTTTATTTCAAATCAAGTAAAAAATCCGATTCGCTTACATGTTCTCCTTTCAAGAGAAGGGGTGCGTCAATGTAAAAGTGCCCCTGAGCTAGAAGGCTATGTAACAACACAGGAAGACGGAACTGGATATATTGATTCCTTGATAGAGGAAAGTGAAATCTCTTATATCGCTCCGCTATTATATAGATTGGGGGGCCATGCACAAATAAAAGAACCAAGGGATTTAATAGACAAATTGCGATTGCAGGCATGGGAAATTTTGCGTATTTATGCGGGTGAAGAATAGGGATGATAGAGAACATTTCAATCTGCTAGGGGAATAACCATTTTCTCTCCCAAGGATAGGTATCTAGCCTCGATACAAAGAAAAAGCCCTCAAAAAGGGACTTTCCTCATTATTTGAATCACTTTTTGAGGTGCCTATCAGAGCCAAAAGATCAGATTCTCAATAGGTAAAATATCCAAGAAGATTGATTGGAAAACCTGCGTTATTTATATACTTTACAGTGTATGTTCCAGGTTGCAGACAAAATTGTTTTGAGGTGGTTCCCATTGAATATATCCCATCAAAAAAATAGATCTGTCCATTGTCCCCTAATATATTAACAGAGGTGTTAAAAGAGCCACTTCTTTGAGGATCGGATGGAGTTTGATTAACATTGAGCGTCCCACATAAAGTAGAACCAACTGTCGCCCTTATCGGTGCATCTTTCCAATAACTATTAGCTTCTAAGCCATTATGCCAAAAATTAAAAAATAATTTTCGAATGGCTGCACTTTCTGTTGTTGACCAGCCTCAACTGATTTACTAGGCGCTGCTTGTGCAGAAGGAACTAATGCGAATACCATCATTGCGGCTATCAAGCCTTTGAACACTCTTTTTTTCAAGTATAGGCGTTTCCCCATAACATGACATGTACCTGTAGCAAAACTTTGGACGTGTATTTCTCATTCTGGGCACATAGAAAATTATCCGCTCAGAGAGATAACTCTGAGCGGATAAACTTAATTCTTCTTTAATCTTTAATTACCAATTTTATCGCCATTGTCTACTTCGAAATATTCCCAGATTCCAACTTAATAGATACAAACTTCACAATGTGATTAGATCCGTCTACTTCATACAGACCTAGATTTTTTCCTGCCGTTGCCTTGATGTCGTTACCAGAGATGTAGTCTTGCTCGCCACCAGGAAGCGCTTCTCCTACTTTTGGTGTCGTGATTTCACTATCTTCTAGTTTATATTTCAAGCTGTTTCCGTTGCCTACAGTATAGGTTACTTTTGTTGTCCCAGTAGCACTACCTGCCTCTACCTTATGACCACTGATAGTCGGAGCAGCAACCGGCTCAGCTTTGATATTTTGCGCTTCTAACTGAACAGATATGAACTTCACAATGTGATTAGATCCGTCTACTTCATACAGACCTAGATTTTTTCCTGCCGTTGCCTTGATGTCGTTACCAGAGACGTAGTCTTGCTCGCCACCAGGAAGCGCTTCTCCTACTTTTGGTGTCGTGATTTCACTATCTGCTAGTTTATATTTCAAGCTGTTTCCGTTGCCTACAGTATAGGTTACTTTTGTGGTCTCAGATGCACTACCTGCCTCTACCTTATGACCACTAATAACCGGAGCAGCAACCGGCTCAGCTTTGATATTTTGCGCTTCTAGCTGAACAGATATGAACTTCACAATGTGATTAGATCCGTCTACTTCATACAGACCTAGATTTTTTCCTGCCGTTGCCTTGATGTCGTTACCAGAGACGTAGTCTTGCTCGCCACCAGGAAGCGCTTCTCCTACTTTTGGTGTCGTGATTTCACTATCTGCTAGTTTATATTTCAAGCTGTTTCCGTTACCTACAGTATAGGTTACTTTTGTGGTCTCAGATGCACTACCTGCCTCTACCTTATGACCACTGATAGTCGGAGCAGCAACCGGCTTAGCTTTGATATTCTGCGCTTCCAATTGAACAGATATGAACTTCACAATGTGATTAGATCCGTCTACTTCATACAGACCTAGATTTTTTCCTGCCGTTGCCTTGATGTCGTTACCAGAGATGTAGTCTTGCTCGTCACCAGAAAGCGCTTCTCCTACTTTTGGTGTCGTGATTACACTATCTGCTAGTTTATATTTCAAGCTGTTTCCGTTGCCTACAGTATAGGTTACTTTTGTTGTCCCAGTAGCACTACCTGCCTCTACCTTATGACCACTGATAGTCGGAGCAGCAACCGGCTTAGCTTTGATATTCTGCGCTTCCAATTGAACAGATATGAACTTCACAATGTGATTAGATCCGTCTACTTCATACAGACCTAGATTTTTTCCTGCCGTTGCCTTGATGTCGTTACCAGAGATGTAGTCTTGCTCGTCACCAGAAAGCGCTTCTCCTACTTTTGGTGTCGTGATTACACTATCTGCTAGTTTATATTTCAGGCTATTTCCGTTGCCTACAGTATAGGTTACTTTTGTGGTCTCAGATGCACTACCTGCCTCTACCTTATGACCACTGATAGTCGGAGCAGCAACCGGCTTAGCTTTGATATTCTGCACTTCCAATTGAACAGATATGAACTTCACAATGTGATTAGATCCGTCTACTTCATACAGACCTAGCTTTTTTCCTGCCGTTGCCTTGATGTCGTTACCAGAGATGTAGTCTTGCTCGCCACCAGGAAGCGCTTCTCCTACTTTTGGTGTCGTGATTTCACTATCTGCTAATTTATATTTCAAGCTGTTTCCGTTGCCTACAGTATAGGTTACTTTTGTTGTCCCAGTAGCATTACCTGCCTCTACCTTATGACCACTAATAGCCGGAACAGCAATCGGTGCAGCTTTGATATCCCCGGCTTTCAACTGAATAGATACGAACTTCACAATGTTATTCGATCCATCTACTTCATACAGACCTAGATTTTTTCCTGCCGTTGCCTTGATGTCGTTACCAGAGATGTAGTCTTGCTCGCCACCAGGAAGCGCTTCTCCTACTTTTGGTGTCGTGATTACACTATCTGCTAGTTTATATTTCAGGCTATTTCCGTTGCCTACAGTATAGGTTACTTTTGTTGTCCCAGTAGCACTACCTGCCTCTACCTTATGACCACTAATAGCCGGAACAGCAATCGGTGCAGCTTTGATATCCCCGGCTTTCAACTGAATAGATACGAACTTCACAATGTTATTCGATCCATCTACTTCATACAGACCTAGATTTTTTCCTGCCGTTGCCTTGATGTCGTTACCAGAGATGTAGTCTTGCTCGCCACCAGGAAGCGCTTCTCCTACTTTTGGTGTCGTGATTACACTATCTGCTAGTTTATATTTCAGGCTATTTCCGTTGCCTACAGTATAGGTTACTTTTGTTGTCCCAGTAGCACTACCTGCCTCTACCTTATGACCACTAATAGCCGGAACAGCAATCGGTGCAGCTTTGATATCCCCGGCTTCCAACTGAACAGATACGAACTTCACAATGTGATCAGACCCGTCTACTTCATAAACACCAATATACTCATTAGCTTGTGCATCTGTAATATCATTTCCAGAAATATAAGCTACTGCTTTATTAGGTGCCTTAGTACCTTTATTTGGTGTATCAAATACCTGATTTTGTTTTAAAATTTTATAGCTATTGCCACCGACATTTGGCAAATCTAATTTTACACTCCTAGCGACACTACCTTTAGCTTTGCTAGTAATCGTAATTTTTTCAACTTTACCGATTATAGGGGCTACTACATGATTAGTGATAGGAGGAGCTACTCGTTTTGCTTTAGCTTTCTGCTCTTTCGATAAACCACCTATTTTTTCTGTATCCACATACTCTCCTACTTGGATATTTGTAGTAGAAGGTAATCCTATGACCGTTACATCAGATGTATTAAATAGTATTTTAGAAACGTTAACTTTATTATCAAACTCAATTTCGGTAGCTTTATTGACAACTACCTCATTAAATGTAGAATTCGTTACCGTAACCTTTGCAAATGAAGGTGTTACAATCATGCTAAATGCAGCAGTAGAAAGAACGGCTAATACCGATAATTTTTTGAAATTAAACTTACTCATTACTATTCACTCCCTCATATATGTAAGGAGAGGACGATAAAAGAATGTATCGATCTCCCTAATATTCCAAAAAAGCATTGTGGATCTATACCTACCCTACAATTGTTTTTCCTTCAACAGTAACATCGCTTAACTCCACATTATTTTTGTCCACATTCGTAATCTTCAGATCGCCAATAATCTTTTTGCCTAAACCTTTAATGATGATGCTACGAGCTACAGTAATATCTCCTTGAATATCTGTTCCCAAAATAATGGTTTTCACATTTGGATTTTGTAATGCGATATTAAACTCAGTAGCATTAGTAACAATAACTTCTGTGGTAAGTAATTGTTGCTCAGGTTGCATTTCTTTTACAGTAGAAACGTTACCTTTAGCATCTACAGCGTAGAAACCTTTTTCTCCACCGATTTTTTCGAAATCTTTGCTAGTTATTGTTTTGTATTCAACTTCTTTTCCCGCTAATTTAGCAACCATCAGTTCTTGTAAAGTAGCTACTTTCCCATCCCAATTTACATAAAGAACGTTGCTTTCAACATTCTCTAAACCAGAATCATATAAATCTGCTACAAATTTATGCGTTTGTTTAATTAGTGCTTTGTCAGAATAGTATCTGTCTACTTTTCCACCAATATATACACCGCCATCTGCTGCATAAGCAGAAGTAGCCATACTAGTTACTAGTGCTGCAGATAGCACTGATAGGATTACTTTTTTATTCACTTACAACCCCTCCAAATATCGTATATTGAAGTATCTCATTCCCTTGTTTACATTACATATATGTATTAGATAGATAAGAGACCTTAGGCCGCTAATCTAGCATTTAACCATAAACATCTGGAAGTACTTCTGAAGCTGTTTGTTTCATGATATCTAGCTCACCCAAGTAGATGCTTTCACATATGTTACTGTGTTGGTTAGACGAACTGTTTTGTCTGGCTCCCCTTTTTGCTAGGTCTTCACTAACTGCAATACTACTCCGACCTTTACATCAGTACTAAGCTTCAGGAAAAGCTACGAATGATGACACATCAAATTGATCACTTAACCCAAAAATGAGATAAGCTATTTGACATTTTAAACAATAAAAAATACCCCTGATCCACGTCCGAGTTTCAGCATATAGACAAAGTTCCAAAGATCCAAATGTCTGCACCCTTGAGATATTTCTCTATTTCATAACTATAGAAGCTGTTATTTAAAGTGAGGTTCCCGGTTCTTGAGGGCAATTGAAATTGTATGATAGATTTTAGAGAATAAAAATAGAAAAAATTACTGTTGTCAAAAGTATTTTTAGTACCTAATCCTTTTGTATCATATGGAAATAAACCTCATTTCAAAAAAATATTTGGGTTGTCACATACACAGAGGAAGTAATCATCCTTACTTTATTCAAATTTAAACTCTCCTTTAGGCAAACCAGTTACAATCTATTTTTCAGTGAAGTAGATAGTGTTTCAGCTTTACCCTAGATTCTTCATTTTAGAACTTTCTTGTCCACATGATAAAATTGTAAGAGCATGATTAAAGCTGACTAGGGAAATTCATTGTTTGAATCAGGTAAACTATCAGACAAAAATATTCAAAAAGTACATACAATTATCAATGATTCATTAAATAAAGCTGTTAGTTAAAAATGATCCCAAAGAATGTAGCTTCCGTTGTGGGAAGCCCAAGGTAAGAAAAAAAGGAAATGAAAGTTGGGAAGTGGAGGAATCTCACACTTTTCTAAAATCATCTGAAAAGGATTCGTTATTACATCGCTTTTCTTTTAGCCTTAGCTACAGGTATGCGCCAAGGTGAAATTTTTGGTTTGCGATGGAAGGGCATAAATTTGGAGAATGGGGTTATATCAATAACCCAAACTTTAAGTCATGACGGAAAAGAGTTACAGATTGGAGCTAAAACTAATTCTGGAAATAGAACTATAGCTATTGATGCAGAAACAGTAAAAGAGATGAGGAAAGTTGAAAAAAGATACAAAGCTGAAAAATTAAAAGCTGATCCAGGTATGTATGAAGATAACGGTCTAGTTATTTGCACTATTGTAGGAACTCCAGTAACTCCAAGAAATTTAATGAGGTCATTTTACCGTTTGATTGAAAAAGCGCAGGTAAAAAAAATAAGATTTCATGATCTTCGACATTCACATGCCACCATGCTATTAAAAGAAAACGTTAATCCAAAGGTTGTTGTTGAACGTATGAGATGGTCTGATATGAAGATGATAGACCGTTATGCTCACGTTTTGCCTAACATTCAAAAAGAGACTGCTGAAACTTTTGGTAAAGTATTCTTCGAAAACAAAGAAATCATTTTAAAAAAATAATCGCACAAAATTTCTTTTCGCACCAAAAAACATATGGACAAGTATATCTGTAAATAACAAAAACCCCTTGGTTAATCAAGGGGTTTAGCAATCTTATGTATGGTGATCCAGACTGGGTTCGAACCAGCGACCCCCACCCTGTCAAGGGTAGACATCGTTTCTGCTATGTTCTGTTATATACCGCAGAATTTGAGTAATATCAATACTTTTCCTTCTAGCTATATGATATTTTATGCTTAATTACGCTACTTTCTGATTAATTTGGTCCCCAATTCGTCCCCAATCGCCGTCCCCTATTCACTATTTAATCTCCACTACATCCTCTACAGGTATCCACCAAAAATCCTCATCATTCTTTAATTTGATTTGTTTATACGTTGAGTCAAACTTCTCTACCCATCCCCAGGCAGATTCAATTACTCCTCTTCCCTCTTTTGTTTCTTTCCACCAGCTAATTGTTAAGGCATAGTCATACTGACGTGAGTCCGATATTCTGTAACAAAACTCGGCTAGCTCATCCTCTTCAATAATCGGCTTCTCGATCAGTTTCTTATCCTCGTGATACTGACGTAACATTTCTGCATGTTCTGGCAAAATAAATTTTGTTACAAGTGGGTCAAGAACTTTGCTAGCCATCAAAACATCTCCTTTATGCGAATATATGTTCTTATTTTATTTGATGATGAGGAGATTAAGCAACGAACAATTTTTGACTATCTAAATTAAAAAAGAAAATATTTTTTTAAAAATATACAAAATACACCATAATTAATTACATATTTTTCAATTTATGTTTTGTTTTATGAAATTCAATCTCGTATAATGCAAATGTGTCGGCCGACATAGCTACTATTCTTACAACATTTTTTATTCGTTATTCTTACATACACTCGTAAAGGAGGTAAGCACTTTTCTCTTTCTATGCAGATAGAGTAAAAGTGTTAAACAAATGAACCTAAAGAAAATAGGATTATTCGCTATTGCGATGATTATGACCTTGTTTAGTTTTCAAACTTATTCGTTTGCAGCAGAAGAAGAATTGGTATGGGTAAAAAAAACTTCTATGCCTACAGGTAGAAGCTTTTCAGGCAGCTTAGTATATAACGACAAAATATATGTTTATGGTGGAAGTACTAGTTCTTCTCAAACTAGTGCCTTTGAAATGTATGACCCTGAAAAAGATCAGTGGTTACAACTATCTAGCGCATCTAGTAGAGGTCATATTCCTCTTGTAGAGTCACAAGGAAAATTTTATTCTTTCGGAGGATATGATTATAGAGATAACGAAGTAGATATTGTCGAAGAATATGATCCACTTTCGAATAATTGGACTAGAAAAACCCCAATGCCAACACCACGAACTAATGTCGGTGCCATAACTATGGGGGATTTCATTTATACCTTCGGGGGGCAACAAAGGGCAACTAAACAACAATCTGACATTGTAGAAGCGTTTAATCCCCATACCAATACTTGGGTCAGCAAAAACCCAATGCCGTTTGAAACATCTTCCGTTTTGCCTTTTATTATGAACAACAAAATTTACACTTTAATGTATAATAAAGAGGAATTGTATATCTATTATTACAATCACGTAGAAGACACTTGGTCTCTTATAGACGAACTCCCTTCAGAAGTTGGCGTGCCTCAATCTGCATTAGTATATAAAGGTAAAATTATTTTACCAAGTAAGTATGCACTTTACTATTACGATATTAACTCAAAAAAAGTAACAAAATGTCCAGTTGCTCCCCTTGATAGAAGTGCATTTTTAGCTCGCATTGTTAATGATAAACTTTATGTTATTGGGGGATTTAAAGACCTAAGTACAGTTGAAGAACTGGGGATTTCAGATCTTATTCAACCTGATTCGAATCCAGATCCGAACCCTAATCCAGATCCCGATCCGAATCCAAACCCTAATCCAAATCCAAATCCAACAGGAAACGCACTCTTGGTTATCTACATGGATAGTGGGTTAATCAAAGAATATGAAATGACAAATGAAGAAATCAGAAACTTTACCGAATGGTATGAAGGTAGAGCAAAAGGAAACGGTAGAGAAGCATACATCGTGAATAAGAAGTACAACATCGGACCTTTCAATTCTAGAAAAGACTTCATTAGCTATAGTCACATTGAAAGCTTTGAGGTTCAAGAATACAGTAGATAATAAGATGCCCCCTCCAACATACGGAAGGGGCTCTCATATGTTGTTAAGGTGTTTAAATAAAATTAACCCTCTAGGACTTCCTAGAAGGATTATGTGTTTATAAATAGTTAAAAGCCCCATCTCCCCTACAAAGGAGCCCACGTAGGAACGCAAGCCTTCGTATTGAAAGAGCCAATATTAATTTACATATGATAAGCTCTCCTATTATTTTTTATTAGCTAAAAAACTGTTTCCAAGCTTCAAAAGCTGTAAGTAACCCCGAAGTCTTACTCAATGTATCTATCGTTGCGTTTAATCCTCCAAGTAAGCCTGTAAGCATAGTCTTATTTTGTTTATCAGAAGTTACTAATTTGTTAATTGCTTGGACCGTTTCTTCTATTTCTGCTTCTTTTTCAGATGGAAGACCTAACTTTTTAATTTCATCAATTAACTTTTGGGTAGATGCATCAAATCCTGATGATTTGTTGCTAGTATTAACAGTAATATTTTTTCCTATTGTGACATTTCCAGTTCCATTTGTAATATCTCCAATAATATAACTTTCGTTAGTCAAGCTAATCCCTCCATAAATATTTACTTGCAAAACACCACCATTAACTAATTCAGCAATTGTAGGTTCATTGGAATAACTCTTTAAATCAACACAAGGAAAATTCATACCTAGATTTTTTTTTTGACCCTATCATTTGCTCTCTAAATTCATCCGTAAATGAGAAAACAATAATAGCGTTGTTATTATCACATTTATAATCAGCACCACAAATATGGCATTCATAAATTTCATCTTCATCAATTACTTCATCTAAAAGGAACGTTTCACCTTTGTGATTTTCGGGACAGAGGAACATTCTTTTTGCAATTAATTCAAATCCATCTTTTCTTAGAAGATAATCAAGAACTTCCTTATAATATTTTCTATCTAAATGAACGGCATTTATTACATTAGTTACTGTAAAACCATCTATCGGGAGAGGATTGCTTGCCCATAAACTCAAAACTTCATTTATTGATACAAACGGTATCATACATCTCCCCCCTCCCTTTCATAATTATACTAAATCTGATTCACGATCGCTTTGTAAATTCTCATACTTACTTTCTAAAAGGTTTTCTGAAACGGCAACTTCTTGCTGACTTTGCCTTCTAATGTGACAAACCAAAATGAATGCATCCATTACCGTTTCAATAACTGCTTCTGTCACACCTTTTTTGAATTTAAAAATTCCATTCCTAATATCCATAACAAACGTCACTGAAATCTTGATCTTTGTTTTTGGATCTTCAAAGTCGAAATTACATGTTTCTTCAACAGTATCATCGGTTGGAATTCCAAGTTCACCTATTGCACTTACCATCCTAATAAAAGTTTCATCATCCCTCAAATCGATACCTTTTTGAGCATTAAACATTAAACTTCCAACACTCGGTGTAGGAATTTGAACATGTGTCGAACACAAACCAGCTGAAAGCATTTCAGAGATTTCTCTGGCTTCTTCTTTTGTTGGGGTTGTTAAGGAGTGCCATTTGAATGGTTCCGCAAACCCTAATAATCTCATTAAGTATTCTACATATGATTTTCGATATGTGTATGCACATCGAACTTCGATAACGCCGTCACTGAAGTGTACCACAGCTGAAGTGAAATGTGCATATGTACTTGGTATAGTACTATAGCCACTTTTTCTAGTAGTAGATTTTTGTTCAACAAGCTTTAGATAAACATCATTATCATCTTGCTCTATACTACAAATCTGTATTTCTGGGCTTAATTGCGGCTGCCACTCTGTGCCTAGCTGATTGATTGTAATATGTCTCTCTGTTATAAGTTTCCGGATAAATAAATCAGCTGTTTTTGATTTATCAGGAAAGTTGGCTTCTGGTTTACAAATTGTCAAACCTACAGCAGTACCAGCATATCTAAACTGTCTATTTAGATATTCTAGCTTATTTCCATGGTCATTCTGTATCAACTCTTTTGTAATATCATCTATTTCTTTACCACGATAGGATATCTTGTTTATTTTCGCTAATTCACGAATATGCTTTTCGGAAATATTTGAATATAGCTTCATATTCCTAACCGCCTTCTATATCATGTTATGACAATCTCAGTCTGTGTATTTCTCTAAATAACAAGAAAGCTAAGGTACTGAGAATTGGCACTAGGTCTTTTGACTCTTTTTATATTATCAAATATTTCCAATATCCTACAACAAAAAATTTTATTTTAAATCCCCACTATCCTAATTTTACCACATTATAACCAAAACAAGAATGTACGTTCCTATTTATACAATAAATATTGTGTTCCAGTACCAAGACAGCTTTTATTGATTCTGTCGAATTTGCCCACTAGCAACCCTTAGTTCATCAGCCAACTGTCCGATCCTCACAGCCTTATCCTTCATCCCCATTTGATTGTAAAAAGCCCATTGCCCCTGTAAATGACTAATAATTTCGTTCGCTACTTCTGGTTTCACTGTTGTTTCCTCCTTGTCATATTTAGCTAGACCGTACTTTTCAATCAATCCAATTAGCTTACCTGGATAACCCGGATCAGTAGCATATCCGCCTTTGTGGATAGCATGGCAAGCAGTCTTATAATCAGCACCTAGCACACCATGATAGCGTGTAGGCTTGTCTCTTGTGCCGTTTAGGATTAGTTTGGAATGGTCTGCAATAGACTCGCTCCAGTTGTTGTAAGCTCTGAAATTAGCTGTAATGGTTGTCCATTGACCGTTGTAATTTTCCTTTGTCGGCATGGCGCAAACGCCTGCTGGACCTGTGCCTTTGATACCAAAAAGGTTGTTTCCTCGCTTGGTTAGCCCACTCTCTCCCCAAGCTGATTCAAGGATTGCTTGAGCGATCGTAAGAGACGCAGGTATCTTTGTTTTCTTCATGTCAGCTACTGCACTTGATGCAATTTTATCTATAAAGTCTTGTGGTTTCATTGCTCCACATCTCCCTTCTGAAACGAATTTTTCACGCCTGAATGAATCCCGATAGCAGCCGTTGCCTCAATAAAAGCCATCTTGCCAGCTTCCAATAAATCTCCCCCGAACAATAAAGCGTTGATTGCATTATAAGCAACAGCCATGACAACAATAGCCAGAGGAATGTAATCATTTGGGAACCAACTCCGCGTTTTCAACCATGCTCCTGACGCCATTACTACTGCGATTACTAAACCAATTTCTATCATCATTAGCCCACCTTTTCTTTGAGTTCTTGTAATTCGTTTTCTAAGCCGTTTAAACTGCGCTCAATCTGTTGCAATGTAGTGGTATTACGCTCTAATTGGATTACCATTCTCTCGCTATGCTCCATCAGCTTCGCTTCACGTTGCTGGGCTTGTTCAACCAATCTTGTTTCTCGTTCCCTTCCCTCTTTTTTGGTAGAAAACAATAGCCATACAAATAGAACCGCAAATGGTCCTTGTGCCAACATTGCATTAAAAATCCCTTCCTCCATGCTTTCTCTCTCCTTACCACCCCCTAGGGGTAAATAAAATAGGGAGCCGAAGCTCCCATTAAAAAACGCCCTCTCCAGATCGGAAAAGGCGTTTATTTTTCAGTTAGTAGTTGTTCGACTTCTGGACGTATACAGATAGGGACATCTTCCAGTAACTTAAGCCCATCGTTTATTAACTCACAATAGATTTTAGCGATATATTTCATTATTCTACATCCTTTCCTGTATTAGATTGTGCAAGGATTTGCTCATATAAATCAGTAATTGCAAGTTGTAGCATCTGTTTGTCTTGTTTTAACTGTAATATTTCTTCATCTTGGGTAAGTGGTCGATCAACCTGTTCCCAAAATTGCTCCTTAGTTTTCGGATTTACACAATGTACTTGCTTTTTACCCTTTTGTTGTTCTGCCAGGGATACAAGTAGATCACTAACTATTACGAAATTCTCGAATTTATCAGGTGTTATTCCTACGTTATCAGGATGATCTAGGTTATAAATTTCCTGTACAGTCATCTTTTCTTCTGATTGTTTAATACCAACAAGTAAATACAAATAAATTCCCTCCTTTATACTTCTCCAAATGCTCCATATCGTCCCGGGGTACAAGCGCACATACCGGTTTCTAAAGGAGCTTTTTCAATCTCTTTTTCCCAAATAAGTGAAAGATCACTCTTAGAATTTTTTCTTACTTGCCCTCTACCTACCGTATAAACTCCATCCTCTCGATCGCAATAAACAGAATCACCATACGATGGGGTTGATCCCCCATTAATAATTCTGAACCCGTTTATCCTTAAAACAACTTCGAGGTTCTTAGTTAGTTTGACCAACTGATCTTCAAAATTTCCAGACCCGGGATTCGCACTGTAATTCCCTATAGCCACAAAAACAAAGTCCCTATCAACATAGAGGCTTCCCCTAACATTTGGTTTATCAGATAATTTCACGTTCTTTATTAACTTCCCTGTTTTATCATATTTTTCGAGAAATTCATCCCTCAAACGATATATATTCCCATCATTATCAATATCAATATTGCCATAACCATAAGAACCATCAGAAGACGCTTTTGGTACTTGAATCGAAAAAACTTTGTTACCAGCCGGGTCGAATTTAGCCAATTCTTCTAGGCTTATGTGTGTGTAGGTATTACCCTCATTGTCACAACACATACCTCTTTTTCGCCTAAATGCTACCTCTTTGGGAATCTGTACTATTTTTTTTGTCTCTCCATTTTTAGACATAAAAAATAGTGCTTCAGCATCAAAACCATATTCCGCCATAAAAACATAGTCACCATTTTTACTTACAGCAGTATCCATAGCATAGTAATTACCTTTTCTAATAACCGCAAAGCTCTTATCGAAGAGGACAAATCCATACCAACTTCCGAAATAAACATTGCCGTTAGGGTCAGTTTCAAGGGTATTACAATTATCGTAATTAAAATCATATTGATTCTCTTTAACACCCTCGTAGCTGAATTGTTTCAATTTTAGTAGATAGTTAATATTCCATCCAAGACCAGTATATACGTGCTTTTCGTAGTAAGAAATAAAGTCTAACCACTTATCGGTATAGACTCGCCCAATCCGATCTGTCCACTTTACTCCATCCCAAACACGGATTGCCTTAACTGTTTGTCCGTTAGCAAGTTGAATTTTAGCCATAGTCTCACCTCAAATTACGATCCAAATGTCATTTTTACTTGGGTTCACCGGAGCTGTTGTTGATACTGTGATACGCATATTGCCTTTTACATGGTCAACGTGAGGGGCGCCTTTGCCTTCATGTACTGACACTTTATTTTGCGCTCCTGCTGGAGTTTCTGCCCCTATACCTTCTGGTGTGAGCTTCTTTTGTATATTCTCTACAGCCGTGTGGGCATCCTCGATTCCCTTTTCTATTCGGTTCAAGTCCCTTTCCATGACAACCTCATCATATTTCCAATCTGTTTTTGAATTAAACGCCATGTAATCACCCCTCTTTTACAGTAATGGTGTGTTTAATAATCGTTTCTGAATTAATAGGAACATAGACTACACTAGAACTAACTACAGTGGATTGAGAATCTCGAATCTCAATTAAATTAATCAATTGAACATCAGAAGGGCTTACTGAAAATTGTACGAACAAAAGGTTTTTATCTTGGGTTACAGTAAAGCCTGTAACTTCAAATGAACCATTAAGCGTTATTTTCTTTAGCTTGCCCTTTACAAAATTCGTTGTATCTAGTATCAAATCATTGGTTATCATCTCGTATCGCCTCCGCAAATGGAGTGGAGCCTACCTGCCATTTCGTTGATAGTTTCGTTAGTCGGTTTAGAGGAAGCTGAATCACTTCTTTTTCATCTAGTGCCTCTGCAAACGGTGTCCGGCCTAGCCTCCATGTAGTAGAGAGTCTTGTTTGACGAACAATCGTTTGTTTAATGATCTTTTCTGAAAGGGTGATACTTTCTCTAATTTGTGTTCGCTGCTGATACACTAGATTAGCCGGAATCGTTGTCCGAACCGTATACTCCACTTCTCGAAAGGCTGGGGCATTTTCGATTTCAGCGTTAACACTAAGAATGAAATTAAGGACATCAATCTCAACCGTTACCCTTCCTTTGCCAAGTAAACGGTCTAATTGATGCTGTAGCCAGCGCTCTGTAAATGGTGGCTTGATAGATTTTCGATTCTTTAGCCTCATTCTACGGAACTCTAGCGTCTCATCACTTCTTGGTTTAATCCGTAGCATTCTTTCGCGGCGAGCTATACCTTTTTCACTTGCTGTTTCGATGAATTGGTCTGCTAACTCTTGTTCAATGGCTTTAGCAAACATATCTACAGCAAGAGAGGCTGCCTTTGTATATTCCTGCATCTCAAGAACGTCATGATAGTACGGTGGCAGATACTTCATCAATTCATTAGACAATCGTCACCGCCCCCATATACGGCGCTTCCTCGGTATCTAACTCCAGATTTCCTGAAGAACCGTTTAATGTAGAATCCATTACGTCCAACACCCCTGTAATAGAAAGAAACCGTGATTCGATTTGACTGATACGAACAACGGTTTTCTTTGTATTTTTCCATGCTTTACGTAGCTCTAGGAGATAATCAGAATAAACCTTTTCGACATCGCCTTTCACTTGATCTGGGTGCATATCAGCCTCCAAGATTAGCTTAGTACGTAGGTCTATCGTTTCCTTTTTGTTTCCGACAATCGTAACACGATGCCCGACAGGAGCTAACCCTAATCCAAGACCACTATTCACTACTGGATCAACAAAGGTTTGGACATCATCAACCAGTTTCTGTGATGGTGGATTGTAGTCACTACCTATAATGGTACATTTGACTGTGCCTCCACCTTTCCAAGCAGGCGTGACTTGCACACCCCCAACACCTGCAATGTTTCCTACCTTTTCTTTGTAATCTGCTATGTTGCCCCCGAACGGTTGACTCTCTTGTGCATCAAAATATCTTTTTCGTAGCGATTCATCGTCTTCCTCATCAGCCCCAGGTATTAAAACTTCTGTGATTTCGGCTTTTCCTAGTCCCTCAATGTATTCGATTGGAATAAGAGAACCGAATACGACGTTTCCAGCAGAACCGACTGTCTCACATTCCAAGAGAAATTCACCTGCTGCTAGTCGTTCTAATGCAATAAAATTCAGATCCTCATGTGAATACCTGCTTTGGAGTGGGATATCAAACAATCTGCCTTCTTGGTCGTAGAATACACCTTTACGCTTTGCTTTTGTGGCCAGACGCCTTTCAATTCCATCTTCTTCTGTCCTTCTATCTAAAAATTCGCCTGTTGCGGTATCAGCATAGTAAAGATTTTCATTTGTCTCTCGTTCCGTTTGTATCTTGATGAATGCTGTTGCCACAGATGAAAGAGCGTCATAGATCACACTGCCCTCTCTTTTGTCTACATCTTCACGTATGTTATTGAGCATGAATTCAAGAAATGCCTCAAATGTCCAATTCATCGCGCCACCTGCTTTGTCTCTTTAAAATCACCATACTTGGATACGACAACAAACTCAGTTAAAGATGTGTCTCCTTCTATCGTGATTTTAAAATCAGTCACATCAAGGATACGGTCATCTTGTAATAAGGCTTCCCTGACACACCGTTGAACTTCAGATCGAAAAATTGCCTCATCTTCCATGCTTGGAGACTCAAATCCATAGTCATGAGAGTAGATGAGGTATTCAAAGCGAATGGTGGAAAGTATTTTAAAAACAGCCTGTTTCACCGCGTCCAGACCGTCTACAAAACCGACTATGCGTTTATTTACAAAGTCTAGCTTATATGTCTTGCTCGGTTGTTCCACCTCTTCTAGCGTGACTGAATCAATCGTAAAGCCTTGTGGTAGAATCATGTGGCCACCACCCGATCTAGTACGACATAGCTGTTTCCGCCTTGTACACGCATAAGCAGAACCGTGTCACCTACTTTAAAAGCACGCCTGATAATTAATTTTTCTGGTAGAGCCACACTGGTGTTTTTATTATCTGTGCCGATTGGTGTTACATCGGTGTAGGGATGTGTATGGCTTAAATCAACTTCGTATAAGGTAAGCCGTTCCGGGATGACTAGAAACTCTTCTGTGAGGATAAATCGCTGATCTACATTGATCTCTAAAGGTTTGTCGCTGGTTACTGTCCCATAAAAAATAGCGACCTGGTTACTTGCTTCATTAACTCCTAAGACTACTTGTTTAATTGCTTCTAGCATGCTTTTGCACCACCTTTAGATCGACTGTCATTGTGTGTTCTGAACCATCAAATTTATGCGTACATTCGTCCACAAGAAAAGGCTGATTAATCCCTAGTCTCTCGATGGAAACCGGAACAAAACAGCCTGCTCTTACTCGGATATCGCCAATAGCAGTAAGCGATAATCTCTGCGTTTCTTTGTTTTTCACAGCAATCAATGTATCAAGTAGTTGCTTGATTTGTGCTTTCGTCATGCCCTCGTCCACTTTTTCAAACAACTGCAAACGCCCCCATTTGGCGATATTCGCTGAGTCCTGGGCAATGTATACGTCTCGTTTCTTTGTTTTTTTGTTGTCTTGTACAATCTTTACTCTGTTGTACGTATCAGAATCAATGTTCCGATCTATTGTATAATTGGTCATTAAGCTATCATCACCTAAATAAAAATCAAGCAGCATCTTAGTTGAGTCTTTCAAGACCAACTTGCCAAAATCATCATAGAAAACAAGGTTTCTTCCGTTGGCAACAATAGATAAATCTAACGCTTTCCAAATGATATCTAATAGCTTTTGGTTATCTTCGATCATAGTAGGTATCTTGTAACCACTGTTTTCAAGCTCCCCTACTTTCAACCCCACATCTTCTGTAATCTGCTTAATAATTTCTGTGGCTGTTTTCTTTGCAAACACATAGGTATCGTTTGTTAGCAAATACCTGAGCTGGTCATAAGCAGTTACCTTAACATCCTCATCCATTCCGCCAATGACAGAGAAAACATATCCATAGAAAATGTTTTTCCCATCTTTCATAAAACGTACAATATCGCCATTCTGTACAGTGAATGACGTTTTATCCTGATAGATACCTCGATCGACAAAAGAAAAAGACAAGCTAGAGGGTTTCCCGATTCTACTTGTCTTCCATGTGATTTCAGTAGTTATGTCCGTTATGTCCCAAACATTCCCCTTCTTGTTATCAATTAATATCTCCAATCGGTACTCCCCTCCTATTTAGGCATTTTAAGCACTGTACCAACCTTTAATTTCTTTACCTGTGCATCGGTTAACCCGTTTAATTTTTGGATTTCTTTGTATCTAGCGCCATTACCGTATGCCTTCTTTGCAATAGACCACAAATCATCACCAGCGACTATTTTATGTGTCTTAGGTGGCTGTCGATCAGAAGGGCGTGGAGCAGATTTCTTTTGCACAACTTTCTTTTTCGGATCTGCTGGATCACTTAATACCTTTGCTTGCTTGGCTCCATAGAACAGATATTTTTTTAATGTGATACTAAATTCTATGTCTCCACCTGTGCCAGCTACCTCTTTCCAATCAAACGATTCAATCGAAACAGCCTCGTTAATGTCGAAGCTTTCTCCTGTGTATATAAATCGAACTGGTTTTTTGGTTTTGCTCCACGTCTCAATGTACTTTACATATTGAGCTGGTGATAACAAATTATCCGGATAGACAACCCACGGATAGGCTTGATTCGGAAACTCGCTGCTAAATTTATAAACGGTGAGCTTAGGGTCTTTAATCACGTTAATTTCACCTAATCCCACCGTTGTATAAGTTTTGCTGTTATTACCGTCGCTAATCTCTATGCTCTCAGGAAGAATGGGAAAAGCAATTACTTCTGCCCGATTGTTGAAGCTAAGGCTCATTAACTCTTTAGGCATGGTTATATACCCCTTTAGCTGAATTTGCTACATCCACTTGTAGTTTCTTAGTAATCTCAGCGACAACCGTATCAATGTCAGCACCTTTGTTGATGTCTCCTGTCTGAACCTGCACGGTAGGTGTCAGAGTAACGAAATTCTGTATATTCTTCATCTCAGCCAGTTCGCGCATCATTTTCAGGTCTTCATTGGAGATATCTACTTTATTCTTGATTTTTCCTACTTCATCAACTTTTCCTATATTATTAATTTTCCCGTTAACGTTTGGGTCGAATGGAGTATTAAACTTAGCAGTTAAATTAAAACCTTTGTGATAACCCTCTCCAAAGGCTTGGTTTAAATTCTTTTCTGCCATACGGTACTTAGATAGGTCAACAACATTTCTATTAGTAGTAGGGCGTTCTATCATGTCCATCATAGATTTGATATTGTTGCTTACAGCATGAATATTATTTTCATCAAACAACTTAGCTCCTTTGAAGTCGGTCCCAAACATTTCATTTGTCTTTTGAGCAAGCCAGTTGAACCCTTCAAGCGTTTTGTTTATAGATCGAAGAATGGCTTTCATAAAGTTGCCTGCAAAATCTTCAGCAGCGCGTGACATATTATACATGTGACTACCAAAGAGAACAGCCATATCATAGAACAGCTTCTGAACGGCATACACAGGATCAATAAACACATTCACAAAGAATTCAGCAAAGGCTAGAAGTCGATTCCACAGGAAAGCAATACCGTTATAAACTGAAGCGAAGAAAGTATAAAAGAGACCTACTGCAAAACCTACAATCTCTTCAGTTGTTACACCGAAATATCTAAGTGTACCAATTAATGACACTACTGCGATTGCTACCAATACAATAGGCCAGTGAGCTATAGACCATGCTGCTCCTGAAGCTAAAATAGGAGCTATCATACCCCATAAAGCTGTTGTTAACGAACCTACCTTAACCAATAGTGCTGGTAAATAAGCTGTTGCTAAAATTAAAAAGAAAGCAAGTATTTCAGGATAATACCTATCCACCACACTCCATAGCCATAAGGCCCCATCTACTACGTACGCTAATCCCGTGGCCACAATCGTTAATCCTTTGCTTAGTAGTACAAAAAAGCTCATGAATTTCTCTGATTCAAAAGCTTTGTTTAGTACGGCAATTATAGGCATTAGGGCTTTTACAGCTCCTTTACCAGCATCCGCAAACATCGACTTCATTCTGTTCAACATAATCTCCCATTGTTTTAAAGGAGAATTGAGCATTTCCTCAAAGGCCTTTTTACCCATGTTCTGTTTGTCTAACAGTAACTTAAACGCTTTAATAAATCCCTGAACATCGCCTTTTTTACCTAACTCATCAATCTTAAATCTTCTTATATCTGACTTACCAATATTAAATCGTTCAGACAAACTAACGATATCACCACTTAAAGCCTCTTTTAACGAGAAGAACGCCCCTTGGATGCCTTGTCCTGTATTATCAAAAGCAGCCAATTGTTTAGCCATCATGTTCAGGTCTTTTAATTGCGCTATATCAGTGGTTACTGAGATGTTACCTAAAGCTCCTTGCATATACTCCGCAACATCTGCGCCAGCTCTTAAAGCATCAGCTTTAAACTCTTCAAACATCCTTGTTCCTAACGCATGATTACCTGTACGAGCCTTAAACATATCAAGATAGTTTTGTTGTTTCATAGCCTCACCAACAGTAACTCCACCCAATTGAGCTAAAGCGTGAATACCTAAATAAGCTGACGCAACACCTTTTAAGGTGGTAATTAACCTATTTCCTATTCCTGCTGTACCACCCAGTGAATTTCTCAAATGTTCTTGATCTGATACAGCACGCCTTGTAGCACTTGCTAATTCCACTTCTGCGCTTGCTAGTTTTCTTGTCACAGTATCAAGCGTTTTGATAGCAGAGCTATCCGCATTTGTAGTTACTGCCATTTGTCGCATTACACCAATAGTCATGTTCATGGCTTGAGTTATTTGTCGTAGGGGGCCTGAAAATCCATCGAATAATTTTAAGCTAGAACTTATTGTAGCCATGTTATCTCCCCAATCAAAAAGCACCCTTTTGGGTGCTAGTTAAGGTACATAAAATTCATCTATTGTTGTTTCTGTTTTTACATCCCATATATAAATACTTGAATCACCTGGAGCATATCCACCACTCGGATCAATCTTTCCTAAATTAGGCTTGGTTCCCTTTTTGACATTTTGATCTTTGTTGAAGAAATGAACCACACCAAGTTTGTCTCCATATTTTGATTTTAGTTCTTTAATAATTGCAGTTGTGCTTGCTTTGTCTACTACATCAGTTTGGATAAACAACATATTTTGTTTTTCTAGGTTGTAAATCACTTCATACTTAACATCTGACTTTTCGACATTTACATCAGAAAGTTTACCGACAGCCTTTATGTTCAGGTCTAACTTGTCTTCGTGTATCTGTTTTGTAACTTGAAGCCGTCTTTCCGTTGCGTCTTTTCTCAAATCGGATACTTCATATTCATAGACCTCAGGAGACCCCTCAAAATTACCCGATATTTGTACTTTACCAGTAAAAGCCTTATCACTTTCGTTTCGAATTACCCATTCTATCTGGCCAACGTTATTCACTTTATCGTTGTTTAAAATCTTTGCCTCCACCTTGATAGCATGCGTTGCGTCAACTTCTCCCTCTGCATTAACGCAAGCAGTTGTAAGAGCCGAGACCCCTGCAACAATTAGAGACAACACAAGTTTTTTTGTTCTACTCTCCCTTTTAATAGACATGAAGAAACCCCTTTCATGTGTTTTATACAAGTTTAACACGACTAAAAGGGATTTGGCAGGATATGGGTGATTTATTTCCTCATATTCTTCATTGCCTTTTTCTCTTCTTCTAGTCGAATCTTAACAAAAGCATATACAGCAGCTTTCCATTTTAGTGGATATTCCGATAGTTCCCAAGGGAAAATCTTATGTTTATGGAAGACGTAGTAGGCTATATTCCACCATACATCGCCTTCCTCAACTAGTTTTTTATTTCTTCTGCCATCTCGTCTACTTCTTTATCAAATCCGTTGATAGTACTAACTTCTTGCAATAAATTTGTGAACTCACCAGGGAATAACATTTTACGAATTAAGTTATCGGCACCAACTACACCATATGATTTTTGTAACTCTGCATTATTTAAGTCAGGAAATACAACGCTCTTTAAAACTAGTTCCATATTGTATAGTTCACTATCAAGTTCAGGTTCATAATGATTTTTTTTAACCTTTTTACGAACTGAGGCTTTTTTTCGTACTTCTTTATTTTCTTCTTCTGAAATAGCTCTAATTTTCCACATAACCGTCTTTCCTTCTTTATCTTTAAACCGATCTGACACAAATACTTCCTCTGTAACATTCATATTGACGTTCTCTGCAAAAAACATTGATAAATCGCTCATTAATATATTCCCCTCTCAAATTGTTTATTAAAATGCAAATCCTGACTCCAAGTTACCCCATCATAAGGACCGAACGAATCGTTCACCCCTCTTCCACTAAGAGAGGCTAATCATAAAAGCCTTCAATCTAGTTAGCTCATGCTACTAATGCATACTAAAAAGACGCCCCTAAAATTTAGGGCGTCCTTCTGTAAAATTATGCTATAATCTTCCATAGAGTCAGCTAGTAAAGTTTTGATATAAAAAGCTGTCTCAACGTACATAGACTCGACTCTCTCAAGGGTGGTCGGCTCACCTCGTTTTTCCCTATCAATTAGGGAAGGGAGGTGAGAGCATGGTGTCAGTGGTTGATGCGATCAACTTGGCTATTAACTTTGGAGTGTTTACTCTTACACTTATAACTGTTTTTATAGCCTTAATAGGCTTGATCGTTACCATTTGGCTACAAAATAAAAAGAAGTAGATCACCCTTGAGCCAGACAACTCAATGATCTACTCCGTCGAAAAGTGAGTCGCCCCCTTGAGGGGACAGTCTCTTGTACACAAACCGTAGGTGTTACCAGCACCTGCGGTCTTTTTATTGTATGCGTATCTTGACGATTATAAACATGTTTAAAACAATTTAAAATAATTTAAAACATTTTTAAACATTCCTTGTTATCCCTATGATACACTACCCTTTTTAGCAACAGCAAGAGTTTAAAACATTTTTAAATAGAATTTTTATGATTAGACAAATACTATATAGTTCATTTCTTATATTTGTCTAACCTAAAGTTGGTCTAGAGAAACTATCCAAGATATCAGCATCTTGCCATGTGAAGCTGATTTCTTCCTCCATGTCCTCACTATCTATATCCAAAAGAGCCATTGTAATACCGTCAAGGTTAATTCCTTTGATGACAACAGTTTGCTTTCCAACACTAGATGTTGGGTCTTCATTTGTAATTTGAACATCAAAGTAAATGTCTTTACCCATCTTCATGTAATCAAGCATAAGTTGGCGGAACAGGGTGGTCACATAGTAGATGGTCATGCTGCCTGTGCCTTTCCATCCCATTGCCTTATGTTGGGTACCGCGTCTGTTTAGTGTCTTTCCTTCTTTTTTGTTCTTTTCTACCTTTGCCTCGAACTTTTTAAGCCAGAACATTTCCTCTACACGACCGTTAATCGTGGCGTAGGCACGTCCTTCCTGACCATTTATCGTGTCTTCATATTTTAAAAAAGCCATTTATCGCACCACCGCCTTTAAGTAGTTTTTCTCCATGGCATCGACAGGTTGGATATACCCCTCAGTTAGCAATGAATCACTATCATTACCTGGAGAAACAATAATGTCCTTTTGAGCATCAAAGTTCTGAATAGCTCCCATTGCTTGATACTCCTCTACTATCTTGATGCATTCTTTCTTGTAAAGATTGCGTCCATCATCGTTGTTATTGATCTTCCCTAAATAATCACTATCAAAAGCACGTTTCCAATCCTTTACAACGCCATTTATAGTTCGTACAACACGATTTTTACTGAAATGTTTACGTTTATCTGGGCTAAAGCTAGTAAATGTATTGATATCCTGTTCTACGACCACTTTACCGTTGTGCTGTTCAAACAAAAACTCCCCGTTAAGAAGAGCTTTCGTAATTTGTGAATCGTTTAGACGCCCATGTACGGCTACTGCATCATCATAGGCAGTATGCGTAAGAGATTGGTTAGCGTTAGCGCCTGCTGTTGCGCCAGCCACCCAAGCCGTTGCTTTTACTGCATCAATTACAGTACTGTTTGACAATATAACTCCATTAGAAACACTAATAACCGTTGGATCGTCAGCTAATGCATAGTTAGGAACCACGATTTGAATAAATCTGTTTTGTTGATTCGCCAAGCGTTTAGCAAAGGCTACGTAGACTGATTTAATCGTTGGATCATCATAAGGAACAGCCATTGCGTCAAAGTCGTGTAGCTCAATAGCTTCTCGATAAGCTGTGTGGTTTACCCCTGTTTCTGTTCCATCGGTACCACCTGTTAATGGGATACCAGCGCTTGCGACAAGGGCGCCTGTACCAGTGAATGTAACGAATTTATTAGCTTTCAAGTCCTCAATTTTCTTAGCGAGCTGATTATCTACGTTAGAACCAGCTACCAGAGTTTTTACAATGAAAGTTGTTTCATCATCAATGTCTTGCTCTACCACAACAGTGATGTCATTACCTCTTACGCCACCGTATAGAGCCGCAACCGTTAGGTTATCACTTGTAGCCTGTGCTTTCGATCCTGTGTTAAGGCGGTAAAGCAGCAAGGTTTTAGCTCGCTTTAGCGCTTCCTGAACTAAAAGCACCTGTGGCTCGGAAATATCGTAGCCTAACTTGTCTAGCGTGTTCTCACCTGCCTGTATTTCCATAACTTCGCCGGATGGCCCCCAGCTCAATGAAAGAGCCATTGTAACTGTTCCTCGGTCACTAATAGCGCCTTGTGGTTTTGCTTCGCTTACAACGGTAACGTACGTATCAGGGCGTATTTTGTTTTGAGTTACCCAATTTTGCATCATATCAACCAAACTCCTTTCTCGAAAAATCTAAGAGAATGTTGTCTACTTCTTCTCTCGTATAGGTGTTCTCTTTGTCTAATAAAGCAGAAATGATATCTTTCTGAACCTCTGTATACCGATCAGAACCGATAAACTGTTCTTTCTTAAACCGTGGTGCTTCGCTATTTTTCTTGCTCATACTTTAACCCCCTTTCAATCCAGTTCCTTTGCATTTTGGGGACAGTAGGTTTTGAGCGTACAACATGAAAGTTGTAATCAACAAAAAAATGCAACACATCATCTACAATCGTGTGTCGCATCTTAACCCCTCGAATGGGTTTGTCTTTTAGATCAATTAATTCCAATACCTCTGTCAGCCTCTCAGCGACCTTGTAGCGCTCCTCATTAGATGAGGTAAAGTAATGGATATCAAACGGATGAAAACGCTTGTAGCGTCTGTCTAACTCCTTATCTTGACTGCCTTCTAACATAAGCACAAAAAAACAAGGCTCCTTAAAACCTTGTGGCAGTTTTTCTCCATATACTCTAGCTGCTGGATACGCTTTTTTGATTGCTACAATAACAGCGTCACGAACATCATTAATCGTTATTTCAATTAGAATCACCTCTTCTAGCTGGGCGTCCATTCATGATGTCATTAATTAACTCAGCTTGGCGTTTTTCAAGGTATTTAGGAAATTCCTTTTCTATCTCTTTCATCGAAAAGGTCATCATATACCTACCACCAACCCATCCCGTACCTCCTCGTGTCCTATGCCCATATTCCACATATGGAGCGTATTCCACGTTATTAAAAACTTCGACAACGTAGTAGTTCCCTTGCTTCGTTATGTTCCCAACACGCCAATTTCGTGCAAGCTCCCCGGTGTCCCATATTTTTTCTTTTCTTTGATGACGAACAATCTTTCCAACTGAACGTAAAGCCATTTCATTTAGAAATTCACGAATAAAACGATCAACCACACGTTCGTCACTAGCCTTTTGGAACGCTTTAGCAAGCTTCTCAAAACCACCTGCGTCAAAGTTGCCCCATTTAGGCATTCTCTTTTACCTCTAAGGCAATTTCCTGATGAGAGTCATAAGGACGCGGCATTCCAGCTATTGTTTTGTAAGTGGCACCAAAGCTTTCTACATGAATCTCATCGCCTGGTAGGATGGTGAACATCGGATTTAAAAAGAGTTTCATCACGAATTGAACCTTATTAACTGTATTGGTTTGGTCTGCTGGGTAAGCGTCTTTCTTGCTTAAAGCGCACTTAATTGAATCATATATAGTCTTACGTTCCGTTATGGTTTCCCCCGACGGTTTTTCTACCTCCACAACACGATACACGCTACAACGATCTGTGTAGGTCATCTCAATTGCTTGCATTGCGTTCATTTGACCACTCTCATTCTCCGGAAACGGTTTAGTTGGCTCTTATAGTTCGTGAGAACATCATCAAGACTAGCTCCTGTGGTAGCGACTTTTGAACCGACATCATACTCAACTGTGTAATCACCACGAGTTACCCTTTTAACTGCGCCTGATCCTTCGATTATCTGGGAATTGTCCCCACTAAGGAGGACCTGAACAACCATTTCGGCAACAATCTCCCATAGTTGTTCAGGTATTTCTTCGATATTGCAATGGTTTTTGACTTTACGTTCGACTTGCCGTAGATATAGCTTGATCTTGTTATCCTTCGAATCATCCGTAATGCCTGCTAGCTCTTTAATAAGCGCAAGAATTTGATCAGGATGCATCTTCAATCACCTTCTTTGATCTAGTCCTTTTCAATCCTTGCGCCTCACTAGGGAGTAGAAGGTGTTTTATGAACGTAGATACCATTTTTCTTTTGGTTTAATACAAAGGCATCAAAGTAGATTCTTCCCTCAGCAAGCGTACCAGAGATACCTGGAGGGTCTTCATGTAAACGGTAGTCTGCTAACTTGATAGGAGCAACCGTTGCTGATGGATGTGCAATCATGAAGTTTAAATTGTCTGGCATACGCTTCTTCGGAACTGAAACAACAGGCATTCCGTCCAATTCTGCAACCATACCTTTCCACACAATACGATCTTGCGCTAAATCGGAAGCTTTTACATAGCCATCAGAGTTTTTAAGTAGATTAATGAGCGCTGGTACAACGAAAATCACTCGACCGTCAGGGATTTCATGCTCATCTAAATACTCAGTACCAGTTGTTACTGCTTTATACACCGTTTTCTCATCAAGTGCGGCCTCAGCAGATCCACCAGCAAGTGAAGCCATTTGTGTAAAACGATACTTATCAACGTAAGGAACGATTACTTCACGAACTTGACGCCCTAGAGCTTCAGCAGCTTTCATTTGGGTTTCTTCTGCGTTCATTTTATCCAACGTGAAAGAGAATGCCTTGTCTTGCTTTAATGTCATCTCTTGCACTTCATTTTGAAGCTCTGTAGGAGTACCAAACCGTGTTGTACCTTGTCGAGTGTAATCACCTAGTGGAACAGTAGGAACAGACGTTACCTTGATTGTTTTAGCGCCTTCCCAACTATAATTCTGATTAATACCTGGAGTAGATAGCGACTCTTTTATGAAACGCTCGTCAACACCTGCCGCAAAACGTTCTGTTAATGTAATTGCCATATAAAATCACCTCTTATTAGTATTTAAAACCTTTATCAAATGCAGCCAAAAGTGGGTCAATCTCCTTTGATTCACCGCCACTTGGCTTATCAGGAGTGCTACCACCAATTCGCGATTTAACTACAGTAGCTAGCTGAGTATCCCACGCATATTTAAAACTCTTTAGATTGTCTAACGTGTGTTCCTCATCTTCCCCAATTAAAAAACCTGCAAATTCAATGGGAACTCCCATATCTCGCAGGTTTCGAGTAGCATATTTCTCCATTTTGGCTTGATGAGCTTCGCGTTTGTATTGATCCATCTCTTTTTTGAGACGGTCAAACTCTTCGCGTTCTCGTTCTTCCTTACTCATGTTCTTCAAACGCAATTCTTGTTCTACTTCTTTTTTGATCTTCTCTTGCTCACGTTTCAATCGCTTAGCGATAGTCTGGTCCATTTCTTCTTGTGAGAAAAGTTTTTGATTAGGATTTCCTGTTTCTCCTTGCTCTTGCTGCGTTTTATCTGCTGCCTCGCCTTGATCCGAAATACCTTCATCACCTTCAGCAAAGAACTGTAGATCAATTGGAATAGGAAATAATGTCTCAACAAATTTTTTCATGATAAAACCTCCCGTTTTAAGCCCGTCGGCTATAGCATCCATGTGTTTAATGTCCACAAGTACGACAATTAATCATCAAAGTAAGGAACTATTGTGCTTCGACAATGCGGATGTAATGGTGGCTGGTTCACTCCGGGTACAGCATCTTGAATATTGAATATCTTTCCATCCATATTCTTGCATATCTCAGAAGTACGTCGGTCCATAGCAGCAATGTACTCATACTTTTTCAAACCTAATCCACTGAAACTATCAACTTGTGCTTGATTATCAAAATAGTTTGTTTCTGTTCGAACGACTCGTACAGCATTTTTGTAAGAAGAGTCCATGATCCTACTAATATTTTTTGCTACCTTTTTCACACTACCACCACGAATAGCAGAACGGACAATCTCCTCATTCAATACACTTTTTAGCTTGGCTGTATCATCCCATATACGCTCTGAAAAGTTAGCTCCTGACCACTTATATTGGAGAATGGAATTGATCTTCGCCTCATCTAAGCTGTAAGCTGGCGTTTTAATCCCCATAGCCTTAGCAACGTCAGAAGCACTGTCTTTATATACTTCTTTATAGGTCTGTGATAGGTGTAATTTTGTTTCTTTGCTGTTTTTAAGTGCTAGTTGAGACAATCGTTCGCTCAAATGGGCTTGAATACTAGTTAAGCGAATAACTTTGGCTGGGTCCCACTCAGGAAAGAAGCGTTCTACCATCTCCTCAGTGACTTCCCCACCCTTGATAAGCTTTTCTGTGTTATCTTTTACAAATTGATAGAAGCCTTCCCTATCAAGAGCGCTTAACTTCTTCATAAGAGATTGATAGGTTAGTCCGAATCTAGCAGCGTATGACTCTAAATCCTTCATCACTTGCCTATAAGCTTGTTCGTAGTTCTTTTTCAATGTTCTTTCAAGAGTATCTGCTCGTTTATAGACCTTTTCAGCCCTCTGTTCTGCCCTTTGTATCCAATAATCTTTCCCCATTGCTGTTTTCACCGCCTAAATTGTAATCTAACGGTTGGATAGCGTTCCTTTGCTCCTCTTCTAAGGTCTCTTGTTCTTGTTTCGCATCCTGAACAAAAGGTAATTGGGAAAGTAAGGTCTGATTAGAAACGACACCCACAAGCTTTTCTATCATTTGGGACAATTCCATAAGGTTTTGCGGAACGTTTTCAGTGAAATGGACCTTAACAGCTAGTTGATTAAACGTTCCTGAACCTGTCATTTGCATATAGTTAGCTAAATGCCAAAGACGTTCTAGCAATCCACGCTTAAACATACGGGCCTTTTGTCCACGAACCTGCTCTAATGCAAGCAATTTGTATTTGATAGCTACTCCAGATAGGTTTCCGCCAAAATTTTGATCTGTCATATCCGGTACAAACGAAAACTTATGGATGTCTTCTTTCAACCTGTCCTTGATGCTACTGCTATAAGAGTCATTTACACTTTTGATAAGCCACTCAGCTTCTCCGTCATCATCCAGCAGAAGAATCTTGTTTTTCTTCATATCGTCAACGTCATCTTGATTTGTTCCAGACATATTTTTAAGGACCAGAAATGCATCTGTGAAATCTCTTAAATCATCTACAGAAGCAGACACAGCTTGGTTATAGGAATCTATCAAAGACATGACACTTTCAAAGTCCCCAAGCTCAAATTCATTGTTTTTATACTCGATTATGGGGAGTGTCTTAAAATTATGCGCCTTACTCTGACCTTCAGTATAGGCATAACTCTCATAATCTTTGCTTGCTACATCTGTATGTGCAATATAGGTATAACGTTTGACTTCACGTTCGTCGTACAGGTCCATACGAATTTCTAACTTATCATCCTTCAATGGCGATTCACTGAATACAATCGCTTCGGTAATAGTCGGTTTAACCTTTCCGTCCGTTAAGACAATGACGTTTCGTGGGTCCAGATCAACAAAGTTAAACTCACCTTTATCATCCAGGTAACACAATTCATAAGCTTTGCCATAGATAGAACAAGAAAGAGCTAAGTTATAGTTCACCGTCTCCTCATCGTTCCACTCTAGGATTTCAGCAGCTTTATCGAAAACTTCTTTCTCCGCACTTGTGTAGCTAACTGGATTACCCATGAAATATCCTGTGGACATGGTAGAAATATAACGAGCATAGTTGTTTACTGCTTTGGTATCCTTTTTCTCGCCCTTGTCATCACGATCTTTTTTGTTCAAAATCTCATGTTTTCCAACAAAATAATCATGTAACAATTGCAAGCGTGGTAGTTCTTTTCGTTTAAACTTTTCGTATAACTTTCGAGCTTCATCAAATGTAAGCAAAGTCTCACCTCCTTATAATCCAAGTGCTTTTTTACTAAGAGTTCTCAAAGACTTATCGACAATGTAACTTTCCATTGAATATCTCCATGCATCCATTAGATGGTTGAAATCATCGACAGGTGTATTAAGTCTCTTACCTGTCTTCTTATCTGTGTCGTAAATGTAGTTGTTGATCTCTTTGATAAAGTTGATACAGCGCGGATGGATAATAACCTCAAAGTCTTGTAGAAACTGCACACCATTGTTTACAGAGTCTTTACCCTTGCGAGCGCCTTTAATTCTCCGTATTCCTAAGCTTTTTATCTCATCAATACTCTTAGGTTCCGAAGAATCAGCAATAATACGCTCTTTTGCATACCCTTTCCTCTCTAGCATTTGAGCAATGCGTTTATTACTCATACCTTGTTCATAATGCTCATCGAAGATATAGATTAAGTTGTTTTTCAGATCGAATAACGAACAACACAAAGCTGTAGGGTCATTTTTGTAACCGAAATCAAGACCAAACGCACTTTCAAATCCTTTTTGACCTCGGATGTCCTCAATGTCAAAGTCGCGGACCTGAAATTTCTCGTAAACTAGTCCATCAGCTACGCCCCATTCCCCGTCACAAACAATTCGAGCGCGTCTAGGGTTCTTGGTATACAAACTCTCATAACGCGCTCTGTCTTGGTCATCCAGCCACTCATTGACCTTATATGTGGTTGTAATAGCGAAGGTATCGTATGCTTGCGTTTCCTCATCAAAAAAATAAGCCTTTAGCCAATGGTTTTCCGACCAAGGGTTAAAGGTTACGGTTATCTGCTTGAAAAAGTCGGGAGCTGGATGGGAGCCACGGATAGACTCAACGACAGTTTCGAACTTATGTTGATCTTCAATTTCATAAGCTTCTTCAAACCATGCCCACGATAAGACACCAACGTCTACTGTGATTGAAGTAATCTTCAATGGATCGTCTAACCCTCGAAATAATATCTTCTGTCCAGTAGGCTTGTAGGTGATCTCTGGCAAGGATTCGTTGAATTTGAACAGGTCCTTAACCCCTAATTTGTGTATGGCCCATTTAAGATCAGTGAAACAAGACTGTTTCAACGTGTTAGAAAACCGTCGGACAACCAAGATATTTCCCCAAGGATATTTCATGATGCGGTATATGAGGTTTAGAGCCGTTGTTTTAGACTTTTTCGAACCACGGGAACCCTTGACTACCCTATAGAAGTTTTTGCGATTCCAGAACCGATTATAGCCTCCTCCGATCAACTCTTTTACGCTAATCTTCATCAGGAACATCCTCTACAAAGGTCGGAATTGTTAGTTCTATCTGTTGTTTCTCTGTCCAAAGTAGATAACGTTTACCTAGTAGTTCAGCAGCCTGATTGCGTTCTTTGAAGAACGGAAACACTTTCTTAGGTTTCGTTTTCAAATTACCTTCATCATCGTAGTATTCAATTTCAATCTCGGCTGCTTCTCCACGCAAAACGCTTGTGAGATATTCTAAAACTTCATCTTGCGAAGCAATACGGTCCTTTTCCTTTTGGGACATTCGTTCTTGAACATACTGCCGGATATTAGGTTTTCTTAGGTTTTCTACCCCGATTACAGAAGCTGTCTTATCGCTATACCCTGCCTTCCTAGCCGCCTCTGTTGCATTACCTGTCTGAATATAATAATCTGCGAAAGCTTGTTGTTTCGGTGTTAATTTCATTTACATCACCACCACCACCCGTAAATAAAAAAGCACCACTGTGGGTGCTTTTAAGTTGCGTTACTTTCGTTCGTAGAGACCATCGACAACGATATCGTAATCTTCCAATAATGATTCAAGCGTATAGATTTTTAGTGGAGCTTTTCCAGACTTAATGTTTTCGATTGCGGTTTTAAGCAAGTCTGTAGGATATCTCCCAATAAATTCACCCTTATGTTCAGATAAATATTGTTCATCTAATATATGACTATAAGAAAACTCAACAATTGCATTTACCAAAACTAATTTTTGTTCATGTTGCTCCATTACAAAGTAGTAATTCCCATACTTATCTGTAATTAAATCTCCGCGTTTCTTAAAATCGATCACGTAATCACCTCCCTTTCCTATACCATTTTGAATGAAATGTTAATATTTGTCTACAAATTGTTAATTACTATATTAGAACTCTTCATTTTTTTCTAAACGTTTTTTACCCTTCTACTTATAGTGGGCTTTCGTATGACAAAAAAGAGCCTATCCGACAAGGAATAGGCTTGAAACTACACGATTTGCAATTTTATTTTGTGCCCGTGTTACCAGTGTTTGAACACTACTCTTCGAAATACACAAAAATCTAGCCGTTTCCTCAAATGAAAATCCTTCACCGTGGGTAAGTATATAGCACTCTCTTTCTCTAGCTGATAGGCAACACAACGCATCCTCTAGCTGTTCTTTTTCCCACTCTGTAAGGTTGCAAGGACTACCTGCCGTGCCTCTATAAACAAATGCCTGCATTCTTAATGGATCTACTGGCTTTTCTCTTTCATAGGCTGCTCTTCTCTCAATCCCCCGTTTACTCTCTGGTCTACGTCCTGTCTCCAGCCATTCAATTACATACTCTACATCGCTAATCATTTCAGAGAGGTAGCGTCTTTCCGAATCATCAAGAACTGCCTCTGTTGCTCTCAGATCAGCGTATGCTTTTTTCAATTTCTTTCTTGTCTCTCTATACTCTTTTAAAAGTTCTTGCATTGTGTTCATCAATCATTCCCCCTCACCATCTGCTCATGGTATAATAGTTTTACCGAACGTATATTCCATGGCTTCCGATGAGGGAGCTTTTTTGTTTTATAAATAAGGCTTAATATCCACGCCTTTAGCTTTTAGATAGGTTAGGGTTACTGCTGTAGGTAAATGGATGTGACTCGCAACATGTGTAAAGGAATTATGTTTACCTAAATCAACTCCGCATAGTACTAAATTCAATTTATCGTGCGTAGTGATTTCAAAACGAATACCATCTTTCTTTGCCTCTTCTATCAACAGCAGCATTCCCTCACCGGTAGAATCAAAGGAAAACAACTCTTTATCATAGTGATACCTTTCTTGTGGATCGTACCAATACAATCCTGTATCCCTCCATCCCAAGCACTCAGCCACTTTAGCGTCAATCTCTCTACTCATTGGCTGCCACCATTCCTTTTCTGAAGCTTACGATAAAATTCTGCGTTTCCGAAACCCGTCACATCCTTGAAGTCAAATAATTGTTGGCATGAAGGGCAATAAGGCAGCATTTTTCCCTTTTGATAAGACTGTTCAAGGTTTTTAAACAAAACTGAATGTGGCTTTTCTTTGAACCATTGCAATCTTTGCTCTTCCATGAGTCTATGCTGATAATTCAAGTGATCGTAGTGTTTTGCCATATCCAACATTGCTTCAAATGGATCTACAACCATGCCACACTCGCAAGTGATTTCACGATTAACCGTATCTACGGTGTATTTACGGAATTCACAAGTGCATTTTCGTTCTTTATTGCGTTCAAGCCGGATAAAATTGAGCTGGATAAGTTTGTCAGATTGGTTCTCACTCACTCTGTTCATTGGCTTCCTCCCGAAGTTCAAGATTTACTTTTTGTAAAAACTCCGTTGAAAATGATCCACTAAAACCTTCCAAGAAAATTGAACAATAATCATGACCTTTGCGCCTAAAAGCGTCAGTCTTGCAAGTCCAAATTCTCCCGTAATTATTTGGATTCTGAGCTTCTATGCAAGTGTGCATAACCACTAGATCACCTTTTTTTAACGTAGATAATGGATTTTCAATAGACATGATTTCCCTCCACATAAGCAATGTTTTGTTAAACTGTTTCGCCTCTGCGCCTTTGCATTTCTTCGAACACGACCCTGATATCCAACTTTGGTTGTTGGAACTCAAGCTGACTTATATCCTTCACAGCAAAGCGATGATGTGAGCCTTGTACAGTCGAGAGCTTCATATACGCGTCGTTTTCTTTACTGACCATCATCTGGAAGAATTTATCGTGATTTGTTTGGTACACATCCCACATGAATATCAAGAGGCTTTCCAGTGACTGGATATAATCTTCTTGGCTAATACCTTCCATCTGTTCTCCCTCCCATTTAACAAATCGTATGTTTAATTAAATTTCAGTCCTCTTCTTCAATCTGAGCGCCAATGCCATCGCACAGCAAAAAGTCACATAGAATCTCAAAATCCCCACTGGCTACAACCATTTCCCACTCTTCGCCTTCATATCCATATTCATCCGAAAGAGTAGTTACAACACGATCAAATCTTGTAAACTCAAACTCACCACAATTAATGATTAAGTTCATACTCTATACCTCCCATTTCCAAATCGTGTTTTGTATTTAGTTCTCATCTGGCGAGCAATCTGGGCAGCATTCATGTTCTTCGCATGTGCATGCACTTAATAAGCCGTTTTCTTTCATGATCTGTTTCGTCCTATTGCAATGGTTGCATGGCTCTTTATGTGTTTCTTCGATATAAGGGAAATGCAGTGAGACAATCCCTGTATTTTCAACTGTATAGCCCAGCCCTCCGCAGTGCTGACAAACCATACTGTCCCCTCCATTTACAAATCGTGTGTTTTGTTAAATCACAACATTATGAAAATAGGATCATCAGGAAAGTATTCAGAGTATTGTTCTAACAGTAACTTTTCTATCTCTGGCTTCTCCCATAGTCCAAACCCACGTTCATCTGATTCTGAACCATCAATAGTAAGCATTTCTATTCCACCTACTATGACCCTTATACAATCCTCTCCATCAATCCGCCATTCTACTTTCAAAGCACTCTCCCCCCATTTAACAGATCGTGTGTGCCGTGTTAATAATTAGAAACCGCCATGTACTATGAGCTCTCCTGTGAGTTTGTTTATTTCTACATACACATAGTTTTCAGACAAAGTTTGCACTGTTTCATACGTAATTTCTTCATTGCAATGAGGGCATTTTTCCAAACGGAAATCTGTAACTTCCCATCCAACCCATTTCTTTTTCTCGATCTGTTCATCAAACTCATAAAAAACACCATTGCACACCTTGCATTGCATCTCTTTAGCTGATAAAGAAAGAGTTCCTCCTATGTCTTTCATTGTTTATTTCTCCCCCTTTTGTTCGGTCATTGTGATTCCTCCGTCAACTCTGGATTTTCGTAGATATTACCGATTACTTCAAGGAATTCGTTGTAATCTCTCAGATCGTCAATATCGGGCCCGTGCCAATCGACAATAATACTTCCACGTGAAAATTCCACCGTTCCTGTTGCTGGTTCACTCCGACCAAGAACAATATCACCTTCATAAATCTCTTTACCGTTTTTGTCGTGGAGTCCAGTGTATTGCCGTAGAAGAAAGTACGAAGTTGCTGTATCGCAAATATTTCCCTTTGGCTTGGGTTGAGTATAATCAATTACTCCGCCATATCCATCTTCAATATCTAAATTAAACTCTCTCCATTTCAACATACGTTTTTCTTCTGTTAGCCAAGCTTGAAACTTTTTCTCTCGCATCTAGTGCCTCCCATTTAGCTTGAACCTCTGCTAAGCCCTTCTGATAATCTGTAAGACTGCCCTCTAGTATTCTTCTGGAGTAGTCATACTGCACATTTTTGATATCTTCTTCTAGCTCATGGATGTAATTTTTAAAGTAAGTAATTTGTATAGCTAATACTGCTTTCTCGTTGTTCATTTCTACGCTCCTTTGAATCCATCGAACATGTTCATCTGACCATTTGCCTCTTCAATTTCCCGAAGCAACTTGCCACGCGGTGTCCATCTCTGTAAAAACTCTTTTGCTTTTTCGAAATCTTTAGTTGCAGTGTTCCGGTAAGAGTTAACTGCAAAATATTCCTGGTACTCATTCCATGCTGCTTTAAACACTTTGAATACGATTTGTTTATATGCTGGACTTTCCTTACCGCCGATAATTTCCATCACTCTGCGCTTGCAAAGCGAGTTCAAAACTTGTTGTTGGCTATAATCCACTGTCTTGGTTTGCTCCAAATGAAACACACGATTTTCTATTTCCGATGTTCTTTCCTCGATCTTTTTATCTAGGACAAAAATAGCTTGTAATTCTTTGCTCATACCAGCGAATGGATTGCTTATCTGCTTTTCCATTTCTTCAAACTTGGTCACATATGTTGCGGTAAACAGGGTTCCTTTTTCTCCAGTCATTTTGTTGGCTACCATATCGCAACCTTTACGACTAAGAAGGAAGCACGGTCTTAACTGGTTTTGTTTATCTACATACTCGCTAGGGAGAAAGAATTCGCCGAGGGAAAAATCTCCCTGAGTTAGATGTTCTGCATAATTTCTAATGGCTTTCATCAAATCGTTATGTGGCCTTTCGATCATCACAGCTACCTCTCGGCTGTCTACTAGTAGTTGTCCGTTTTGATTGATTACAGTTAATTGATTCATGCTCGTTTCTCTCCTCTCAGGGACTCATATAATTCTTTTAGCTCAGGATCATCCATAATCGTTTGCTTTTGCCTATCAAGCGTTGGATGTTCTAGTTGCTCCCGTTCTATTTGGCGCTGTACTGCTGCTGGAAGCTTGTCCTGCACAACATGCTTGCCATATCCTTTTTTGCCTTGTACAACTTGCAAATGGTTAGCCCTCTCTGCTTTGGAACGCTCATGATCTTGCTTATTTAGTTCAGCGTGTTCGGCTGTTTTGATGCCTCTTGATGGGAATTTATTAATAATGCCTCTGCAATAGATCCAATCCTTGCCATTCTCTGCTGCTTCCCTCATAGCCCAAGCAATAGCTGACATTTCTATTCCGTCATCAAGGTAACTATGTAAGAGTTCCGTCATGATGAAAGTTGGCTCGAAAACGAAATATTTTTTGTATTGGTCTATGACACTGTTAAAAACATGCAAATCTCTACCGCCTACCTCCACCACTTCCCCTAAGGGGGATATAGGGGGTGTAGTATTATCTGTATCTGGTTCTGTATCTGGTTCTGTATCTGAATCTGTATCTGTATATATAGCGTGACTCGGCGTGACATCCTGTGACTTACCTTCTTTTACTTCGTGACCGTCACGCTTAGAATCAGTAGAACCAGCGTCATCATTAGCTTTTTTCTCTTCGGACTCTTTCTGCTTCTTCTTCTCTTCTGCTTCTTTAGCGCGTTGCTTCCTTTTTCTCTCTCGTGTGTTCTCTGGTTTATCAGATGATTTTTCGTATTGTCGATTCATGAAGTTGATCAATGTCACGCTACCATCAGCGTGACGCTCCATCATTTTGAGCGTGACACACATTTCAATAAAACCATTTGCTTGATCTAATTCTGACGCTGTTAGGCCAGCAACATGGGCTAAATCTTGATCGGTGTATTCAATGCCATCAGCGATGAATAATCTGCCTCGATCTGTTGAATTAGATGCCTCACACATAGCTGCAATCCATAACCATTTCTGCGTTGCGTTTAATCTTCGTAACTTCGGATCAACTAATATTTCCGGATAAAGCCTCAACCATTTAACCATGTCCTCACCCCTACGATGCTCCATTTGTGTAGTACGGGAGCAATACTTTCTCTCGATAATTCCGAAACGCTTGACGCCCTTCTTTCGTGTGGTGAGCCTTCCAATGACACGTGCCTTTTTGACCAACAGGCCCGCAGGCTAAAGCAATGTTATGGACCTCTCCAGTGCCTCCCTCGCTTTTAAAAATGATGTGATGTGCTTCTAGCCATGTAGTCTTGCCACACAGCACACAACGCCCGTTATCTCGCTTCATTACTTCTTTGTAGACAGCCGGGGAAATTCTTCCCCGGGCTCCGCGTTTTTTCGTTCTACGCTTGAAATTTGGCTTTTGTACAGCTCTTACTTCATCAAACATTCCCATGTTTATCACCATCCTAGAAAGGTAAGTCATCATCTGAAATATTGATTGGTTTATCACTAGCGAAAGGATCATCGAATGAACTCTTATTGCTCTGTTGAGTTTGTCCATCTTTATAACTTAGGAACTGTACATTTTCTGCTATAACCTCAGTGACAAATCGTTTTTTACCATCCTGATCATCATAGCTACGAACCTGTATACGTCCCTCTAACGCGCATTTCTTCCCTTTTGATAAATAATTAGCGCATAGGTCGGCAAGCTGTCTCCAAACCACGATATTGATGAAATCTGCTTCGTTTTGTCCGTTCTGAACACGACGGTTAACTGCCAATGTGAATGTAGCAACCGCAACTCCATTTGGTGTGTATTTCATCTCAACATCTCGTGCAAGATTTCCGATGAGAATAACTCTATTCAAATCATGCAACCCCTTTTTCTTTCATCTTTTCTGTTAGGAACCTCTCGATTTGTTCATCCGTTTTTCCTTTTGATCGTTCTGTTTTATACCAATCATCAAACCCGTTTAGCGATCCAGCGAGCATCTGCCACTTAGCTTTTAATACAGCTTCTTTACTGTCGTTAACGTTCGGTTGAGCCTTTGATTGATCTTTTGGCTTTTTTTCATCTAATTCAGCAGAACTTACTTTGTCTGGGTCTTCTCCTGTAGGAATAGCAAAGGTTCTTAGAAGCAAATATTTATAGGCATATGTCATAGCCTTACCTACACCTTTATCTTGTGTATCTGCCCCTGTTCCACTTGAAACAGCTTCTATGCTGTCTCCTGTATCTACATCAACAATCCGGTACCGAACATTCACTGTGGTAAGCTGATCCACTTTGGAATGCTCTTGATGGATAGGGATTATCACAAGCCCATGTTCCCGCATTGCTTTTCCTACAGCAGACGTTACTTTCTCTTCTGAGATAGCCTTATATTTCGTGGATTTAAACTCCACTTTGTCATCTTTTTGGAGATAGGACACATCATTCATCACAGCGAGAATCTTTTTGTATACATTCATGTTCTCACTCCTATTTGATCTGTAAGGAAGTACCTTTTACTAGCGTTACGCCCGGTATTTCCTCGCCTGATTTCAAACGTTCTGACATCGACTTTTTATCAAGAATTGGTGGTGGCGTTACCCAGAACATTTGAGGGATTTCAATTTCGTTTACCACCTGTACTGAACCCGTATTCTTTCTAACTGAGATAGTGAAGATCGGTGTTTTGACTTTTTGTAATCCAGCTACCTCTAGTTGCTCTTTCAGATAGAGCTTTAAGCCCTCCTGCTTCTTTTCTAGGCGTCTCCTACGTTCAGCTAGGCGAGCCTCTTCCTGTTTAATCACCTCTACCTCAGCCGAGATATTACGCACCATTTTGGCGATATTATCAGCCTTATTTCCGATAGCATCTTTTATGGATTGTAGAGTGTTAACTAGAGCCTCTGTTGGCGTCTCATCATCCAATATGATTTGTGCAACCTCAGCATAAGCACCAGCAAGATCATACAACCTCATAGTCCAACACCTCCGTAGAGCTTCATCAAATTGTCAAAGTGTTTTTTTACATCCACTAGGTATTCGAGGTTTTGTTCTGTTGAAAATTCCTCCCAAGATACGGTTAGATATTTTAGATCCTCACTAATGCTTTCTACCTTCTCCCGTAACTCATCCCCCGGTTCATTGAAGGCTTTAATGCCATGAAGGAGATATCCTTGCCGATCAGGTTCAACACGCTCTACAAATTGCGGAAAATCAAGCAATGCTGGCATACTGTTTCCCCTCCCGTACTAAGGCTGCTGCATGATCTTCACAGCGCCATAATTCTGTTTGTAATCCCCCTCTTGTTGATTTCATTTCAGCTAGCTCTCTACCGATCTTGCTGATCTTTTCTTCCAAAGCTAGTATTTCTTCATCCATTGATCTAATTTCTGTATTTAAGCGATCGATAGCACGATTTTGTTCGTTTAGCTCTATTTGAACGGTTCTGATATTTCTTTCCATGCTTGTCCAACCTCCAATTATTTGGTATTGTAGAGGTACAAATTTTTGATTAAGATGCCGTCTGTTGGTCGCAGGCGGTTTTTTCATGCTCTCTTATTTGTTCTGTAATCCACCGGGTAACTTGGCGATAGTTTTCATGAGCCTGATGATCTCCTGCTGTCTTAGTAATCATCATCAATCGCTGATATCTTTTTAGATCAGCAACTAAGTCCTCATAGTTCACGCAGATAATCCCCCTTATTTAAGATTCGTTGAGATTGTTCAAACTGGCGTGTTACTTTGATATCCGACACCTTCCTCGCTATGATCTCCTTCCTTGTGGCATCGACCTCATCCCCGTTTTCACGACTAATCTCTGAAAGAATAAGCATCCCTTGTGCGATGTGATACAGCTCCTCTTCGTCCAAACCATCCAGCATTTCTTTCACCTTCTCACTCCTTTACACCATTACTGATAGAACGTTTTGCATGATGGACATTCCATCCATTCCACAGAAGAACGCTACAGCCACCTCCTTCGCTCCTGTGGCTTCTATCCACGCTAGTCCCGTTTGGAAATCCAACGTTTTCTTATCTGTCTCCAGCTTGCTTATGCAACTTCTTGAACGATTGAGCTTTTCGGCTAATTGTTCTTGGCTTAACCCTGCTCTTTCTCTGCAAGCGTGCAGTATCGCTCCGAACTTCTTCACTTTTCTCTCTCCTTCTTCAAACTTGTTCCATTTTGTTCCAAATAAGAACAGCCAAATTTGATAAGTTGTTTTACAATTAAAGTGTGTTCATCTTTCATGCTTTCCCTCGGGCTGCTCACCTGGGGGAATTTTTTAACCAACTTGATAACTTTCTTCTTCGGATTTACGCATCCATTCGTCGATAACTTCCTTTCGAAATAAGATGCGCCCTCTAACTCTTGTATTTGGTATCTGCTTTTTTCGAACCATTGTATAGATTGTGTCGGTGCTAACACCTAGATAAGTTGCTATTTCAGAAACGGACATTGTTGTTTTTGTCATATTAATTGCTCCTTTTTGAATTTTTTTACCTCTTTCTGGTAAAATGGAGTTGTCGAGACTACTTCTACTAGAAAGGGGGATAAAAATGATTACATATGCTGAAGTGAAATGTTACAACTGCGAAAATAAGTTTCCTGTATATTGGCATGATTGGGAAAAGAATTTACCTATTAAATGTCCTTTTTGTGTAACTCAGTTTACTGACCGTCAAACTGAACATCTAAAACTTGCTCTTGGCACTGCCTCTGAATTAAATGGCAAGCTTAGAAGTGAAGCTATGGACGGTGGTGACCTTTTCCAAGTTGATTTCAAACATGTATTTGTTCCAGTCGAAAAGTATCGTTTAGATGATTAAACAGTTTTTCAGTTTGACTAGGATTGAGATTGTTTCGTTTTATAATGTTCGAAATTTCGGTTGTTATAATAGCGTAACAATCTCTTCCTAGTTCAATTTTCAATTCATTGGCTTCAAACTTATAACGCTCGATAAAACTTTCTAGCTTTTCGGTCGGACTAGCCATTCTTATCACCCCTTAGGCTGTTTTTTGTTCACTTTTGTGACCACAATCAATAAAAAAAATAACCTCAAACTGTACTTCTAATGTTTCGCATATTTCTTTCGCTACTTGCGGACTTGGGTTTCGATTACCACTCTCCAGTAGGGAGATGTAAGACACCGCTTTATTAATTTCTCGTGCAAGACCTCGTTGAGAAAACCCTTTTTTTATTCGAGCCTGAGCAAAATCATGTACCTTAACCTTTATCTTCATTGTCACCATCCTTTCAACTGGTTCCTTATGTGACCATAATAACATTGAATGTAACTTTTTGCAACCGTTTTTGGTTCTTTTTGAAAACAATTGTTTTCATTCGTGAACATGGTAAAATAAAACTAATTGTGCTCACAAATGTTTACTAGAAAGGAGGAGACTCCTTGGATTTCGGTAAGTACCTAAAAAATATTCGGGAAAGTCGTTCCCTTTCTGTTAGGGAGTTAGCCAAAAGATCCGATGTGTCCCATTCCCATATTTCTCAAATCGAGACAGGTCAAAGAGGTATTCCAAAACCTGATACTATAAAAAAACTGGCTGATGGGTTAAATATTCCCTTTGACGAACTGATGCAATACGCCGGATATATAGAACAATCTACTTATACTAATCAGGAAGAGTTTGATTCTTTAAATAGTAGCAGTGAAAGCCTCTCTAAAGCTGGTCAGAGAATCAAGCTGTTACGTGAAACAAGAAAATGGTCCCAGTTATTATTGTCTGAAAAACTTGGTATAAACAATAGCGTTCTATCAAGAATTGAAGCTGGAAAGCGTGATGTAGAAGATTATTTGCTTAATAAAGCAGCAGATATTTTTGATGTAACATCTGATTATTTGCTCGGCAGGACAAATGATCCAAGCCCCAATAATGCGAAGTATAATGACAATGATTCGAATATAGGTCTAGCCTTTTCCGATGGTGGAGAAACAGAACTTACTGAGGAAGAAGAGTTATACCTTAAAGAGAGCTTAATGCTATTTAGAAGAATGAAAGAAAAACGTTCAAACAAATAATAGAACCTTTTTAGCCCTAAGGGCTATTATTTTCAACTATAGATACGAACATACGTTTGAGGAACGAGGGGACATCATGGATTTTTCACTTTATAAGACAATGCCATTAGAAGATTGGATTAACTCAATTTATCTCCAAAACTCTATTTGTACTCCTGATGATCTTGAAATTGAACAGATTTCATCTATCTTTGGAGGAGAGGTTATCTATCTACCAACAAATTCTCATGCCAGATGGATTGATGATGGAACTACTGAATTTCTTATAGTGGTGAATAGTCGTTTAGATGAGATAGCTATACGTGGTCAATTCTTTCATGAACTTTGTCACCCCCTTCGACACTCGGGAAATCAAAAAGTACTTCCCCGAGCATTCTGTGATTTACAAGAGGCACAAGCTTTTCATTTTCAATTGTACTCTTCAATACCGTTTTATATGGTCAGAGAACTCGATCTCCCTCTGTATGAAAAAGACATATCTCAATATATAAGTCACACTTTCAAAGTGCCCATTGAACTTGCCACACATCGCTTTAAACAAATCAAAGCACGCATTCAACAGGAAGAATATCGACTCACTATTTCTACCCATCTTCAGGAATGGTATCGAAAATCTATTCCAGAAAACTGGTCAGACGAGACGAAAACACTTTTCCGTCTGGCACTTAAAAGGAAGTTTGAAAAAGAAAGAGAAGTTGTCCTTAGCTAAAAGTGGCTGTTTATCACACTCTTTTTATAGGTTCTTTATGATTCCATTACTCTTTTAAAACGTAAGGAATTACTACATATAAAATCTGAAAATGAGGTGGAGAGATTGGCTAGCATTGAAAGACGGGGTAAAGACTCTTTTCGTTTGGTTGTGGAAGTTGGCTATGATGCAAACGGCAAACGAATTAAACGCACAAAGACTATTAAAGGTGTAGGTAAACGTGAGGCAGAAAAAGAATTGGCCAAATTTATCATGGAAGTTGAGTCAGGAGAATACATTGCTCCAGAAAAAATGACATTAGCTACTTTTGTAGATGAGTGGAAAGAAAAATATGCTAAAAGGGAGTTAGCTCCTAAAACATTAGAGAATTATCTTATCCAAATCAATAATAGAATTCTTCCTGAATTTGGGCATATGAGATTAGATCAAATAAAGCCACTCCATATAATCACCTTCATTAATAAGCTTCAAGGTGAAGGTATTAGGAACGATAACAGAGAAGGAAAGCTTTCTTCTAGTATGATCGAATACATCCATAAAGTTCTTAAAAATATTTTCAATCGTGCTGTAGAATGGAAAGTCATAAAAAAACACCCGATGGAATCCTTAAAAAAGCCTAAGGTTGAACAAGAAGAAATGTCAGTTTATGAAGAAGAAGAGATTCGACTGCTCTTTATAGCACTAGAGAAAGAATCTTTAATGTGGAGAATCATGGTAACCCTTGCTCTTACTTGCGGTCTGAGAAGAGGTGAATTACTTGCCTTAGAATGGGATAATGTGAACTTCGAGGAGAGTTATATCTATATTAAACATTCACTATCCTATTCCAAAGAGTCTGGATACCTAATCAAAGAGCCTAAGACAAAAAACTCCAAAAGAAAAGTATCTATTCCTTTAAGTCTAATACCGGACCTAAAAGAATTAAAAAAGCAAGCAATGAAAGATCGGCTTAAAGCAGAGGAACTATGGGAAGGTGGAGAAAGATTTTTTGTATTTACTTCTTGGCATGGTAAGCCTCTATATCCATCAAGCGTAAAAACATGGTGGTCACGATTTACAAAAAGACACGCATTAAGATATATTCGTTTTCACGACTTACGCCACACATCAGCTACATTACTTATCAACCAAGGTGTACACACTAAGATAGTTAGTCAAAGATTGGGACATGCGAAAACATCTACAACTAATGATATCTATGCTCATGTATTACTTTCTGCTGATAAAGAAACAGCCAAACATTTTGATTCTCTCCTACAAAATATATCAGTCCCCAAAAATGCATAACTCGAATTTTAGGCAACAAAAAAGAGGACAAAAAAAAGTTTCGTCCCCAATTCGTCCCCAAGTTAGAATTCAAGAGCCTGTACTAGTAAATTAAACAACCCTGTTACATCAAAAAAAGCCTTGATAATCAAGGCTTTTAACGTTTCTGTTATGGTGATCCGGACTGGGTTCGAACCAGCGACCCCCACCCTGTCAACTATCCGATTTGGGTTCGGAGCCTTTCCGTTATGTCCTCCCGCCTGTCCATCCGCTACATATCAACGTTTGTCCATCCGCTCTCTTTCCGTTAATGAGTATTATACCGTACAGGAGCAGTAAACAGCAAATTTCTTGACCTACAGACTGGGTTGCAAATGTGCCCTCGGGTCTCTTCTATTTTAATCGGTAACGGACGCAATGTTCCCGAAATCAATCCACGTCCAATCCCCGTTTTCTTCCTCGATTCTAACTTGCTTCATAATCGTATCAAACGACTTGGCAACGCCCCTCACCGTCAGGAACTCGCCTCCATTCTCGGAGACTTCCCGCCAATACTTAACGGTTATCTCGAAGTTATAACGTTTACTTTCCGTCAGCCTATAGTTAATCGCCATGATTTCGTCATGATCGAGGTCAGGCTTCGGTAGTAACGATAGCTCTCTTCGGTGTTGCTCCGGCAATACCATACGCATGGAGCCGAATAAATCGTTAATCTTTGTTCGTTTTTGCATAGTAAAACTCATCCCCCGTCCATAGCCAATCTATCAAGTCTAGGTTAGGTGATACGATGATGTCAACGATTTGATTGACGCGGATCGTATGTGAGCTCCAGTCCGTCAATAGCTTGATTTGTTCGTTATCATTAGCCGCGATCCAGCCCCATGACGTATGGGCTCCTGTTTGGTCCGACCAGATAACCAATAGTGGCCTGTTGTTGTTTATAGAATCGTTGATGATATACTGTACGTCCTCTAATTGAGTACGAGAGATAGGTTTTATCGTCTCAACAAACAAATCCAGCATAATACCGCCGCCCTCTGTTTAAATAGAACATTTGTTCCTATTATATGCGAACAGAACGGGAACATGCAACCAAAAAAAAATCGCCCACCTACCAGCCATTAGGCCAATAAGTGGGCAGTAATTCTTTATATGGTTAGATTCAGTCTGGTCCAAGGTGAACTAGAGCTATTTACTTTTTCCCCTCGCTACTGTCCGGCTTAACATACGAATATGCACCCGCCGCCGTCAGTCCGACCACAACCGTAGTCAATAGATTCGTCTTCAGCGCCCCGTCCGGTAAGAACACGAACACGCCCGAAAGCGCAATCGCTACTAACGGAGCAAACTTCGTCGGCACCCCGAATCCTTTCGCGATTCCCGTTAAAGCTGCCACGATTGCGGCTAGCGTCGCGATGTCATACGTAAGTTCCACGTTATACACCCGCCTTTCTCGCCGCCACCCGATCCACTAGTACAAAGACCAGCCACGGCATGTCCTCGATTACCTTCTGCGGCTCCTTCCGTAAACGCTCCTTCCATTCGGCCGCATCCGACAGTAGTTCCTGTGCTGCGAGATTATCTATCGACTTATCCGCGAGTTCTAATTGCCATTCCTTTAACGCCAAGCTTACCGCCTCCTCGATTTTCATTATAGGTACCGGGGCCACCGGCTTATCAAAACGGGTTAACTTATTTCCGTTTACAATCGACATGATTAACGTAACGTAATTCGGGTCAGTCGCGTACCCGCCCCGTTTGACCGCCTCCGCAAACTCCCGTGGAGTCTTCGCCTTCCATACGCCCGCATTCACGTAGCGCGGCTTCTTTAACAATGCGAAGTGGTCGTCGATGGCCTCGCCGTAATTGTTGTACGCTCGGAACCGCGCCTTTACCTGTACCTTCGTCTTGGCACCGGAAGTACCAAGTATCTTTACAAGGTCACCGCTGGCCTTCGCCTTCGCTACGTCGGCCGCCGAATAATACTCCGTGGTCAAGATCGTAACGCTACCGGCCGGCCCCGTTCCTTTGATATTGCCGAGATTATACGACTCGCGCCCCGTCACCATGTCGCGTGGTGTCCGTAAGTCCCATCCGACCTCTAGTATGAGTTGCGCGATAACGCCGGACGGGCACGGGTAACGCCCGACTACATGCGGTGCTATTAACGAGATTAGCCGTTCTTGCTTCGTCATATGTTCGACCTCATTTCGTTAGAAAATAAATAAGGATGGACCCGATAAAACTCGTTCCCATCCCGATGATTACGCCCCAGCTTCGGCGCGAATCCGACTTGATTTCCGCAATGTCACGCGCGTTCTCTTGGGCCAACGCTAGTGCTTCCCGTGCTTTGTCGTGTACTTGTTCGAGCTTTTCACGGTCACGCGATAAGTGGTCGACCTTTTCTTCCACGCGGACCATGCGCTCCCGTACGTCTTGTAAAATAGATACTGTATCGTGTTCTCCCATACGCGCTCCTCCTAGAATTTGATTCCGGTAATTTCTTCGTAATCGGCCGGTGTGATCTCTCCATACGGGTTACTATCCGTTCTAACAGCCAGACGTAATTGCTCCGCGGTCACCCATTTGTACTGATATGCGATTCTCCAAAATTCCATTTATGCGCCACCCCTTATCTGAATTAATTCAAGCTTCAGGCCGGTAATTTCGCGGCCCAAAGTCTGGATTAAGATGTCTTTTTGTGCCAACTCCACTTTCTGCATTGCAAGTTCTTGGCCTAACGTCTGAAGGGGCAATTGTTCCTGCTCCCTCTCCTTCTCAATTTGAGATAATGCTTTTGGTTTAGTCAGGATCAATCGAATGCACCTCCGAATCCTCTTACGATAACTGGCTCAGTTGCTGTTCCTTTGGTGAATGAAAAACGTACGCTAACGCCCCATTTTTCTGCTGTTTTTTCCTTGTTGGTGAAGATGAAGCCTCGATTGAATTTGACATGGTTGCTCGCGTCTTCCCATGTCGGCAACTCGTCGAATGCGTTGTTACATACCTCGGCTTTGTAATCGGCACCGGCAGGAATCGTCCCGTCGATTGTCACTAGGATGCGTTTGGCAGCTATGTCGGTACCGAATGGGTTCCTTAGAGCAAACGCTATCTTGTCGGCTGATCGTCGGAAGGTATACGATCGAGTCGAGGTCATCCCTTTGCTGTCGGTTGCCTCGATTATAAGGGTGTGTACCGCTGTCAAGGAGAGGCGTAACCATGTGTCCAGTGGGATTGTTGCAGTGTTTTCTTTGCTGTCAGTTCCAGCGAACGTGCGGATCACTTTGCCGTTGATTTTTTCTGTGATGGTAAATGCGTCACCCTCTGGCTCTGTGACGGTGTATGTTTTTGACGGGATAGCGTTTAATACACCGAGGTCTACGTTTTGACCATTGATAACAGGAGGGCGATTGTGGACAACTCGGAACTTGCGGGTCACCTCGGTTGATTTACCGCCTTGGTCGTCCTCTGCCCAGATGGTTAGGGTGTGATCGGTGTTTTCGGCTAGATCGGAGCCTGTGAGATCGGTGGTGCCGTCATAGAGACGTTTGGCTCGGAATGTTAGGGTTTTGGCAAAAGAAATAGGCGTGCTACCGTTGGATACTCCGGATTGCAACGCCCTTGTGGTGCCGTTGTTGATGCGGTATTTTATTGTGACTACGTTGTCTTTGTCGGTGTCGGAGGCGGTGCCTTGGATGTTTAACGTAGCGTTTTCGATTAGAGTCTGGTTGTCGGATGGAGACGTGAGCGCTAGAGTAGGCGCTTGATTTAAAGCTTCGAGTACAGGGCGCCAACCTCTATCCCAGTCGGTAATTACATGATTTTCGTTACGGAGCCATCCCCAAAATCTAGCCGAATGATAACCTCGATTAGAGCAAACGTTAGTGGTTCCTATATAAGTCGTCTCTTGTCCCCATGAGAACACCCCCATCCAGTTCCAAAAACGGTTGTGAATACTGTCTTTGTCTACGCTATTTAACGATGTGTCAAGATCATATACGGTAGGAGACGGAATGCCATTTATTTTGTCCTCATTTGTGATATACCGGTCCCATTCATTACTTGTGGGAAACCCTCCAGTATACCCATTCCCACCTTCATCGCGAGATTGAGTTCCACAAGTTAACAAGCGAAGCTTGTACGGCTGACCATCAATTGTTATTGTCTTGCCGAATACTCGATTGTCACTATTTAGAGCATACCAACTTACGCTAACAAGAATGACCCTATCACAAATAAGTAGCGTCTTATTTCCTTCTTGGATTTTATGCCAATATAGTCGGTTAGCTTCGACAGCATCCGTATCTCCAATATTCCAGTTCGTAATAACTGAGTCTGTTCTAAAATCAGCAATATTACCGTTACCAGACCCTTCGAACGGTTCACCATATTGCCAAGGTCGTGTCGGTCTAGGGATTACCGTTGTTTTATTTCGTAATGTCCCCAACTTTACTAATCCTTCATAAGTTGCCATCTACAAAACCACCAGCCTTTTATTAGCCTCGTCATACCAACCTTCTGTTAACGTGATATCGTCCAGTGTTGCAAAGTTCTCAAAAAACACATTGTCCGTAAAGTTGTTAAACACCGCATCTTTTATCGTCTTCACATCAATCTGCAAAGCCGAAATAGTCACTGTGTGCTGTTCCAGTAACTTGTGCGCATCGTCTATTCCTTTTTCCCATCGGTTGACGTCGCCCTCCGTGATATCATCTTCGAACTCCCAATCAAGCCGTGCGCTATACGACATCAACGCGCCCCCTCTCGAATAGCAAAATTGAACCGAAACTCTAAACGTTGTCCCTCGCTAACCGGAACATCCGCCTGCCTCTCCGCAATCAGACCGCCCGTCTCATCGTACAGTCTTAATGAAGAAACTCGCGTAATCCCTTTGACTGATTCCGTACGTATGGTCACCGTCGCCCCATTCCGGCTAATATTCCGAATAGGTACCGTTTGATTATTAAGAACGATAGATGTCGCACGAGTAGCGATATCCTCCGCAATCCTTTCGAGATACCTTCCGTCCATCTATAGCGTCACCTCCCGTTGCTCCTTACCGATCGTATCCCCGACACGTAACTCGCCAATCGTCCGATATCGCCGTAGATTTACCGTTACCGAATCGACTACTTCGATTACTTCCCGTGGCATGGGCGCTAGTACCACATCGACATGAGCCGGCGCCATTTCACGGAGGGCGACGTAGGCATCGTATAGATTCGGTGGGATGTCGCCGCCAATTATGATAATGACCGTATACTTGCGTGGCTCCTCCTCGGCCGTGGCGTCGGGGAAGAACGCATCGGCAATGGATTCGAGTACAGCCAATGTAACCGTCCCTGTCCCGCGTAGCTTAGACTTAATAACGGAGCGCCGCTGTTCGATTGGTTTAGTCAGATCGGTGGGCACTCCGACAACGGCCTCCCATCGCGTAAGACCCCACGTTGCCGTATCTACGAAGAATTGGTCGGTTAAGTCCCGAATCCCCTCGTGCAGTAACGCAAACTCTTCTGACTCTCGCTCAATTATGTTCTTTATGTGTCGCGACTCTCCGTAGTGAATCGTCGGTAAAGAGTCAAGCATCCGGCGTTTAATCACGTCATTCACTGAGTGTCACCGTCCCTAGTACCGCGATTGAATCGGTGCCTATCGTTATATTCTCCTCCGTACCATTGACAGTCAGATCGGCATAGTCAAGTACCGAAGCCGCGCCTCCGATCACGCCGGCAACTCGCGTAAAACGTACAACTGAGTCAACTAGCGCGATCTTACCGAGATAATCCGTTAGTGCTTTTGTCACTTCTTCGCGGGCCTCTTCGATGGTGTGGCCGTTCACTAACGTTATCTTTGCGGTTACATTGATTGTTATTTCGGCTACACCAACGACCGTCACTTCCGCACATGCAGGCCGCTCCTTTTCGATGTAAGACGCTACCTTGTCGGTTAGTTCTTGGGAGGGTGCCCGCTTCCGATCGTCTAGCAAGACGACTTTTACCGTCCCCGGGCCATCCCACACCTCGTATACTCGCGCATCAGAGATACCAACGACATCAAGCGCCCATTTCCGGTAATGATGACGATTGCCCGACGTGATAGGCTTTCGGACGCGATCGAGATACCGTTCTAGCAGGGCATCGTCTGATTCTTCGTCGATACCGCCCTCGAAAGGTAGCTCATTCGTTACACCGGTTATCCCTGTAATATTGCCCTGCGTTAGTCTGATTTCGCCAGCACCCACGTTGCCCGATTTACCACCCTCAGTGGCTTTCGCGGCTAACGTTACGGTACCATTTAAAATGACGCCAGACTCCGTGACTTCGAAATAAATCGGCTCGTCCCCGTCCGTAGAAACTTCGGTACCTACGGGGATTTCCGTATTCTCATGACCATAAATAGCAACGGTACCTTTAGCCTTTTCCGAGGGCTTTCGGTAGACGCCTAATTCGGCACATCTACGCGTTAGCCACCCGTCGTAAGACGACATGGTACCGTCAGTTTTTATCGCGAATCCCTTATCATGTACAGCGTCTAGCTCTAGCCACAACGCCTCTAGCTCGGGCGCCACGGGAGCCGTCGCATCATACAAGATCGCACCGGGTCGCTTGTCTACGTCCGGCCGAGACCTTCCGAGTATCCGTTCAAGGATCGCCTCACGCGTTTGTTGTTCGTACACCGTCACACCTCCTCTACGACATCTAACGTCAGCCCGTCCGTCGTATCAACGTAAAAAGAGACGGTCAATTTGTCCGCCTCTCGTTCTATCTCAAAGTCGTATACATCGTCTATTCGATCGTCATAAATCAATGCCTCGGTTATGACACGGGGTATCTCCGACCGCAAAAGTTCTATTGGTAAATCTTCTCCGATTAAGTCTATGAGTTCACAACCGTACTCGCCGTCGTAGTAGATTGGGAACCTGAACCGCGCCGTCATAATAACCTTGCTGATAAATTGACGGATGGCCGCCTCGCCGTCGATCATGCCGTCAATATCACCGGTATCAAAGTCCAGCGAATAAGTTAGCGTTGGCTGGACTTCTGGCTCCGATTGGATCACTCGATCCTCTAGTCGCTGCAACGGACTAAGCGCCATTATAGATCACCGCCCGATCCTGGATGATATACGTTTGGCCTTCGTCAATAGACTGGACGATGACGCGATCGCCCGCTTTCAATTCGTCGGTGAACTCGATTTCCCCTTCGATAACCAACTCCGTGATATCGTGCACGTGTGGCGTATAGCCTGCCTTCGTCATAACCTCGCGCACTGTCTCACTGGTTAGCGTAACCTTCCGCTTATGCCGCGTCAGATGCTCCGCAACGATCAAGTCTTCCGCTAACAACTCGAGCTTTTCATCGTTATCGACTGTTACTCGGATAGCTGGCGGAGGAGCAACGACAGTGCCGAGCTCGATATCCACGTCCTTATTGTATCCGATCTGTTGGATGAGCTGTCGAAACTGACTCGGACCTCCGCCTTCCAGCCGACTAGGCTCTTGGAGTCTTTTTGAGGATTTCGTCGACAACTGATTTCCGCCCCTTTCGTTTCTTTCTTTTCTTCTTCGGCTTGTCTTCCGGTGGTGGGTCGTATTTCAACGTTGGAAGGTCGTCCGTCGCGCTCAACGTAAGTGACATCGTATGTTTGCCGCTCTCAAACGTGTGACTATCGGTTGAAACGTAGTAACCCCCGATTATCTCCGTCATTGACTCTTGTACGTAGACGCCTACCCCCGCGTACACGGTGTCAATCCCTAGCGCATTGACGGTCGCCTCGTCGTGTATGGTTCCGAGGTCTTTTAGGAGCTGTTTCGCTAACTGCTCGATTTGGGATCGGGTTTTATCCGAGTCAGCACTTTCGAGGTGCTGCATGATGCCGAACCGTTTTATGAGTGCGTCGTTTTTGACTACAGCCACCAACGGCTTTTTCTTGTCATCCCCGCCGGTCACTTTGACTTGCGTTCGTAACTCTTCGATCGACTGCGAGTATGACGCATCCAGTATATTAACGCCGTTTTCGAGTACCCACCGAACAGGCTGTTCTTTTCGCGATAACAGATTAAACTTGCCTTCCTTCGAGCAAATAAAAAAGCGCCGTCCGGTCTGCTTCTGCGTAACCGTTAGCGCTGTTATCATCATGTCCCATATGGATTTATTCCGTAGTACAAGCTTTGGTATTACGTATCCTGTATCGTCAATTTTACCGACTGCAATTCCGAACTGTTTGCATAGTTTTTGTGCGATGGCACTCGCCTTCAATCCGCGGAATATCTGCGTGTCTTGATTCTTCGCAAGATAGATATTATCGTCGTATGCCGTAACGCTCATGATCCCTCGATCATTGATATTATGCTTGAACGTCAGACCCCGGAATAGTTCGCGTCCATTACTGTAGAGACGTAACTCCCTGCCGAGTTCTACGGGGACAGCTTTTTTACGGCCGTCCACCGTATTTACGAAAGATATTTCTAGGGTACGGGCTGGCTGCGTAATATCGCCGGACCATGTAGCACTTTGAACAACCATAGGCGCGCCGTCATAATGCACTTCCCACGTCATACTAACACCAACTTCTGACCCGGCTTTATTTTGTTGGGATCGGAACCAACAACGGCTTTGTTCTTGGCGTAGATATCCCGTGACTTAAGCCCGTATCTAGCCGCGATCACGGACAGGCAATCGCCTTTCTTTACGACATATGGCTTCGGAATCTGCTTCTTACCGCCTCTTGCGGCCGCCTTTTTCACTTTCGCCGTGACTGCTGTACCGTTGCCTTTCTTCGCGCCCATGTCGACTTGACGGATGCTTGTAAACTTGTACTCTTTGAGGTCGAGATCATAGTAGATATCACCGGGCGCACCGTGTTTTTCGGGCACGATATCGAACTTACGGATGGTGACCGCATAGTTTATCGGGGTTCCCGTAATCGTCAGGCGGCACGGCTTCCGGGAGTCGCGCCACCTCTCTAGCATCTCTCTAGCTGACCACGGATCGGGAAAGCCTTCGTACTCGCAATAGGACGGATGGTAGTCGCGAGGAAAGAACGATGAAAACGAAAAGTCTCGCAACTTGGGATTACCGATAATGGTAAATTCGCCTAAGTGCGAGACTTCAACGTCTTGATAGCCGAAATCACTCAATATTTTGATAGACTCCGGATTAACCGGAAGTTGCAGGCGTTCCGCCCCGTTATTGTAAGAGAGCCAGAATTGAATACCGTTTGTCATCGTCATCACCTCTTTTACACTTGCTCGTTAATTAACAAACCTCTACCAACCGTTGCGCTATACCTAGAGTAATCTTGTCAATATCAGCTTCTTCTCTTACAGTCGCATGCACATTAATCGTAATATTATTAGAAGCATGACTAGAACCACTTTCGCTCACAGGTTCTCGTCTATCGACAGGTGGCTCAGACGCCTCTTCCTTGCTGGCTCGGTTCTCCTCTGCGGTCATTACCCTTTCGCCTTTATGCAAACGAGCTTGGTAGCCGTCAAATGGCACGTAGTCAAGGCCACTGTAGTGAGAACCATCGTCCCCGACGCCTATATTGCGACGCTCACGAAAATCTCTCATCTTCTCTTGTTGAAGCGAGTAATCCATTTCGACTGCGGTTATTTTCGGGATATTGAGCGTGAACTCCTCGTCACTGAAAGGCATTTTAAAGCTAAACGCCTGATTCATCGCGTCAATTAGCGTGTTCAATTTCCCGATTACCCAGTTCACTCCGGTCGCGAACCCGTTTTTGATAGTGACCCACATGGAATGGCCCGCTTCTTTTACGGTCTCCCAGTTTTTAACGAGTAGATATCCTGCGCCGATTAACGTACCTATCCCGACTACTACAAGCCCTATCGGGTTAGCGCTAGCTGCGGTATTAAACGCCCATTGTGCGGCTGTTGCCGTTAACATTACGGCCTTATAAGTAGCCCATGCCGTAGTAGCTCCGACAACCAATGGTCCCACGATTTCTAAGACGTCTTTAGTTGTTTTCCCCCACTTTTGCGCCTCTTTACTTCCGAACCACTTGTTGAAGACAGAAGCCGCATTTGCTCCTTTATCTGCGAGGTCTCTTAGGGTAGGAAGCATCGGTGTGAATATTTCTATCTTTAACCCTTCCAGCGCGGATTCCAACTCAACAAGCGAGCCGTTAAAGTTATCGAGTTGGATTTTCGATACTCTTCCGGCTGTCCCGGCGCTATTCTCCAGCTCTTTCGTAAACTTCCGTAGCTTATCGGGGCCCGCGTCCATTAACGCTAGAAATCCGCTACCAGCTTCCATACCCGCGATTATACCAGAAAGCGCCGTTTTCTGTTCGCTGGTCATGCCTTTCATCGCGTTCTGGAGGTCTCCAAGGATCGTGGCAAGCGATTTCATCTTGCCTCCGCTATCAAACAGTTTAACGCCAAGCTTATCGAACGCTTCTGCCGCTTCTTTCGGAGGTTTCGCAAAACGGGCGAATAGTCCCCGTAACGTAGTACCCGCTTGTTCCGCTTGGATACCCGCATTACCGAGAATACCTGCCGCGGCAGCCGTTTCTTCTAACGACACACCGAGCGCTTTCGCCCAAGGAGCCGCGTACTTCATCGTGTAACCGAGCATTTGAAGGTCAACGTTAGCTGACGTAAAGGCCTTCGTAAGCACGTCGGCCACACGTCCTGTATCTCCTGCCGCGATACCAAAGCCGGAGAGGATATTCGAAACGATATCGGCGGTTGTTCCGAGGTCTGTCTGGCCCGCCGCAGCCGCATCGAGAAGCCCGGGCATGGCCGAGATTATCTCGTTGGTCTTATAGCCCGCCATCGCGAGAAACTGCATACCTTCGGCGGCTTGGCTTGCGCTAAAGACCGTAGAGGCGCCGAGTTCTTTTGCTTTCGTGGTTAGTTTCGCCAGGTCTCCGGCGCTAGCGCTTGAAAGTGCTGCTACACGGGACATTGAGCTTTCGAAGTCAGCCGCCGTTTTGATTCCGTCAAAGGCCGTACCGACAGCGACTACTGCGCCCGCCACCATTTTAAGCTTGCCGAGAAGATTCGGAAGTCCACCCGAGAAATTGTTTAGCGATTGAGTTGCGGCATTCTGAGAATTACGATAGGAGCCGGTAGTTGCTGCAATCTTTTTCACCGATAAGTTCGTCCGATCGAGTTCCGAAGACACTCGGCGGAGGGTCGGGGTCATCACGTCCACAATCCGTAACCGGCCGACTAGATCAAACGCCACGATTAGCCACCCCCTTCCCTATTCAACGCCGCAGTCTCGTCTTCAACGGCCACCTCTGTGGAGGCGTACATAAAGATACGCTCACCTCTCGGCGCGTTATAAATGTAGGCCGGCGGGAGGCCTTGTCGTTGGAATATTGTGTGTATAACGAAAGCCTCGCCTCCCGCGCGTATTAGTTTTTTACTTGGTCAACCGCTGCCCCAATGTCGTACCCAGATAAGTCTAAAATCTCAGAGACAAGCTTAATCCTTTCACCCGGAAGTAACGTCTTTTCAACAACTTTTACAGGGTCTTGTGTCTCATATTTCGCGAGTAAATCCGGATGTGACCAGTCTGGTTCGATCGTTGCTTTTTGTATCATTATTAGGGCTTTCTTAGTCTGATCGACCGTCTTCCCAAACGTCGCTCTTTCTTGGCTATCTTCGATTTCTTGATCATCAAGAGCACGGATACGGAATGTCCCAAATCGTTTCAGTGGCACTTCTTTTTCGGGTTTTTTATCAGCATCAAGCAGGGCTTTTAATAGATCGTCTGTCATGTAATCATCCCCCTAATTTTTACTTCTCTTCAATGAAATCTAGGAACTCGTAATCTTCAAAAACAAAAGGCCACTCCGTCTCGACGGGTGACCCATGCTCAAATTTCATTACATCAATTTTGGTAAACTGGACGCCCTTTGCGAGTACTCGCTCGGCACCGTATGCCTCGGGATCATCGAGTTTCATAACGAGCTGGCAAACGAAGGCCCCGGCACGGTCGTCCATGATCTGTCCTATCTTACGAGCAAATGCGGACGATATCTTGTATCCGCGAATAGAACCGGTACACTCGATACTCATCGGCTTGTTCCCGGCTTTGCGACTACCGGATCGCTTAATCTTTTCGTATTGAATCTCGACGGATAACTCACCCGCATTGAAGTTCGCCAGCCACACTCCGTCCATCCAGATTTCGCCGAACGAACCACTTAGGACGCGGTTGGATTCTAGTAAATTTTTCGCCATCTATACTTACCTCCCTATACGTGGATTCGTAGGAAGATGCGTTCCATACTATCGGTCTCTGTATAAGCGATGTACAAATATACCGCGTCTCCCTTCGATTCAAATTCGGGGTCTAACGTTACAACGGGGTCTTCGAGGACATTCGCTTTACCTAATCGTTCTAGGTACGCTTTGATCGCCGCAATTAAGGCCGCCTGCCCGTCTCGGTTGTTATCAAGTTTGCCGATGTATTCACTCGCGGCTGTTTTCACGATGTCCGTGCTAATCGCCTGTCGTCCGCGAATCTTGCGTATCTTGGCACCGCTTGTTAATTGCCCTTTTTCCACGATCACGTAATCACCGTTGTGTACGAGGACAAGCGAACCCGCTTCGAGCGCTTCGTCGATCTGTGCGTTCGTAAGACGCTTATTAACGTCGTCTAACGGTAGTCTTGCGTACGTAATCGACTTATTGATCGGTGTACCTGCGATTAAGCCGGCAATGTACGGTGCGTACTCACCTGACGGGTACTCTTTGCCGTTGACTACGCCGCCGACAATCAGGTTAGCTACATAGCTATCCGCTATCTTCTTACTGCGCGCGTTCCCTACTTTCGGGTCAGCGTCATCTGCCGCCGTACCGCCTGTGACGTATACGAAATGCTTGCCTTCCGTACGATTGCGTTTCACCCACGCTACTGTCGCGTCAATTTCAGCCGAATCCACAGATCCGTCGTATGCAAACACGTTAAATGTTCGTGTATCAAAGGAATCGCGCATCTCGATAAATGCCTCTGCCGCTTGCTCCTTCGGCATGGTGTATACGAGCACTTGCTTTGCGCCGCCTTGCAATACGAAACGAATGGACTGAATATTGGTGACGCCGAACAAGTCAACCGCTTGCTTTTCGGTCTCAATCGTGTAGAACGTCTTTTCTGTCGCTTTTGCTCCGTACTTCATAAGTGGAATTGCAACAATACCACGAGCACCGCCTCGAATCTGTGATGCCGCGGCTTCCACGTACATCAAATAGAGCCCGGGACGGGTCGGCTCATTAAGTGGGTCCCATTCCATCGCGTTACCTCCTTTTATCGGGCCTCAAACCGCCCGTATACGTGCATAATCTTGTCGTACTGTTCTTGCGTTCTTGCCTCGCGTACCTCCGTTGATAACACCCCAAGCCGTGCGTAGAGACCGCCCTCCGTCTTGAATGCCGTTGAAAAAGAAAAAGACCCGATACGGATAAACCGCTTCGAGTCTTTCATTGGGATTAATGTAGTTCCATCGTTTACTTTACGTTCGATCACGTCCATTTTGGCTAGGACATCCTGCGCATCAACACCGTATACCACGATCTGATAGTCGCGATCAATCCGGTAGTGATAGCGCGTCTCAGACTCAGACCCGGAGGACAGGAGCCGGACGACTACGTTATTTTTCGCTGGCTTGTCAGGTACTTCGTATTTCAACGCGATCGAAGGCAATGCCGCCTTTATAAACTCACCCACTGATTCTTGCTCAACGAGTGCGGACATCGTACCACCTCCGTTAGAAACCTAGTTTCTGGACTTCCGCTTTTACTCCGTCTTCAATGTCTTTTAGCCACTTCTGCTTATGTTCGTCGGCCGGAGCATCTATAAACTTCGCAACAGTGCCGGGAGTTGTCGGATTCTTGATGTCGCCTTTTACCTCGTGAATGTAGTAAGCGTAATTAAAATTCGGCCACTTGGGTGTGTTTTCTATTGCAACGGCCGAAATCTCACCGCTTACCTCACCGTTTTTCTGCCGGACTTCCGTACTAATGCCGCGCCGTAACGTGCCTTTGTCTAAAGGAGCAACGTCTACTGATTCCGCTTTCCACTCGTCCATAGCATCGTGCATACCGCGTTTGGTCGCGGCGAATACGACCTCGGGCGTTCGCTGAATCGCGTCCTTAAATGCCCGCATGTCAAATTCGAATTCCATAGTTACAGTGACACCTCCGTTAAGATAGGCTTGCCGCCAATACCACGTTTAATCTCAATCGCTAACGGGCTATACTGGCGTACTCTGCCGAGCTCGTCGGTAAACTCGATCCGGTCGCTGATCGAAATAGGTGCTAGTCTGTCGCAAAGTACCTGTGCAGAGGACACGACTTCTTGCGAAGTAACGCCGTGTACACCGCCCTGATTCGTCTGTGCCCGAACAAGCTTCGTCTTCTCCTGTATCCGGCAACGCAACGAAAAAGGATCGCCGTATACCGGTCGATCCCATTCGTCTGTCTTCGGATTGCCCTCGTCGTCTAACAACGCAGGGTAAACCGTTATCTTGTTTCGCATCGGCACCAAAGGCACTTATAACACGCTCCATCCTACGCCGCGATTCCCGAGCTTCACGTCATTTTCCGCCCCGATTAGTTCACGACTTATTGGCGGTATCAGATCGGCTAGTTCTCTCGGTTTGTCGCGGAATGTAAAGGATGCTACACCGGATAACGAAAACGCACTGACGCCGTTATGGGCTTGCCGTAACGTGTCGTTAAACTCTCGGGCCAATACTGCCGCGAACTCATATACAGCCGCATCCGGTACTGTATATTTCGGATATGCGGACGCTAGTGTACGTGACGCGACGTTAATTATCCGTTGTTTTCTCGCTTCGTCACAATCCGCCCAATCTTCGATATCAATAACATTTACGTCAATATAATCGTCTGCGGCTTCGATTGATAACGTCATAAGGAAACACCTCCGTTTTTATTCGGAGGCTTTGCCGCGTCCCTTTTTGGCGGGTTCCTCCGTTTTTGTTTCGTCCATGTATCCGTAATTGTTTACGAGTACATCACGGGTCACTACGTCCTTAACCTCTGCTACCCCGTTGACAAACGGCACCCCCTCGGTAATGCCGTTATACTTATCATTTGGCGTTTTAATCGTATACAAGGTCGCACCTCCTTATTACTTGCGAACTTCTGGCTTCTTAATGACGCCCTTCAATCGTGCGGCCGCACGAGGGTGGAATACAGCCATACCTGCATACCATTCGATACGAGTACGGAATACTGGCTTGCTGTCCAGTTCGCCTAGGTCTCGAACCGATACGCCACCATTCTGTAAGCCGGATACGTACTGCTCTGGTCCAAATCTCACAGCGTAGACAGAGCCTGTATCCTTTGCAGTACCAACCGTCTCATTAAAGCCAAGGATTTCATTACCGGATTGGTCTGTTTCAACGGTACGGATCGGGATGCCATAGTACGTAGATACAGGACGACCAAACGCGTCTGCTCCGTTTTCGATATAGTGAGTAGATTCGCGTAAAAGCTTGTTAAATTCTCGGCGCATCGCTTTCGACACAAACAATGCGCTAGGATCACCCTCCACAGCGTCAATTAGTTCGTCGATCATGTCTTGTGTGAGGTTGGCACCGTTCTCACCGGCTGAAATAACTTGACCGCCAGACAGTCGTTTTTTCAAGCCATCAAACCCCTTTGCGTCCACTGCTTGGTCGCCATTGAAAAATTGATTCGTGATAGCTAGCGACAAAGCTTTGGCTTTCATTTCGGTATGAATCGCGCGAACATCGTTGATATTACTGCGAGTCTGCACAATAAATCTGTCAACGTCCACGTCACCACCCGCGATGTACAGTTTCTCAGACGCAGGATTGATGATACCTGTAGACTCATTGTAGCCTTCGTTTACATCACGAAAACCAATGCCCGGTAGAGCACCCTCTTGATTGTACGCGTACGCATTACCTGCGATTTCCATAAACGGCAGCAATTCAAGAATGGATGAGGTACGAGCGAATGTTTCAATAACTCCGCGTTGTAGTGTATCTTGGGATAATTTCGAAGCTTCTAGTAGGGTCAAAGACATAAATTAAACATCTCCTTTAGTAGTTTTTTTGGAAAATAAAAAGACACCCTCATTTGGGTGCCTCTTATTTAGAGGAGCCGTAGCCCGCTTTAATTAATTGAATAGGGGAAAGCTTACTTAGGTCAGGCTTCTGTTGATCAGGCGTATTTGTATCCCCGCCAATCTGCTCCTGTTTCTTCCTTGCAAACAACCCCTTTTTCTCTGCTGTATTAATCCATTCAAGTTTTTGTTCGATCGTAAAATCTTTCGGAATTAAATCGTGTAACTCTTCTGGTATAGTTGAAATCTTTGTTTCGAACATCTGTTGAAGTATTGACTCTAGTTGCTGTACGCGTTGCTCTTGTGATTCTGCTTTAACTTTAAAGTCTTCTGCCTGTTTTGTGCTTTCTTGATAGAGACGTTCAAACTCGCCCTTCTTTTCAGCTTCTTCTTTTTCTTGTGTTTCTTTCTCTTTTAAAATCTCCTCTAGCTGTTTTTGTGTTTCACGATAACGGTTATTTACGTCATCGAATCTACTTTTTGGGATAAACTTTTCTTCCTGTTTCTTATCTTGGGGTTCTTGCTGCCCTTCTACAGATTCGCCCTCTGTTTCTGCAAAATATTGAAGATTTACGGAAAAAGGAAATAGTAACTTTTTCATAAACAGTCCTCCTATTCGTGTTTAACGAGCAACGCCTCGATTTTATTTTTCCGGCAATCGTATCGGCGTGACCACATGCCTGCAACGTGGATGAAATATCTCTCGACTACCTATAAGGTTTCCGATATACGGGTAATCTCCCGGGGCATCCGGCATTAGTTTGACGATACGTCCTTCCCAACTACGGCAAGCATCCTTCGCCCCATGACCGGAAATACGACCGTAATATGTTTCGCGCTCAACCGCTTCATTTATCGTCGCTTCTATTTGTGTCCGCATCATCTTCGTACGAACAACGGTGTCAACGTAAACTTCCGGCTTCCAGCGCCGACCAGCCGCATCAATTATGCCTGTTTCAACAGATCGCCCTAGCGTCTTTCTAATGTCCGAAAGGATATCGCGACTAATCGTACGCCTACCGTTAGTGCCTCGTGCCATATTCGCACGCATGGCCTCTGCGGTAGCCCTCCGGATTGCTAGTCGAACCTCTCTATGAACTCGTTTCGTAACTTCGAGTAGGTCCGATTGTGTATCAGCTATGGCTGACGCTACCAACCGCTTATTCAGCGTGCCGAATTTAGCGAGGGCCAACGCTTCGCTGACCGTACCAACGGATTCAAGAGCCACGAGACTTTCCGCGACGCCATACTCGACCGCCTTCGTAATGCTTACGTTAATCCATTCGGTGGTTTCTTCGTTTAACTCCGTGAGAATTTGTGTAATCTTTGCTACGAGCGCCTTCTCCCTTGTGTAAGAGACGTCTGTTACGTTAAGCCGTTCTAGTTCGCGCATAATGTCGTTCAATGCACGCTTGTACGCGGTGACTAGACGCTCAATATCGTAATCGTACTGAGTCTGAGGTCCATTCATTACTTGTCATCACCGCTTTTTTCGGACTCGTTGAACACTGACGGGTCCACGAACTCTTGCTCCGATTTAATACGAGCCATCTCTTCGTCTACTTGCTCCTCAGTCAATCCGTCGAGAAGCTTAATAGCTGTACGTTGGCTAATCGTTGGCATTCCGGCCGTTCTTATACTCATTAGGTTGGCCTGCTCCATTTCATCATCAGGCAATCCGTCTTTAAAATTGATCTTAGGCCATGTCGGGGTGTAGTTTAGCTTTTCCGTAGATTGCGCGTGTTCTAGTAGCTGTGCGATGTACAATACGTTTTTAAGTCCTTTGTCATAGTACTGACGTTTACGGTTTATCTTCGCGAGCAGACTATTCATACGCCACTTGATTGATAGTCCCGAAGAACCGGACGTACCACTATTGTCTTTTCCTAACGCTACAGCAGGTAGTTCAGCAACCGTTAAAAGAACGTCGAGTATCCTTTCGATTTCTTTAAAGGCCGCGTCCAGTTGCCCATCCCAAGTGATGTACTTAGGCATTACGTCGTCCTTCCCTGTAATCTCGAATACCTTTAGGCTACCAACGTGAAAAACTGTTCGACCGTCCTCGTCCACGTCCATCAAGCCCGCCGGAATAGCGATTGCAGGATCGGCATGTTTATCGAGAATTACCGCGATTTGACTGAGGCGGTTGTTTAACTCATCGAATAGTGATAGGTGTTCCGAGAGATCATCCAATCCACGCCACGAGTCGTCGTAAGCGAAGTTTGGTACGTGTACAACCAACGGAAAAGGCACGCCGGTTTTGATTTCTTTGTGAGACTCCGTAACCTCAGCGTAAATCTTCCAACTGATTACCTCGTTATCCTCATTGGTAGAGAGTGCGTTCATTCGGTATTCTCTTTTAATTATCTTCCCGGGATAATGAGACTCTACTTCAAGGAACCACTCTACGCCCTCAGACCCGTCAGCAGGAACCGGAACAGCGATATGATAGGCCGCGATCTGCTTCGAGCTACCGCGTAAGGTCTCGGGAAACACATACGCTGGATTCTGCGATTCAATTATGACCCGATAGGGGTCGATGTCCTCCGGCAAAGCGCCACGCCATGTCTGAGCCCACTTAATCTTGTAGAACGAATCCCCCCGGTAAGCATTTCCGATTGCAGATTCATAATTCACAATGTGCAAATCGTTCTCCTCGATAAAGCGCTCGACAGCCTTTTGTTCCTCCGAATTCTCTTTCCCTGCGCTAATATTCGGCGTTTCTCCGAATAAAAAATCCGCACTCTTCTTAGCAATGACGCCCGGAAGATTTGCGGATATGTAGATAATGTCGCGTTGGGTTTTAGATAATCGGTTGCTTACGCGTTCGAATACATCGTGGTGTAACCCCTGTGCTAGTTTACGGTTGTCACGATACCTCTTGATACGCTTGTCATGCGGGTGTGGTGGGTAATAGTCACCGATTTTAAACAGACGTCTCACCTCCGTTATAATCCGTTAGGTTTCGTATAAAACACGCGTGCTTTGCGTCGCGTACCACCGGCAATGTCGACAGCTCCCGCGAGTGCATCCGGTAAATCATCGTGAGTGGCTCCCGGAAAGTGTTCTAGCTGCTCACTCAACAAACGATGATCACGATTAAATCGTAAAAAGCCGTTTTCAACTAACGGTTCTAGCGCTTCAATACGCTCTTCTTTTTTCTTTCGGGTTACAATCGGCTTCAATCTCGTACCGTAGACACGTTCCTTCGCAAGCCGTTCCTGTAGCTGTCGGTATAAATCGTGCTGTGCCCCTACGGTCTCGACGCCAAATACGCGATGGCCGTACCGTTTTATGATTTCAACGGCTTCTCCTAACGCGATATGTGCCGGACACTTCTTCGCCCACGCCTCTATTACGTACATAACGCCCGTCCTTCGATCGCGTCCAATAGTGACGATTGCATTGTAGTCGGACCGATTTGATTTACCGAACGCCATATCCCAAAACGCATAGTAATCTAGCGACGTGTCTACCAGATCGGACGCGTCATAGTAACGAAATTTGTCTGGTACAAATATCTGCGATTCTTCGTCGATGGGCTGATTTTGGTACTCGGTAGAAAACGCCTTTGACCCATTGTCCCACTTCCACGTCATCAGCTTCCATAAAGGCTGAACATCCGGCCATAAGACGCGAGCTCCTAAATCCATCTCTGATTTGTTAGCAAGATAAAACTCTTCGGCTAGGGCGGCCCTATCTGGATTCTCCGCGTTCAAATAAATAGCTCGACACTGCTCCCATAGGTCAGTACGTTCCGGCTCCTCTATCAATGCTTTAAAGAGTCTCGATTTGAAGTCGGCACGTTCATGGAGTACGTAGCGTAATAATGATTCCGCATGAACCATTGTTCCCATAAATACCAATGCGGTCTTTTTACCTTCGGGGTCACCAAGTGGCGTCACTGTCTGCGTAAACCAATCGCGTAGCTCTTGTCTTAGTTCGGCCGTATTCGTATTCTTTTTCGATTCTAAGTCGTCACAGACGATTAGGTCCGGCCTATATCCATTCCAGTTACGGCCGCGTAACGCCTGTCCCGTAGACGCCGCTTGAACAAGCGTTAGCAGTCGCTGTTCTTCGTTCTCTCGTTGCTCCCACGCGATAAACTCCGAAGTATTATCCCGAGGATTTACCTGTTGTTTCGGGTGTAGTAAGTGCCCGAAATCAGCTCGTAGTTTTGCGTTAGATTTTAGCTGATTCGCGAGCCAGTCTAAGTTAGCCGTTGCTACGGACGGTGTTTCTGATATGATGATGATGTATTTACGTTTACGGAATACGATTTCGTGTAATGGGAACGCCTTTGATAGATACGATGATTTTGCGTGAGACCGGGGCGCCGCCCATCCGATCTTTGCATTTACCTCGTGCATAGATACCGTGTTCATAATCGCGCACAATTCGTGGTGGAACTCCGGGGCCTTGTCGATGGTTACCGGTATCCAGTTGCCCGAATTATCTGGGTTATAGTGCTCACCGAAATACTCGTACGCGAAGTAAAGTAGATCGACCTCGGCTCGGTGGATGCGTGCTAAGCGTTTAATCTCCGTTAGCCATGTCCGTAATTGTACGGCTTCATCGGCTGTTATCGTGTCATTATCGAGCTTTTTACGGAGCTTTACCGTACCCACTCGAAGCATGTCAATTAGTTCTTGTCGCTGATCTCGCGTCAACCACTTACCGTTAACCCATGCGATAGGGCATCGTCTCCTTTCGTGTGATCACCGGAAACACAAAAAGGCCACCGATTAGGCAGTTCGGTAGCCATGCGTCTGTTTCCGATTTTCAAAGTTAATTTTTGATACGCGGATTTTTCGGACACCTGACGGGAGAAAAGACCGGGGTGCCAGGGGTGGGGTACCCCTCACAATTTCGTTATACATTTCGTTGCATAACGCAGTTAACATAACAGAGGTAATCGGACTCAGCCCGGTTTCAAGAACGTTGTAGTGGCGGGCTTCATCGGAGGCACGTTTTTTATCGTTTATGCACCGTATATACAAACCGCATACCTACGCCATTTTTAGCGTGTGCCCATCCGGTCATTTCCCGCCTAAATTACGCGAATATACATCGTTTATGCATCCCCGTTGAAAAGTTTCGGAGGGGTCGCGCGCCGGGCGGTCGCAGTTGATGTACGTGTACTTCTCATGAAACCGACTGCATCCGTCCAAACGCGTACCTTCATTATATGGCGCCTTCTATTCGTCCATTTCAGCTACCATGCGTTTCAGCTCGTCAATGTCCGGCACCTCTCCGTTAGCCTTCGTCTCGACTTCGACCTTATCCGTAAGCAATCCGACCTGCTGGAACAGCAGCTTAGCCGCCGCCGCGTTCCCGTCCTTGACTGCCGTGTCAAACATCGCTTTATTCACCGCAGGTATCATGTCGCGTACATTACGCCTCATCCGCGCTATAAGTTCCTTTTCGAACGCGCTATCGTTCTTCCAATTGTAAATTGTACGTTCGCTCACGTTACATTCCTTCGCGATCTCAGCGACTGTCTTGCCGCCTTGTTGTGGCTGTGCTAGATAGCCTATCGCGATGTACTGTTCGGTTGTTAATCGTTTAGCCATCGGTTTTATCCGTCTCCTTTCCGTTATTTATCTATATGGCCCGTTACGGAAGCTCCACAAGAACAGGCCGCCTACAAACGCTAAAGCTAACGTGCCTAATCCGATAGGTACTCCGATAAGCCAAACAGTCCACATCGGTATAGTAAACGTCATGCACGCGGTCTCCTTTCGTCTCAATAAGAAATAACGCGGAACCATCGAGTGGCGCCGCATCTACATTTGGGTAAAACGCCCCCGTCAATTCGTCCAATCAGGACGGGACGTATAGTCATTTACTATAAAAGGCGCGTTACTTTAATGAGGGAGTGAAGACATTGAAAAGAAAAGGTAACAAGAAATGCATTCAACACGTACAGTATGACGGGTATCCAAATCCATACGATCCTTATTTCTTACCATACCCTTACTCTTATCCACACCGATCAAGAGACGATGTAGACCACGGTATATGTACCCAAGATTATTACGACTGCTTACGCGATTGCCGACAGATGCCCGATCCTTATTCTGACTGCCGATCCCAGTGCAGAGCTCAGTATCACTATTGTTTAAACCAGATCAGACACTATCGCTAGAGTAGATAGGGCAGCTTGAAGCGAAGAGTTGCCTTATCTACATACTCCTTCAAATATGATTTTATTAAATGTACTTACTATACTTAGGTCGCGTTTATTTATCTCCCTTTATATCTATCTTTTATATAAAGTGACAGCGCGATAGAAGGAACGTAGTGACTGATTGATGCGCTATCTTTTTAAGTCTTATTAATAAGTCTAAGTACATAAGTCTTATTTACCTGTAAAATTTACCGTAACGTTCCGGTAAAAATTACTGTAACGTACCCGTAAAATTTACCGTAACACTTTCTGACCGTCTTCTCTCACGCATTCTCGCCATGTTATCGGCCGATCGTCTTCTTTCCGCATCACGTCCGGCAAGTCTTCGTTTATACTCTCGTTCTGCCTCCGGGTATCTCTCGAATAGCTCCTCTAGGCTCGATACGGGATCAACCGGAACGAACAACTTCTTCGCGCCGTCCATGTGGGTACGTAGTAAGCCATATTCCTCGAGGACATCTAAGTGTTCCCCCGTAGTCTTTGCGGTCTTCCCGTAATGGAAAGCGAGCGTGTCCACGTTAGGCCAAGCGTAGCCTTCCTCGACGTTGTAGTAATGCGTCAGTAGCCCGTAGAGTGTCGTCATCTCCGCCTTATACTTCGGCAGAAACGTGTAATAAAATAACATGAAATGCGGTGTCTTTACGAATCTTTCTCCGTTCACTTAACGTCACATCCCTATATAATTTTCGACTTAACCTTGTGGCTTATTACGTTCGTACTCCGCGAGAGAGCCGTCTAGCTTATCGTCGCGTCGGTATTGCCAGAACTTACGGAGTGTTTTTTCGTGAAGGCCCGAGCAGATATATCGCAGACCCTTACGTTTCAAGAACTCGTACAGATTAGGGGAATAGCAATAAAAATACTCACGGGAATTATCCTCGTGAGCTCTCGTCAGTGATCCGTTCATTTACCGTCACCTTCCGTATGGGATTTAATGTATCAAGAACCATTGCGCCGATTTGATAGTGCGATCTGTATATAAATAAACCTCGAAGCCAGTCGCAAATCTGGGGCGTAATAATATCTGCAAATTCCTTTCGCCAGTCATCCGGCATACCTCGTAAGTAATCGACATTGTAGCCGCGATCTTCTATGAACAGTTCGATTGTCCTGACCGTAGTAAAATTATGTTCTTTAATGCCGCCATAGTTCAGAGATAACACCCTCCCGTTAGCCTATTCGGAACACTAGCGTAATACCAATCGGAGCGTTCGCTTTAATGTATTCGATGGCCTGTAGACGCGGCTCCTCTTCGCCGATTACGGAAACGACAAGTCTGCCCGGACGTGATGAGTATAGGTACGTATGCACGCAGAAACGTTCGCCTACCTCGTTATACCATTCTCGTGAGCCTGTAACCGTCAATTGCAACGACCTCCTATAAAATAGAAAAAGCCGCCGGAATTGGCGACTCTCGATTAGTTACTTACTCATATGGTCCGCGTACATCGTGGTAAATGCGGCTACTTACCAGCCGATTCCACCGTGATCAAAACGACGCTTATTCCAATCTGGTTCTGCCATATCGTACACTCCTTTGCTTAGTGACCGGGGTCATCGACGTAGCCCGGGTCGTCCGTATTGCAATTACGCTGTACCGCCCATTCTGATTCGGTCATATTGCGAGCCTCCTCCGTTTTAGTAGCCGGGATCGTCGATCCAAACAACGATACCTTGCGGATTATCAACCCAATTCTTATCGTAAACCATATCGGTTCCTCCCTCATTTAATGACCCGCATCGTCTAGCCAACCGGGGTCAAAAATCCAATCTGGTTCCGTCATAGAAAATCCCTCCTCGGTTTAATGACCGGGATCATAGTGCCATTCTGGATTAGTCATGTCGTGTAACCTCCTTAAATACTAATGCCCCGGGTTGTCGGTCCACTTCGGTCCTGCGTCCCAATTAGGGTCTGTGCAGCATTTCCACTCCGGAAAGCTCTCGAAAACTATTTTCATCATATCCACCTCCTTGCCTACATCTTTCGACAAGAAGATTTCTAATTCCTTCCAAACGTGCAAAAAGCCGCCGGTTTTCCGACGACTAATTGCGTTTCTTCACGGCTTGTACCAACGCGGTGATCGAGATGACCAACGCTATCACCGCGATTACCAATGTAATAGTTTCCACGGTTCCGACGCCTCCGTTGACTATAGAGTATATCGAGGGTATGATTGGAATAAGATGATAGGGAAGGAAGGAAGCCGATAAGCTTCCGACCCTCTGATGCGCGACCTCTTACGCCACGAACGTAAGGGGTCTTTACTTTAGGTTTCGGCTGTTTTGCCTGCCATTGCGATAATTAACTACCGCAGTTGCCAAGTTCACCAGCGCAGTCACCAGTAGTACGACCTCTACCATCATCCGTCCTCCTTCTCATTTATTGGAAGGTATGGAAATCACACCCTCTACAAGAAGGATATCATGATACTCCTATAGTATCAATAACTTTCTGAAGCTTCTGCCGTTCTAAAGTTTTTGCTATTATGTTTGTGGAGGTGTTCGCGTTGCAAATCCGGGTAAAACTTGACGCTATCTTAAAAGAACGTGGGATCACTCAACGAGAGTTCTCCCGCATGACAAATATTCGATTCCCTACCATAAACGGCATGTGTAAAAATGAGACTCAGCGTTTGCAACTCGATAACCTTGCGAAGATATGCGAAGTGCTTGGCGTTGAGATTACGGATGTACTCGAGCTTGTGGATGAACGTCTCTAGCATGCATAGATACGAAACCTCCCAAAACGAACCCCCTTACGCAATAAAATAGCTCTTGACTTCGCTCGCCTTTATGTCCCTTGCGTACTGTTCTTGTCTCGCCTTATTGCGTATCTTAGCGTTGTTATCTACGAATTGCATTTCGTAAGGGCTGCGTCTTCTGCGCGAAGGTTTCCGGTAAGAGATTCCGTCCGTCCCTGTATCCTCTACTATTTTAAGCGAGGTCTCACCGCCCATACCGGAACCTCGTCGCTTGTGTTTTCCGAGTGTTCGGCGGGCGTATTGTGTCGCGGATAGAATCGGATATTCATGGTGGGTCATTTTATGTTCGTCATCATCCGTGAGCTCTTCGTAGAGTATCGCGTCTGCTAGGCGTTCAAGCTCGCCGGAGTCTGGCCTATTATCCGTACGTAGGATTACTTCATCTATCCACTCGCAAATAGCTGCTATTCGGTCGGTTCGTTCCATTTTTACCCATTCCATCATCATGCTGCCTCCTCACCGTAATTCCATATCTCATAGACCTTCGCTATTCGTTCCAATCCATTTCTTACGCGTAATCCGGCTTTTTGAGGGCTGATGCCCATAGCCTTTCCCGTCTCAACAGTGTCTAACTCCCGTTCATAAACGTAATACAACGCCTCACGCTCCCGATCTGTCAGCCCCGCCCGTTCGATCGCCTCCGCCAGATCAATCAACACGTCACACGCCGCGTAGTCGCCCCGTTCGAACCGGCTGGCCCGTAAATGGTGGATGTCGCGTAGGATTGCGTGTACGCCGTCGCGGTCATTTAACGCATACCTTACGGAAAGATTGCGGTGTCCCTTTTCGATATCTACGGCACATGCGCCCATTAAGCCGCCTCCTTTATCGTATTCCCCTCGTAATACCCCGCTACAATCCGATCCGCCCATCCGAAGTCCCACGTACTATTACCGTCAATCTCCTCGCCCGCGCCGAGTGTCAGTTCGTTCCACCGGTAAGGTCCGTCGGCATACGTTCGGGCCCCGTCTCTGTATCCATCACAGTAACCGTTACCGTGCGAGAAGAAAAACGCCTCGTTACCCTTGCCGCTCCCGTGCCAACTCGGAATATGCGGGTACAAGTTCTCGCGCATCAGACCATCATCCGTAAAGTCCACGAGCAGATCGTCCAGTTGTGCCGCCTCAGTTCGTTGCCCTTTCGCATCCAACCCAATGTCCGTCACCACCGCGAAATAGGACGGAGGCTGTCCGGCTAGGAACCGCGCATCGTGTTGCGTAATAGCGACGTCTCCCCCACGCTTAAAGCTCGATCTCCATCGTTTAGTCGCGGGTTCAATTAACGGAGTATCAGGTGGCCCCTTCCGTAATATCAATATCTGTGTTTCTATTGTCGTCCCTACGTGTTGGAACGTCTCGCCCGGCAGGTGGATCGTGGCAATATGCCAGCAAGTTTCGTGCATGTATTTACGGATTTTTGCGGAATACTGTGCGTACGAAATACCCATTGGTAGGACGAATGCAATATAACCGCCGGGCTTTACGGCTTTGATAGCGAGTTCGAGAAATACGTTCTCGGACTTACCGCGGTATTTGCCCTTCGACTTGGATAGCGTCGTAAAATCGTCACGTTCCGTCTCCAACGTCAGCCCATACGGTGGGTTACCAATGACTATATCGTAGTAGTCGCGTCTCTCATGTAGCAACGCGTCCGCATTGATCACGTTCACATGCGGGTAAATGAGCTTCGTCACCTTCGCACTCGTTTCGTCGAGCTCGAGCGCTGTAATTTCGCAATCCGGCGGAATGTGTTCGAGAAATACACCGGAGCCGGCTGACGGTTCGAGGACACGCATACTGCTCGTTAGTCCACCAGACAATCCCGCAATCGCCTCGACCACGAACCGCGCTACGTGCGTCGGCGTAAAGAAAGCACCACCGGAGAATGCGTTCGGTAAGAGACCGCCTGCCGACGTGTAGTTTTCGCGTAGGAACTGGACGTCTTCCTCCGTTATCTCTTCGGGTGGCTTCGCTACTATCGCCATTGAGCGTACGTTACCTTCCCAACGTTTGCGGTCGGCTTTTCCCAATTACACCGCCTCCTTCATTTCGCGTGTGAGATATGGTAATAAACGTCTGCCTATCGCGCTTATTAACGGTATTATCTTCCAATCCGCCGTCGAATGACGTATACTATCGTTAAATAACGTTAATGATCGGAGTGATTACTATGTCTTTCGTTGCTCACAATTTTGCGGAGTCCCTCGAAGCTTACATTTCGGTAGACAAATTTAACCGTCTGTACCTATCGTCCGCACTCCGCAGTAAGCTCGGTATTGTGCCCGGCACGCCGTTCAAATGCCACGTGGGCTATGACCCGAAGACCGGCAATATCGGAATTGCACGTCCGGGCGAAGTCTCCGTTGATGACTCGGTACAGCCGGCTACATTCGACGGCAAACGTTACTACGCGGCCGTAGCTTCCTTTGTCCGTAAACATAACGTTCCTGTCGGCAAGTACCTGTATATCGAACGCTCCAACAACTGGTACGCGTTCCGTCACAAGGAGCAGGAAGAGCCCGCACCGTCTTCACCCAGACGTGGCCGTAAGAAATCGTAAGTAATCTCCGTTGAGGCGGCGTGACGGCCATCCGTGTAGCCAGCACGGTAGCCGTCCGCATATGCCTCGAGAACATACGCAGGCCAGTCGGGTACGAACGGGTCTATTTGACGATCAACTTCACGATCTCGAATATCCAGATCATCATTGCAGACACAAGAAGTAAGAATTCGATCGGGTTCTCGTTTGCGAACTTCCACATCAAACCGCCTCCTCGTCGTAATTCAAAAAGCAACCGCAACCACCGATATCAGTCATATCTATTTCACGCTTCTTTTCGATATCTTCTCGTAATTCTCGGAGACTATACGGAGTCTTTATACCATTTCGTTGTTTTCTTAATATAGTGACATCCTTGCCTAGATGCTGGCGAATTGCCTCCTCGTTAGATTCACACTCAGCAAACCGGTCTGGCATCTTCATCAACAGGTTAGCGAAGTGTCCTTGTCCAGCGCGACAGCAGAACCCACCACAATTATTATGAGTGAATCCCATTTCATACAGACGTGGACGCTTAATACCCAATGCTTCTAAGCTTTGTAACATTTGTTCTTTATCCAAGAAAGGCTCTTCTGTCATAGGGAATTTTATTGTGTAAGGCTTCCAATTTTCAATCGGCGCTATAGTCCGGTGCATTTCGGTCCAGTCTATACCAAGATAGATAGTACATTCATCAGGCGAAAAATTTTCCTCAACCCATTTTCGCGACATTTCTTGTTTGAGAACATGTGAGCAAGGAGCTCGACGGGAGTTACCGAGAAATCTTCGGTCGTGGTAAACTTCCCACGGTGTTCGCCCGTCTGCAATGCGCACAAATTCTACGCCCATTTCTCTAGTCGTCTCATCAAGGAACCGGTAAAGGTCCTCGTCCTCAATTAGAGTATCTGTAAAAAGTAAGATGATATCAGAGGCTCCGTACTCCTGGATCACACGTTTAGCAGTCGCCCAACTCCCGATTCCGCCCGAATACATTACGATATGCTTCAATTTACACCGCCTCCTTACGCTTAACATCCCGCATCACCCAATCAATCTGCTCCCATAGGTCAAGGACTGATCCGTCATTGTACAAATCGTAGTCGACCTCGAACCAGTCGATATACTGTTCGGTCTCGTGGTGGAGATCAGCTTCCGTAAAGGTATCGCCAGCGTCCTCCATTCGTTTTAGTCGCGTCCCATCTTCGGCGTTAATTCGAATAATAATGAATCCTTCTTCGCGGAGCCGATCGTACTCATTCAATTGACGAAGGTCTGTGACCACTACGTCAAAGCCTTGTGCTCTATATACTTCACGCATGGTTCGTTTAATCCATACGTCGGGATCAATCGACCTCATCGCCTGCCCCACGCCTTGTAATAGCGCACGGGGCTTTTTGCCATTTGCGACTTGTTCGGGGAATAGCTCGTGACATATATGCTTGATGCCGTCACCGAATGCGTACGGTACGAAGTCGTAATGTTCGACTAGGTAGGCCGCAACCGTATCCTTGCCCGACCGCATTTTTCCGGTAAGCGCGATTTTTACGTTAGGCAACGGCAATCACCTCCGTTCCTTGGTCGCGGGAGTCGTCGATAATCTCTACGTCAGTAACGCTGACGTGCTGGTAATACCCGTCCTTACTACGGTCTGCATCTGCTGTTCGCTTACCATAAACCTTAAGTTCCCCTACAGGATTACTTATGCCTTTCACATGACCGATATCTCCGACATCATAGTAGTGGCGAAAGAATTGTTTACCTACGATTACTACAACGTCTCCTACGCGTGCCTCCGTAGGCTGTGGTGCGTTCAAGTAATCCGAAGGCACATCGAGTCCCAACGCACGACGTAGCGCAATAGCCTTGCCGATATGGGCGTTGAAGCAGTCGTCAGGCGAACACTTGGCGATTCCACGCCCATATATCCTTTCCGGGGTTACTCCACCGCGAAGTAAGCAGACTACGGTTCTCTTTTCCCTGTTGACGATAAAATCTGCGGTCAATCCGAGTCCATTCCTGATGTAGATATCACCGCGTCCACGTAGATGCGGATTCCTTACCTTGGACGTATCAGACCTTAGCTCCACCACGTCTGCCTTTGCACGTTCTACGACCTCATCACGAGACTTATTCGTCAGAACTTCCGTCATCTTAGCCCGGGTCTCCTCGTTGTTAGGCGCACCCACGAATTTCGCCAGCTCCGCCTGTACACTGTCCACGATCGCTTTAAGGATTTCGGAAGGAGACGATGAGGCTACGTTGACGGTTAGGTTTACGGTGATGTTATTCGTGGTCGGTTCGTTTATAGGCGTTATAACTACGTATTCGCGATGGTAAATAAGCAAGTCATGTTCCTTTACGCGCACGCCGCCATACGACCTCCGTACTATCTCGACGGTCAGGACACTGCCGTTATCATACTGACTCCCAGTAATTTCTGCCGCGACGATTAGAATTCGTTCGCCGACCTTAGCCTCTCGCCTCTCTTCGCGGTAACGTACGCCATCAACGTGGATAATGTCGGTGGGTTCGAGGACTAAATACTCGTCGTGAGTCATATTAAGTGTAGAGCCGTCATCCCACTTTCCGTCGACGTCTATAAAGCTAGACCCGTCTAACTCCGTAACTGTATAAACCTCGCCCTTTCTAAATTCGCCTAGCATCTCTTCCGCGATGATCTTTACTCGTTCACCAACGTTCGCCTTACGTTCAACCTCGCGATATTCACGCTTTACTCCGTTATCATCCGTCAAAATAGTTACGTTCGTCATATACCGATCACCCTCCGAAATTTTTATTTAGGCTACGTCAAAGTACGGCGCTGTCCACGGCTCTGCTTTCGTAACCTCTCTACGTAATTGCTCGGCTAGTTCCGCAATCTCCCATTGAGCACCGCGCCCCTCTCGTCGTTTGCTGTAGAAGTCGAGCAAGGCCCGGAGATTCGCGGTCATAACTAGATTAGTTGCGGCCGCGTTCGGGAGGATCATACGGGCATCTTCCGGCGGTACTCCTGCGCGACGTAGACGGTCGTATGTCGATTGGATGTCACGCATAGCCTCTTCGAACTCTTCGGTTGCGGTCACGTTACGGCAGATAGGCTCGCCAGTCGCCTCGTCAAACCCGGTTATCCGCCTAGTATCTGTTACCTTTCCGTTAAGAGAGGGCGGCACCACGTAATCAAATCCGCCAGTCTTATCGGAACTGCCCATCCGCACATACCGTTGCGATTGGACGGAGTAGCTAAAGCCGACCCGATGCCGTGTCAATTGCGCTAGGAGTACGCGGGATACGCCCTCGATCGCGAATGTAAACGTTAAATGTTCCATAGTAGACGTATGGCCCGATCGTGTGATGTGGCGGAACAGGCGGTCGGCTTCCGTACCGCCTTCGCCGTCGGACGCGGTCTGGCCGAAATACTTGCCGCCTTCGAGAACAACGATTTCGGACGGCTTGTTGGCGGAATAACACGTTCTGATTGCGGTGAGGGCTACGGCTTGGCCGTCCGTAGGAACTCCGCCTTCCAACTCAACCTCCCACCAAAAATCGTCTGCGAGCGCGGTGTGAGCGATTAACTTCACGGACATTTGCGTTTCTGCCATTAGCGTGCCTCCCTTAGTATCGCGAGTATAATCTCGGGGGAGATTTCGACTACTGCTCGGTTCTTCGCGTAAGACCCCCTAGTTAGAGAACGATCGGCCCATTTTCGGCTTGTATAAACTTTGTCCGATACAAGGCGCCCAGTGTCCGCATCAACTACGACAAAAGCACTTAAACTGGCAAGGTACCCCATTACACCGACACCCCCGTACTCCCAAAACCACCGGCTCCGCGTTCTGTCTCGCTTAATTCGTCCGCAACGATAAACTGCGCCTGCATTACCGGCAATATCAATCCTTGGGCAACACGATCACCTTTACGTATTAGGTACGTTTCTTCTGGATAGTAGCGCCACAATTCGCCTCGGACTAGCTCGCCGGATATCGTCCGTAGACACCCAGTGATCGGATATTCGATTCGATAGTCGGTTTCAATCGTTTTGCCCTTTTCGTAGTCGTAATCGGAGTCATAGGCAATAAAAGGCTCTTTTTCCGCAATATTATCGAACATCATCGCGACTTCGCCCCGGTAATCACTGTCGATAATACCGATACCGTTCGATTGCCGAAGCTCCGTGTTAAGAGCGATGCCCGACCGCATGCACACTAACACCACGAATCCCTCCGGTATTTCAAACGCGAGTCCTAACGGAACCTTTTTCGTCTCACCGGGCGAGATAGCTACGTCCTCAATCGCGACAAGATCGAAGCCGGCCGAGCCAGTCGTTGCGTACTGCGGAATTACTGCGTCCGGGTGCAGACGTTTGATTTTTACGGGGATCATTCGGTGCCCTCCTCTAATTGAGCAATTTTTTAGAATATACAAATTTATCAATAATTGATAACATAAATATCGGCAAAAAATTTTACATAAAAGGAGTCGTTTCTGTTGAAAAACAAATTCTCAAAAATTCTTTCCGTCGTGGCACTTTCGACCCTTGTCTTTTCTCCAAGCGTTCTTGCCGCAGACAAAGTATGGAAAACAGTAACATATGAAAAAGTATTACGTCATTGGTCGGGCAAGTTTGATCCTGAGATTAATTACGACAACGGGAAAGGGTACTCAGGTAAACTTAAGCTTGTAAGCACATCTTGCGATGTCAGAGACGCTGAAATCGAAGAATGTGATATCACCTATGAGGGATGGCTTTACTACCAATATTAATAAGCTATAAAGCGCGAACCTCAGCTTATCATTAAAGGGATAGCTGAGGTCTTTTAATTTTACTTAGCTACGTCCCAAGATTTTATCTGAAATTCAGTCATCATTACTTCGCCTCCTTAATAGATTCGTAGACTTCGAGAAGCTTTCGTTCAGCAAAATGCAAGCCAGCTCTATATGCTTTCGTTTCCAAGTCGTCTGGTTCTTGCAGAATCACTCGATGGTGCTCCTCGTGTAGCTTATAAAGCGTATGAAAAACGATATCGACTAACTGTTCACTAACCGCAGGCTTGCATTGTAACATTTCGATTAACTCGCGTTGTTCATTCGTTGGGCCGTAGCTCATCGACGTACCTCCTTAACAACGAATACCTTGCCCCGTTGCTCAACGATCTGGTATTTGTCGGTGTCAAATCGGGACATATCCGTTATAGTGACCTCATATCTTGGAGTTGCGTAATCTACCACTACGAAGCCAGTCCAATTGCTTAGGATTGCCGAGATTAGTAAAAACGTTATTCCCATAGATTCTCCGTTGATTAGACTGAAAAACGCCATTACTCCAAAGATCACAGCAAGCATCCCAAGGCATATCATGCCAACCAACGCTCCGGTATTTGACACCGTACTTAGAATTTCCATCCTGCCACCTCCGTTTATCTAATTGGGCACGCCCCACCCTCGCATGAATCCGCGCCCTCTAAATCGCTAGTTCCGTCCGTCTCGTACTTCGCTAGAATCGCCGGATCGAACGGCTTCATCTTGGCGCGTAGCTCCTCGTATTCCTCTTTCGTAATAGCCTCGTATGGCGCGAGTTGATACGTGCCGCCATCGAGTGCCAAGAACGATACGCCTACGAAATCGTCCCATCCGTCCCACACCGTCTGCTCAACCGTTGCCCATTCGTCCGGCCTCACAGTAATCGTATTGGACGAATTGTGGTCGGTGTACGAACGTTGGAATCGGAAGTAAGTCTCGAATTGACGCGCTGCACTTACGTCATCTTTCGTTTCTAACGCGCCAGAAGCTACGGGAAAGTCGATGACCAGCGTTCGGGCGTTGGCGAGACGTTCTGCTTCGGTGTCGCCCGGCGTTCCGACCTCGGGATTCACCGTCCAGCCGAGTTCCTGCGCCACCTTCACGAGTGGATCGGACGCGTTGATACGGATACGTCGAATGTAGTACGGGCTGTGCGACCAGTGTAGACCGGACGATACGCCGCCAGCTAGTTGCGAGATGGTTCCCTCCGGCTTGACCGTTGTCACAAGTAAGGGCGCGTTCACCCGCAGTTCCTTCGCATAGGCCTCCGCCTCGTTATTTGCTACGGTGCCGAGAAGTTCGAGTAAATCACATTCCTGCCGTTCGCTATAGTTAACGGCCGCCATAGCGTCCTTCCAACCGGTTAGCGACGTACCGAGAAGCCTATCACGCTGTTGGATCGCGTCCCAATGTGGCAATTCGAGTGTTACGAGAGTCATTCGTAAGCCGGCACGGGCGGAGCGTCGTTGAGCTTGTAGGAGTGCGGGGATATCGAGTGTATTGCCGCGCACGAACTGCATAACGTTGACCGTCGTTAAGTTGCAGACTCCGTATGAATCGAGCAGTATTTCCGCGCAGGGATTAAGGCCCTCAGCGTTCGGCCGTCTTCTTCGCGCCTCTTCCAGATTGATAAACCCGGGTTCGCCTTCCGATTGCATGATCGTAAACACTAGATTTAGAAACACGCGACTAGGTTTCGTTTCGAACGCGATAGAGTTATTCGATAGTCTCCGGTGATCAAGCCCGAACCGTCCGTCTCCTACCTTCATGATAGAGTCGAACCACTCCGGCTTTTGTCCGATAGCCTCTAGCATTTCGCCTACCTTACGATGGTGCGCGAGTTGATCTTCCGTCCACACTCCGTTGATGCCGTACTTTGCGAGCAAGCACTCGTAGTCGTCCGCGTCAAAGAGGAATATTTCAGCTGTTCTACGGACGCCCCCGACCACAACGTTTGCTCCGATAAGATTGCCGATATCGAGAATGTGGATCGGGCGGACTTGGGCGTAATCGAACTGCCCATATGCGAGTGTCATCGGTTCCAGTGACGGATCAATCTCGTTCTTTAACACGCGGTCAATCCCCGCAAACATCTCCGCAAGTGGCTCGTGACCCGATGCCGTCCCGCCGAATCGTTTCAGACGTTCACCTTTCGGACGAACCGAATTGTACGAAATTTTCACGGTGTGGACTGACTCGCATTGCGGCTCCGTTAAGATTTCGAAATAGGCTCGGAGGGCTTCGACCCATCCTTCTTTACTGTCGCCCACGTAGATTTTCACGTAGCCGTTATCGAGTTCAGTCACTTTCGTTTGCTCTAATCGTCGGTCTACGGGAACAGGTTCGTAGGGCGCGTTGATTAACGTTGTGTTTGTGCGGATTGGCGCTAACCCTGCCGCGAACTCCTTCGTACACTTGAATCCGACGCCTGTACCGATCATCAACAAGTAGAACAGGTCGCCTAAATCCGACCACGATCGAATGTTAATGAAGGAGCAATTAAAATTCGCGAGTGGGTACTTATCCGCGATTCCGCTTTCGGCGCCCCCGACCCACAACGTCCGCCCACTCAGGAATTGACGTAGATTGAACATTCCGTCGAAGAACGACTCAGCTTCGGCCTGTAAACTCGCGTAAGGCACCGTGTAGCCGATCTTTTCGTAATGCCTAACCGCGAGACCAAGGTTGTACTCCGTAGCCCTACGGCACGTTTCTTTCCACGTCTCACGGCGGCCGATTTCGGGCAGCCACCGTGAATATGTCCGGTAATATACGAACTTGCCCAGCTCGTTCGTGTGTTCGGGAAAGTCCGGGTAATTCCCGATGAACTCATCCGTTAGCAATTGAGTCAATCCGCGTCATCTCCCTTTCAATATCGTTTATCGCGTTGATAACCGTTTGTCTTCGTAATCTTAGCGTTAGACATCTTCGTTCACTGACGATTAGGCTCTCGTTTACGTCCTCTAGCTCATCGCACAAGTAACGGAGTGATCGTTCGACTGGTTTCTCGTCGTACTTATTCATCCGGTCAATACTCGCATCAATCGGAGTAGTGCAAAAAGCAAGACCGAGTGAACAAACGGGATGCCTACGCCTAGAAGAGCAAAAATGTAATACACGCCAGCGCCGCCTAGTAAATATACGCCTGCAACGATTACTGCCCAAAATATGAAGAACCCCAGCTTAGACCAACTCATCTAATCTCTCCTTTACCATTGAAATAAGGTAATGCAGATATAAGCAGCTACGGGAATTGCAATGAGAAATGATGCAAGTCGTCTCCCACCTGAAGCATAATTAGTGGCGATAATTCCTACGATAGCAATGATATACATAATAAGAGAGTACCAACCCAGAATCTGCGTTAACATCAAACCGCCTCCTCAACGTCTATCAATTTATTCGCGATAAGATACGCCAGCACCACCGCACACGCATCGCTGTCATCGTAGCCAACCGCAAACTCATAGTCTTCTGGCAATCCGAGCATCTTACGTACACTTACCGCGACCTCAACCTTCTCCGCCTTGCCATTGCCGGTGACCAACCGTTTTACAGCCGTCGGACTAATTTCGTCTGTCACCGTGTAGCCATACCGAGCCAGCCCTTGGTCAACGGCCGCCCACGCACCGAACACGCCTTGTCTCGCCCTTTTCGACCGGCCATCCGTAAAGTCCTCACGTATAATTGCCGTAAGTGGTCCCGCATCGTGAGCGACCGCAACCGTCTTGGCCTCGATGTATGCGAACCGTTGGCCGTCCGTATGAGCTGTAGATGTAACGAGCGATGACGCGTATATTAGCGTAGGCACCCGGTTCACTACGTCTATCACCGCGAATCCGGGGTTCATCGAAATGTCCAAACCGAGATATCGTTCCTTTTTACGAGTTGCCATCGGTCACCTCCGTAAGCCCGCCGCGGTCTCTAAATGACGCGCATAGTCGAGCAGATTGTCGTACACCACATCGCTGTCCTCCGTATGGAGCTCGGAGGCTAAACGGCGGAGGTCGCCGGACACGACCGCCATCACCGTTTTAAGTGAGTCTACTTCGCGTTCCAATTCGTCATAATTTTCGATCATGTCGTGAGAGACTACCGGCATTCGGTAGACACCTCCACGACTTCTATCGTGCATACTTTGTGCGTATCTACAACGCAGTTACCAACTTCTGTTTTGTCGCTAAACATAAAGTGTCTTGCGGCATAGAAGTTTCGAACAAACTCCACGAAGGATTTACCCGAGCAGTCAGTAAGTAGTCGCACATCCCCATTATCGAGTATCATTTTCATTTTCAACACTTACGCCACCTCCACGATTTTCGCCCCGTAAGGTACGTATTTCAACGGCCGATCCGGTGCATTTACGACTACATTCCGATAATCAATTCCACGGTAATCTGCAATCGGTTTTAGTTTACGGAAGATCTCGATTGTGGCGAGTACATCGTTCATCGCACGATGGTGTCCGTTTAACTCGATGCCATATCGGGCACATACGTCTTTTAATGAAGCTGATTCCGTGGGCGCTACGAGCTTGGCGAGCGATCGAGTGCAGACGAACTTTTCAAGGAACATAACGCGTCCAGTAACAAACGATAGGTCGAATGGGGCATTGTGAGCAACGACCGTAGTATCAGCGAAAAATTTACCTAACGCACTGGTAGCGAAGAAACTGTGAGTGCCACCGTGCAAATCTCTCTCTGTGATACCCGTCAGTTCCACGATAAAGTTTGGTAATTCGCGTCCCTCATCGAGCTGCACAAACGTCTGGAACCGTCCGTACTCCCGTTCTAAATCCGTTCTGATCGCGGCAACTTCGATAATTTGATCGTTCTCGTGGTCGAGTCCCGTCGTTTCCAGGTCAATGAACGTGTAGATTTCGCCCATCAAGCCGCCTCCTTATCGAGTATCGAGGTGATTTGTTCGAACGCGACGATATACGATCGTTTCTTCCACTCAGGCATTCGCGACCTACGTACCATCGCCACTTGTCGTTCCAATTCATCGTATTCTTCGGCACTCAACGAAAGGGCGCACGCTGTCTTGAAGTTGTTAAACGTCCACTTTTCGAGGTCAAGCTTCGGTGGCCGACCCTCTTTCGATCGGACAACTATGTCCAGCAATTCGTCTCGAAGTCCGATCCGATCTTGATCCATAATAGTCACGTGGAACACTCGTAAATCAGGCTTGGCCGCGTATTCCTCATCCGTCAGTACCCAGTTAGCTTTAGACGCGTTCACATACACGATAAGATAGTCGTCTAACGGCATTTCGGCTGTCCCGTACATTTCCGTATAGCCGACGCATTGAGCAACGTGCTTAGCTTCCGGCTCGGTCATCGAGTGCGGACTCGTCTTGGCTGCGGTTGATTGTTTCGACTTGATTTCGAGTCCCACGCGACGTCCGTCTTTGTATCGGAGGATTCCGTCAGGCTTTCCGTAGAGGGCGAAGCGTTGGCCGCCGTGATCCATTACGTGTAATTTCTGCGCGAAATCCTCCCACATTGGCAAGCCGTCCGGTGTACGTTCAACTGTGAACGGCGGCGCCTCCCCGAGAGTACGCTCGTAATGCTTCTCGATGAATAGTAGATCGCGTTGTATTACGTCACCGATTGCGGTACCGAGTCGTGTCCAGCGTCCTTGGTGCGGAGGTCGCGGTTGGATATCCTTCTTGGCTCCGCGTAGCTTCTCGTATAGCTCGCGTTTGTCAGCGTTAGCGCTAGACGGCGAAAAATACGGCTGGGCTCGAAAGTTGAAAAACGGACGGGTACGGAGGGCTTTCGCTTTCTGTTCGGAGATTAACGCGTCAAGTTCGTTGTCCCAAACCTCAGGCGCAGAGTGCCATCGGTCAAGCATCGTTTTGAAATCATCGGCTAGTTGTGAGATAGAGCATCGTCCTCCTTAGGAATATTATTTAGTTGTGCACAATCTCCAAATAATTCTGATGCTTTTGTGTTATAAGCAATCGCTGCATCGACTGGAGACTCGTAGATACCTAGATATATCTTCTTTCCTAAATACATCACGCAGCTCTCCCACTTTTCAGCAGCTTTCGACCAAGAAACACCCCTAAATCCCGATTTGTTATTTCTGTTAAGATGCTGTCGGTTGGCCTGATTCTTAGTTTGGTCTACGATCCTTAAATTTGACCTTCTATTATCTAACTTGTTGCCATTTATGTGATCAACAACTTTCCCTACTGGGGCCTTCACTATCTTACGATGCATTAATATAAAAGATTTGGCTCCCGTACCTTTGTGATGAATTGACCTTCCTGCATATCCGCTACTTACATAGTGCCACTTGTACCTGGATAGCGACTTGTAATCTAGGTCATCAACAATCGCGACTTTTCCTTTCGTCAAAGTAATCTCTCGCGCCAAATAATCACTCCCCTCCTTCACACTCTTCGAACCACTTGTGTTCACTCACTTTTTTCATCCAACGTTCCGGATTAATTTCCACGTCACAACGAACTGGACATCGTAGTTTTACAGCGTTCTCCATTGTTGCTCTGATATGACCTAACGCATCTTGTGTTATGTCTCTAGGGCAATCGAAGAGGAGCTCATCATGTACTTGCAGTAGGGTAAAGGTGTCATAATGTTTGAGAACTGGTATAAGGTCTACAATCGCCTTTTTGAGAATAGAACCCGCGCTCTCTTGGATCGGGAAGTTACCCGCCTGACGTTGTGCGCCAAATACTCGAAAACGCTCTTTCGATTTAATGTCCTCATGAAGTCGGCGTTTCCTTCCGAAAATCCCCGATACAAATCCGTCCTTCATAACCTTCCGATGCTGTTCGTCCATATATCGTTTAATGCCGGGATATCCACGAAAGTAATCGTCAATGATCGTCTGTGCGTCAGCTTTTGTTACTTCAAGCGTATCTGCAAGCTTACCGGCGCCCATTCCGTAAACGATTCCGAAGTTAACAATTTTCGCTTGTTTCCTAAGTTTCTGGCACTCGTGACCCTCCGTATCTTTGTGTTGCTCTATATCGTCATAAGTGTATCGTCCTTTACTGATAAGTGCCGCCGTGGTCGAGTGTATATCTCGCCCTGTCTCGAATGCCTCGATAAGCACCGATTCATTTGCCATATGTGCTAACACGCGCAATTCGATCTGTGAATAATCGACTGAAACAAGAATCCGGTCACTGTTCGTCGCGAGAAAAAGATGTCGTATTTCTGGCCGCTTAGCCGGGATTTGTTGCGTATTTGGATTGGCGCATGTGAATCGTCCAGTTGCGGCGCCCCAAGTATTGTGCCATGGGTGTATTTTCCCATCGGCTTTTACAGTATGAGGCAGTTTAGACGTGAACGCTTGTCTTAATTTCCCTACCGCACGGTAATCGAGAATTAACGGAATGACCGGGTGGTTCTTTTTAATACGTTTTAAGGTACGAACTCCTGTAGACCCTTTATCGTTATCAGGCAACCGTAAATCCCCGTATAGTTTTTTTGATAGCTGTATTGGTGAGTTTAGATTGATTTTTTCACCTAGATATTCATGTATCTCCGCCTCTAACTGCAACTCCTCTTGCCCAAACTTCTCGTCCAGTTCCTTCGCCATATCTACATCAAACCGGATTCCACGTAAGTCAGACCTGATGAATTGTCGACACACAGGCATTTCGATGTCGAATACCAATCGCTCGATACGTTTGAGATCGTCGCGCTTCGAATACCAAGCACGAATCCACTCGTAAAGTTTTAGCGTCTTCTCCGTATCGCCTGCCGCGTATACCAAAGCGACATCTAACGGAATTTGATTGAACGGAGTTTTACCGAAAAGCTGATCGAAATTGTCTCCAGGCAGTTTTAACCAATCTGTACACAAGTCCTTTAAACGGTGGTTACGGTTTTCATCGAGTGCCATTGCCATTATCCTTGTGTCAGCATAGAGCGCGTCTACCAGGTCAAGCCCGTATTTCACATAGAACCATTTGCAATCAAAGGGCGCGTTGTGCATGACAATCTTGGACTTCGGAAGTACCTCGATCATTCTATCGATTACGCATTCTTCAGGCAGTGCCTTCTCAACGTGATTTAACGGAATATAGAAGCTTTCAGAGTGAGTTGAAACGCTGAATCCCGCCATATCACCGCGCCAAGGATCGAGAGCTGCACCATCTTCCCCGAACGTTTCACAGTCAACAGCTATAATATCCGCAGATTCAATCGCCCGAATCATGTATTCTAACGAAGAAACGTTGTTTACTAGGTGGTAATTAGGCGGAGTATTCCGTACCATCTCCGCCAATTTTTCACCGCGTTGTCGCTCGTTTAAATCTGCCCATATCCGGAGAGCTTCCGCCTTACTGAACCGTTTGGCAACGTCAGTCGGACGTCTGCCTATTACGCCCGACTCCATCGCTCGTTTAACTTCTAGTAAACGCCCTTGATCCGATGCACTATTACTCATTGCAAGTATACGCACCCACGCCTGCTCAATCGTTTCTGTTGCGGCAGACTTACGTTTAGTCGCGTCTGCCACTCGTTGCTTAACCTCGGCGTCGGTTACGGTCGGTGAACGGAGTTTTAACGATAACTTTACGGTCAGAGCGACCGCCTCCTTTCGTTACGCTACTCGTAAGTTTACAACGGATTCTACTGGTGCGATGAGCTCTAGCTGATCCGCCTTAGTCCATGTTCCGTCGGTACTCTCCACAAACGCGGGCTTACTTAGCCGGTAAGGCATAGAAGTTCCATCATCATCTACGACAGTGGTGATAATTCCTACATGCTCATTTAGACCGTGACAACTCGATGCTCCAAGGAATCTTACCGTGTCGCCTACCTTAAACTTGCCAACCTTACGTCCGATTTCGGCCCATTTCGCCTCTTTGTCGGTTACCTTCTCTAGTTGATCAGGCTTCGCGTAGCCCTTCTTTCCATCTTGTCTTTTAATAGTCACTCTATCATCGTCCTCGCGTAAGCCGACAGTATAGATACCGCCATCATCAAATCCGAACAGTGGCAACTCTCTTCCGCCGCTAATCAAACGTACCTTATCGCCCGGTTCAAACTGATCAAGTGCTTGTTTACGCAATGCTTCCGCAACTTCTTCGTCAGTGGCGCGGACTAACCCATCCTCTCGGAACCAGCCTGTGATTCTCTCGTCTAAGTCCTCGGCACGGTATGGCGTACGGGATTCATCATCGCAGACAACCTTCACGATTTGCCCAACTGAGGCGTATGCCATATCGGCCTTTACCACTTTCGCATACTCCCCGACTTTCAAACGGTTAGCTTTCTTCTTCTTCATCGCTTCAAGTTCGGCAACTCTCGCTTGTGCTGCGGCTAGTTCCTCGTCGATGGAGGCCGGCTCTAGTACGGCGTAATCTCCCGATTGCAAGAACCATTTTTCATTTACATCATCAATAAAATGAGGATCACCCGCTTTGTCTAATTCAGTAATCTCGTAAACTTTACCCGCGGTGCAATCCATCCGCGACACACTAGAGATTATGAATCTATCGCCCACTCTCGCATCTCGCGCAACCTTTCGATAAGTTACGCCATCATGCGTTACTAGTTCGTTCGGAACAGTGCCGATTTTTTCGAGTAACTCGTAACGATCGAGCCAAGTATCACATTCGTCGCCTTCCTCATCAATAAAATAAGGATCACCGAAGGAGTCAACTTCCATTACCTCATATGGCTTGCCTTCTTCAATATAAGACCTTGGCGATTCATCGTAGAACACATAATCACCCACCTGCGCATCACGATCCGTTACCACGCGATATTGAACGCCATTTACCGTTTTGAAGTTTGCCATTATTAAACCGCCTCCGATAATTGTTTTTTAATAACAGTCGATAACTTGCGCCATTTCTCGTTGATATTGTCCGGCGTCGCCCAGTATTCGGACAGTTCCCGATTTTCAATCAAGTACACTTCGCCGTCGAGCACCCCGATGAGATAATCCGCGTCGTCCCGCGTGTAAACTTCGCCACTATTACGCGAGCCACATACAACGAGCGCGCCGCCTCGATCATCCCTCCTACGTACGGTCTTTACTTGAAACGTCTGCCAGTCGCGTGACAACGGGTGCCGCGCTACAATGTCGTACACTTCGGGGGCTTCGGGATTGGCGATCTCATAACCGTTAGCAAGGAGCGCTGTTTTCGCCACTAACTGCGAATGGGCTCCGATATTATTCGAGTAGTTCGCCATCTGGTCGCCTCCTCTCGGTTAAAATGGCAAGTCCTCGTCGGAAACGGTAATCGGCACGTCATCTAGCACTGATTGATCCACGTTCTTTGTCGCGTTTTTGAGAATTTCGCGGATGTCGTCCTCAGTGCGGAAGTTCGCGAGTTCTTCGTACTTGATTTCGGTCGATCCGATAAAGGCACGGGCGGCATCGAGTACCCCTTCGTCAAGGTCAGCCGATTCCAGCGAGTACGATTTATCCGCCTTGCTGATCGTGACCGCATCGCCAGTTAACGTGTAGTCCGGCTTAAACTTTTTCGCGGCCTTTTCTAGCTTGTCAAAATCGATCATGAGATTGTTCGCGTGGAACTCTTTAAGATCGAGAACGCGCCACGTCTTGTATTCGGGGTCGTACACCGGCACCATGAAGTATAGTTTACGTTTGGCTTTCGCCTTGCACGATAAGCAGTTGCCTCCGTTCGGCTTCGCGTACTGATCGAATAGTGTAACGCCTTCGTCTTCGTTAGTAGGCGCCTTTTTCGGACTGTGCGAGCACGTATGCTTACGGTAGTAAGTTTCGCGTGACGGGTACTTCTCGCCATCCTCGTGCGTGTAGTAGAAGTACCATTCGGTATACGGTGCGAGGAGGACAAACGTCTTGCCGCCGGTCAGTTCTTGACTGAGCTTGACGTAGCGTGTGACACCTTCCGGCAAGCCTGCGTTAATGCCTCCGCCGGCTCCTTGTGCCGCCTTGTCGCGCGCCTCTTCACGTTCTTTTAGCTTTTCGCGGATTCCCATGCACATCGCTCCTTTTACGTTATGATCGGTGGATTGCTTCGAATTGGTCTCGTAGTTCCTCGCCACTTGAAACATCGGAGGCGTAGTAACGTAGCGCGTTGATCAACTTACCCATCGTGTGTTCCGTTAGCTGAATCGTGTATGTCTTCTCAACGGCTGGTGTCGTGGAGATTAGCGTGATTGGTGTGTTGTGTGCGAGGTCTGTCAAAGGCTCTAGCACGACGTAATTCTGAAGAGAAGTATATCGACGGTCACCTGCGTCATCGTAAAACGCCGCATCACCGTCTGAGTCAAAGCCCGCTATCGCGTAAACCCTATCCTTAGTTAAATCAACCGTTGGTTCTGTAATCTGTATGAGCCTATCGCCCATTAACGCCTCACGTTCAACCTTCCGATACAACTTACCTTCGTGAATAATCGTCTCTTGCGTTCCCATCGTCAACACTCCTCGTCATCATTTCGGACACCGGTAGCCCCGCGTCCGCGAGACGGCATGAACGGTCGTCTACTAGAGTGGCTTGCGCCTGCACCCCACAGGTTTACGACAGGCATACGGGGCGCCTCGCCTTCTTCGTCCACACCGCCTTGCCGACGCGGGAGGTCGGCTTGTTCTCTTACGCGCTGTACACCGCAAGTGATTTCGCTACGTTCTTCTTTTCTAGCCGTAATGCCCGCAATTCTGCGTTCAATTGCGCGATATACAGGTCAATACCGTTTATAAGCACCTGACACGCGTTTATGGTCGCTGTACTTCGAGCCCGTTCACGCTTTAAGACAATGCGCGACCTCTCAACCATCATTTCCGCAATTGTAATGCGGGTCTTTCTACTCAACGATGACTCCTTTCGTTCGAGCTTCCGCAACTCTTTGGTAAGATAAATACATACTTTATCGCGTACATCCGGCGTCGGTTTAGTGTATTGCATGACCGTGACTACGAGGTCAGATGACTCGTGAAGGATGATTCCGATTTGACCACGGGCGTACAACCGGCCCGGCTTGCCGTACTTATCTATCGTTGTGCTTATGAACATTGCTCGCGACAGTTGTTTCCGAATCCATTCGGCTGCTTTCGTTTGACTTACGTTGAATCGTTCGACTGCGCGTTTGATCGCGTGAGATGAAACGGTGAGATTCATCCGAGCCGCACCGCCTTTCCGAGCAAGGTAGATGAGGTGGATAAGGTAATCGGAATATAGTCCGCAGGATCATCATAGGGCGGGAAACCTCCGTTGTAGATATATTCGATATTTTCTGATTGCTTACGTTTAGGCATCGGGATCATCTCCGTTTCAAGAGTAATTATTTCGCTATGTTTAACAGAACGTTCTGTATAATGACAATTAAAGATGGTTAAGATTTTGTAAGGACCACTTGTTATAATTGAGAACAACTTAGAAGTACTCTATAATGACAATAAGAAAGAGATACGACGTGCATATGCTCGTACGTATTAATTTCTTAGGTTTTGTTAGACAATCCGTGGTAGGGTAGTTTGACAAAAAGACCTAAATCGTGTGATGGAACGTCTATGTGAATCGGGCTTACCTCCAAAGAGTTGCGCCAACAACTCCGAAAGAGCCGAATCATTATAGAAACCATCAGACCAAGCGAGTAGGATCGCTTTCTTTCTCGAATCGCCCTTCGCCAAAAGGGCGATTTTTTCATTTATTGATTCTTTAATAATCATTTCTTGCTCTGTCTCTCTAAAGACATCTGCTAACGTGTCAATTATCGTATTACCTTCGTCGTCAATTTCTCTTTCTAGTGGGATGTTATCAGTTCTATTGTATTTCCTTCTCTTTATAAATTTTCTAAAACATCTTTCTAAATTAAATCTTGCTAATCTGCTAAAGGACCCTTTTTCTACATCGAAGTCTTTTATTGTCTGATCTAAGGCGTCTATCAACTCCTTTGTTAAGGAAGCTTCATTCTGTACCTTGTACCAGTTCCTATTAACGTAGTCGTTTATTATAGGAATGAAATCCTTATAAACTAACTCTTTGGATTTTTCGCAGCCTTTTTGGGCGGCTATTGCGATTATTTCTATTTGGTTGTGGTTCAAATTCTACGCCTCCGTTTTAAGTAATTTTCCCTTATACTACTAATAGGGGAATGCTTGGTTTAAAATTGGGACATCTTTCTAAGAAAAATTTAAAAAGTCGTAATCAGAGGTGCCATATGACCTATAAAGTCGGAAGGTGCCGCTTGTTTGAACGGTTGAAAGTCGCTGATATGACGCAGGCTGATCTCGCGGAAAAAATTCAGATGAAACGCCAGCAGTTATCTGACTACGCGAATAACCGAAATGTCATGTCGTTGTCTAACGCGAAATCTATTGCGCACGCCCTGGGCTGTCATATCGACGATCTGTACGAGTGGGTCGAGATACCTCCCTCGGAGCGAAACCGTAACAACAATCGGAGCCGAGAAGAGTAGCGGAAGTCTCCGCTCTCTCACCGACTTTTGTACCGAAGTTTCGGTACAATCTTTTTTAGTGGTTGCCCAACTAGCTGGCTCCTATTGCTTTCTTGTTTTTATTGTATACCCAGTAAAGGCTAATTCTGCTACTAGGTTTATAATTTTGATTTTTCCCGCTTTTTGTCGAATTTAGGCGAAACAAAGGAAAAAACACAAAAAAAAGACACCCTCTACAGGTGTCTTAAATAGGTTAGTAGTACTACCAACCTCCTCCAACTATTCTGGAAGTTACATATGCCACGCTCTCTTCTGATCCATTATCATAAGTAAACTGTTCTGCCTGTGTTGGCTGAGTAAATAAAACGGAGACAATTGCTACTAAAGTAACCATAAATGCTTTCATTCTAATTCGCCCCTTTTAAAATATTCAAATATCTATGTTCAACGTCCTCTCCTAAAATAGCCTTATGTTCGAAGAGGATCGCGGACATTTTTTGATATACGGAAATATCTCTGAACTCTAGTGCTGTTTTAATGACCTCGAGAACATCGTTGAATGCTTCTTTATACTGCTCCATAGCTAGATAATACTGTAATCTAACAACTTGAAAATTATAAAACTGACTCTTATTGTACTTATCCTTCTTTAATGCGACTGACTCAAAGATCGCGTTATATTTCTCTAAAAAAACACCAATTCTCTCTAGCTGTCCGTTTGAAAGTAATATCTTCAGCGCGTATGGAGCTACCGTAATAATTTCATGTTCGCGATTCTTATCTACAACCAGTCGGATAAACTCACTTACCGCTTCTAGCTTACCTTCCATTACTTCGATTAACTTTTCATTCGACAACGCCGCCCAACGGTAGTAATCACCTAGGTTGTGGCATTCCCGGAGAAGTTCTGCCGCCTTTCTGAGTTCACCCATTCCTATTAAACTTGCTGCTTGGTAAAGAAGCGACTCCCCTAGATGTTTGATATCTTTGGCGTCCTTTGCCTCTTTATAGTACGCATCTGCTACAACAGAAAGTTCCTCCCACTCTTTGGTAACATTATACCAAGTAACGACACGGTAGTATCCATCTAACTGTAGATTTACTGTTTCTGCAACACCATTTTTTTGAATGGGATATTCTGTCGGCAGGTCGTTCAATACTGCTCGTAATTTATGTAATGCTTCTACACCCTTCTTACGCATATCTCGATCGCGTTCAATCAAGAAAATTCGATGGCAGCAAATCGCATACCTTTCTGATATTTTCTTTTCGATGTTTGTAATTGCGTAATATACAGACGCGGCCTCTGCTAGAAAGCCATAACCGAAAAGTGTCTCTGCAAAAGCTAAGGCGGTGGACATATCCTTTATATCTATTGTTTCCAAGAATAACTCGACTACTTTACTGCAATGACTGACACCTTGCTTACAGTGAGAGCATGCCTTAATAAAATCTGTTACTTTGGGAAGAGAAACTTTGGACGAGTCCTTGAAAAGCTCTCCATAAATCATTCCATAAAAAAAATCGGCGTCTAGTCTGAACACGTGTGTCAATAAATCTACCTGGTCCATCGTAATCGCTTGCTTGTTCTTCATAATATAAGAAAGCGATTGGGGAGAGATATACAACAATTTAGCTAGGTCTCTTTGACTAAGATTATGTGAATGCATTTGGATTAGTATTTCTTCCCTTAATTTAAGACGATAATAAGTCAAGTCACTGGTGTCGATCATTGGTTATCACCTGCCATCAATTATTCGAAATAGTATAATCAAAGTATAATTCACATTATGTGTATTGTCAACACATTATGTGAATGAAGAATACATTATGTGATGTATTATATTTAAATATGTGTTATGATGAATATAAATTTAGTAAAGGAGAGATATTCCAGATGAAGAAGGAAATTGAACTACAAGGAAATACATTTAAAGAGTGCTTAGATATTATGAAAGCAGAGAAGAAAATAAAAACTTATAAGGAACTAGCCGAGCTGTCAGGCGTGAAGGAAACCACTCTCAGCATGCGCCTTACGCGAGGAAATATGAACCTGAGTGACGTTGTTACCCTACTCGAAGCTCTTGACTATGAAATCATATTTCGTAAAAAATAATTATTACCTTTACAAAAATTTATCTTAATAAAACTTTTTTTATCTGTAAACACATTTTTTAACACATGATTTAATTCCGCCTTATTTTTTATTTCGTTTGGGTCCTTATAACGAATCGGATACCCCACGACGTTAACCGTCATATATCCCGACAGCCCTCCGACGACCGCCCGTTTCATCTTCTGGCCCGCCTCGTCATGATCCGCCATCACCCCGATAATCTCTATCGGGCTCTTCCGCAAAGCCTCCGCCTTCTCTTCGCTGAACACCGATCCACCTAACGCTACCGCCGGCACTCCCGCACTCCACAGATACATCGCGTCAATCTCGGATTCCACAAGCACTACCCCTGTGATTCTCTGCTTATAAACGATATCCAGCCCGTACACCATTTCACGTATAGGCCGCCCTCCCTTTGCGTACCAGAACGTCTTTTCGTCAACTTTTCGATATTTAACGTTTCCGAGCGTGCCGTCCGCGTTAAACCAAGGAATAGTAACCGCGTTAATCCTCGGATCATAGCCCGTTCGGAACAGATGTTGTATCTCACCGGCTATACCTCGCGAAGCTAAATACGGATGATCCCTACCTAGGTACGGTTCGTCTAACGTCTTAACTCGCGGCTGATCTATACGTAATCGCCCCGACAAGTCCAACGTAAGAGCCTCGGGGTCAACCATTCCCTCCCCGTACTTCCACCGTAAGTAATCCTGCGTCTCCTCTTCCGTTTCCTCCCGCAAAAACGCCAGCAACTTCACGATCCCACCACGTTGATAATCCGGGTCCTTCGCGCCTAAATCCGACCAGTAGCCGGCTTTTGCTATGTTACGTGGGTCGTTACTGTCACGTAACCAAACGTAGAAGGACGGCGACCGATCCCAACGGAAGGGACTGGCCGCAAGCAGCTTATCATCCGTCCACGTTGCGGCTGTCCACGAAAACTGTTCGAGTTCGGCCCGAATATCTATCTGCATCTATACGTCCTCCTTAAAAAGGCAGCTTAAACTGATCTGCGGCCGCCTCTCCGCTTGGTAGTTCGCGCACAAGCCCGTAGTTCGGCATGTAAACGACTTCTAACGTGACACCTTCGCCTCCATTGCGCCCTTTGTTTAGCTGTATAACCCCGATCCCATCCAGCGTATCTATTCCGATAGTTAGTGCCGAGTCTTCGAGAAACGACTTACTCTTTTTCAGCTCGGCGCGTGTGGGCGGTCTAAGTTCGCGATTACCCTCGTCGTCCTTGTCATCCCGGACCTCTTCCGCCTGTGTAATGCCGTGGATAACGCACTGATATCGACCTGCCAACGCCCTGATTTTGTTCGAAGTCTCGGTTGCGTCTCCTCCGGTTGTCTTAGACCGGTTCGCCTCGTAGGTCATGTAATAGTACGGGTCAATCACAACCACGTCCGCCTTTGTTGCCACGATGTCAGCTTCTAGGTCGCGAACTCTACGGGATGAGAAGTCGATATCGTCTACCGCACGAACAACGATGGTGCCTGGTATAATTTCGTTGATCTCCGTTAAAAATTGTTCGAACCCCTGTTCAAACTCTTCCGTTAATTTCCCATTAAGCAGCGCTCTATTTTCGAAACCTACCTCGTAATCCACACCGTCAATGTTTGCGTTAACAGCTCCTTGGCGCGCTGAGATAGATGAATAGGCACGGGCCATCCATTCGAATCGCGACATTTCCATCGCCCACACAAGTACGTTTGCTCCCTGGGCCGCAGCCTCTATCGCTTCTTCCATCGTAAAGATTGATTTACCTCGACCACTGCGCCCGTACCACGTGTAGACATTGCCGGAAAGGTACCCGCCTATCTCTTTATTAATCGTAGGAAATTTCGACTTCCATATCTTAAACGACGTTCCTTCCTTACGTTTTCGATATTCGTCTAAGAACGTTACCGTATCACGTTTGATATCCGTTCCTACCTTTGATCGTGTAGCCGTTTCCGCCCTGATCCGTTCCGTTTGCTCGATGAGCCACGCGGCAAACTCTTCCGTCGATAGTTCCGTAAACTTATCGCCTACGTCCCGTCCGGTTAAGAACGAATGTAGCCGTAACTTGCCCGCATTGTTCCTTATCTTACGCGCCATGTATTCGAAGGAATCGCCCACTTCCGGCATGTACGTGAAGCCCGCACACTCAGCAACGACAGTTCTATAATCCGGGGCCTGCCCTCCGTTGCTATCCGCGTAGGCCTTTATAAATCGGTAGGCCTTCCGTTCGGCTTCCGTAGGGAAATGCTCGGCCCGAATATCGTATCGAAGAAATGCGCCCGTATCGTTTGTGTCAATCACTTTCGATAGAAACGATTCACCGTATGCCAAATCCGCTCACCTCCGTTTATGAAAACGTTTTATAATCAAATGGTATCACGACCGCTTCTAACAACTGTACGCATAAATATTTACAATTAATTCCGTTTATTGGATTTTATAAACTTAAATTTTGATGCCATTCCTCTAGTTTGTTCCTTAACCGATCCGCCTTCTTGTCCGACAGCTCCCCGAACTCATTCCGGAACTCTATTAACAGCGCGTAATCCAGAAAAGCCCCTGCGCAGTAATCTCGTTCCTCATCGGTCATACGCGACCTCATACGGAATAATCTCGCAATCATTTTCGCATCCCCCTCTTAGACTCGCCATTAAACCCTAGCTGCAAGCATTGTTCTCGTACGCGATCCGCTAACCTCTTGTCAAAAACATCCGCCAACTCTTCCATCGGTATATTCGAGGTGTAAACGGTGGGCATCCTATTCGTCACCCGATGATTAATAATCGTATGCAGGTCGCCTCGAAAAGCCTCGGTCGCGTCCCGTACTCCGATATCGTCCAACACAACGAAGGGTACATTCATCACGTGCTTCATCCATTCGTAGTATTTACCGGATGCGGGCTCGGCAATGTGGTCGGGTACTTTCGGTCTATTAAACTGATTAAATAGCGTCTGCCACTCGTTCACGTCAAGGAAGAAGACGGGCCGTTGTAACGGCTGGAGACCTCGTTGGATCGAGCCGATGAAATGCGTTATTAGGTACGCGTTCGCAATTGCGGCGGCTGTCGTTGTCTTGCCTGTGCCGGGTTCATACGAGAATAGGTACAGCGACTTGATACGTTCAGAAGCTTCTGAAACCTCGCTAAATTGGCGTATAAACGTCGCTATATAACGGTCTATATTCGTATAGATACCGCGCTGTTCGACTCGTGGCGGTGCCGTCTCGACGGTTATATGGGCATAGTCACTCGGGATGCAGGCGGCGGCTACTCGGCCCCCTTTTCCGCTGGCTCCGTGCATCGCGATGAAGGACGGGCACAGGCGAGTGCAGGCGGTCGGGTCGGCAGCGTGACGGCAGGGTTCACGTAGAATGCAGTGTGGCGCGTTCGTGCTCAATGACGTTCACCTCCGAATTACATTTACTTACAATAACTTCATACGTGTTATACTGAATAAAAACATGAGGTGTCAAAAATGCCAAAACCTATCTTCTGCCCTAACTGTGCAAGTCCAATACCTGATATTTCTTTTAATCTTAAAAAATTTACAGGCTTCGAATGTAAAGATAGAAAAGGAAAGACAGTCGTAGCCGCGATCAATGGGTGGGGTGTTGAATGTGACAATTGCGGGTGGAATGGAGAAATTTTACCCACAGACGAAGACGATAAGATGTACTGAGGTCACAACCACTCCGCCAACTCATCCGTACTCAACACATTCTCCACCGCAGTTACCCGTCTCTCCTCGCGCAATACCTTCGCCAGTACCCGCGCCCGCATATACGTATACATAAACGTAAAGGTCAACGTTGGGTACTGTCGCGTTGGCTTATAATCGCGGAAGCATCCGTCAATAAACCGTTTGATTATCTCCGCTCCGTGTTCGTCGATCATCCGTTTAATCATGCCTTGTTCGGATCGCCAGCCACGGGCGGGAACGTAGGGAAGTCCGTAGAGCTCTGCGTGTCGGTCACGTAGATACTCGGTAAACGTAGTCGTATTCCAGTCCGAGACTTCACGTTGGCGCCAATCCTTCGCAGGCGGTAGTTTACGCTTTGTCATCAAGGCCCACCTCCTCTGATTCGTACTCCATCACGAAATCCCAAAAGTCCTGACAACCGTAGGAATCGAGCATACGCTCCACGGTAGATTCAACCGCGCGAAGTCTTCGTTCCATCTGCGCTATTTTCATCTCCGCATCCAGTGCACGTTCAATCACATGAGGCCATCCGTCACGTGCTTCGGCGATAAACCGAGCATCTTCATAACTTACAGCGCAAGCTAGTCCGTCATGATGCGTAGATACCCAATGGCGCAGGTTAGCATTACCCGGCCACTCATCATGGCTCGCGCCCCAAGGCCCTTCTGTAGCCGCATTACATATCTCTAAGTCTTCGTGTAGGTTACGTCCCATTTACATACCGCCTCCTAAAATAGAATTACCATCGTTGTCTGTGGTAGCCATTGGTTATACATATAGTCCGAAAAGTCGTCTACATCAGATTCGCCGGAATCAGCTTGTTTCATTTGTACGTGCTTGGGCCCGTAAATCTCTATCTTTTTCGGAGGCTCACCGCTTGCGCACCATATGATAATCGCGAGCAAGATAGCACATCTAATTCCTCGCCATATAATTTTCCACGCAAACCGCTCTATCTCACGCACTAACCATCGCCCCCTTTCCGTAATCGTAACGCATGCCATTCGCAAAAGTGTCGTGTGTACGCCTTATCTGCGGCTACCATTCGTTTGACCGCGCGTTTTAATTGAAAAGCATGGTAAGCGAGTTTGATTCGGGTTAGCATTCGGAGACACCTGCCCTTTCCCGTATTCCTAAAAGCCCTGTTAGTTGATTGTGGATTCCAAATATTGTATATTCAATATGAAAGGTGGGGAATCAATGAATAAGTTTGAATGTTTCGTACTTTATTTTTTCAGCTTATTATTCTTTCCATTAGGCATTATTTTGGGATTAGCTTTTTTGTTAGGAAAAGATTCTTCAATAAGAAGAGTTGGACGAAACTGCCTGTTTTCAGCTCTTTATTCATTTGCAGTACTCGTAACGATAGGAGTGATTAACTTTGTTGTTTCATGATATATTTCGCCCGTTTCACATCTTAATCGTTCGATCTCCGCTAGTAACTTTGGTATGTCTTCCCGAGCATGGGCAATGAACTCTGCGTCTTCTTCCCGATGAATAAGCGAGCGATCCAACTTATCGTATACGTCGTATATATCGAAACACACCATCTTACCAGGAACTACTCGCCAAGGTCCTTCCGTCGCCTTCTCCGCACGCTTACATATCGCTTCAATTTCTTCACGCGTCATCATATTAGACCACGATCCCCTTTCCATTCGATCATTGAATAGTCATCATCTGGTGAATAGAGCGCCCCATTGTCGTATATAACACCTGCCCAATACTCCAGATCACATAGCGCGTTATTGAGAGCTAAGTACAGTTCTTCGTCAGGTCCAACGCCTTCTACGTAATCCTCGATGCCTTTAAGCGCTTCGTTCAATCCGTTTACGATGCGATCAATAGCGTCGTCTTTTCGTTCAGCTCGTTTTATTGCCGCAGTCTGTTCGGGGTCAAATAAAACATATGGGCGGCCACAAATGTTCATGGTCATAACGCATCCTCTCCAGTTAACGCGAGTTCTAATTTCGTACTAAAAATCATACGTACTTTTTGTTTGTTCGTGAGCTCCGCTTCTTCATAATCAACGTCAAAAGCGTATCCGCAGTAATTAATTTGATTGGCGATTGGACATAAGACTACTTGATCAACGATCACTATTCGCAAACTATCCGGGTCTCTCGTTACAAAACGTTGGCTCTCGCCTAAATCAACGACTATATCCGCGGTCATCGCGATACCTCCTCCATCAACTCTGGATTTTCGTATATATTGCCGATGACTTCATAGATTGCGTTCGGATGATCTATCATGCCTTTATATTGCTTGACACCTTTTATCAGAAACCCACTATAGCCGTATTCCAGCACTCCGATAAAACGCTTGGCAGGAGAATAATCATATATTTTACCTTTGAGGATATCCCCTTCGTAAATCTCCTTGCCGTTGCGGTCTTTGAGTCCGGTGTATTGCATTATGCCTTTCTGTGATAACAATTGACTAATTGGTGCGTATTCTTCAAACGCAAGTGAATCACCATTGATCATTTCCTGATTTTCAAAATCCCACATTCTGAACTTTATCTCTCGCATTCTAGCGCCTCCTTTTTGTTCCAAATGATCTGCTAGACATTGCTCTTCTCCTATCAAAAACTAATAGTCATGCCCTGTTCATATGAACATAGGACGTACATATCTTCATGCCAGCAGCCCTCATCCTGATCAAATCGGTAGTAGATTACATCTCCATCATCATCGACCATTGGCGCTGTATATGTGTCATAGCAAGGAGTCCCTTTTTTCCAGTAGGTCATTTCGTTTTGACCTGTCATGGGGCAGAATATTTCTCCCCACTCAGCGCCGTTTGACCATTCTAAACGTTTCATTATTTATTCCTCCTATTTTTGTCCCAACCCTACCCGCTATAATGCGCAGTAAAGGAGTGTGGACTATATTGAATATTTCGTTTTGTTACGTCATTCCCCACGAAGACATCTCGTTAATCCTTCCGGTGTTAGATTCCGCCATGATCCCGTACAAGCTCGAATGGAAAGGCGAACACTATACGTTAGGCTTTCCGGAATTACATGTACGACAATTTGCCGTGGTTCATCGTCTTCTGGGCTACGATGCCTCCGCAAGTACGTCGCGGTACCATCGGTAATCACCGTCATGTTCGGTCGACGCTGTTTTAACCTCAATCCGAACCTCATCCGTAAGTAGAAACTTGCGGAAATAGTCCAGTTTTTTCAACGTCCGATCGGTGAGCTTCCGGTAGCATTCATCGAAATATTGATAGACGTTTTTGCCGCGAACTACGGGTATGATATCTCTGTCGAGCCATCTACGGTTCAGCGCGAAGTATATGAACTCTAAGCCTTGGTAAACCGCACGTGGGACGTTCTTCCTCGCGCCGTAATCGTAAACAACGCACGTGTGTCCGAGGGCCAGCGACATCAGAAACGTATAGTCGAGGTCTTGAAGAAGGAAGTCCCATCGTTTCTGTTCGCAAGCTGTCGACTGAATGCGGATAAATGAGTACTCGTCCGGAATGGCTGGAATAGCCTCGATTCCATTCGTTAGATTGACGAAGTGCTTACGCATCATATGACCTCCATATTCGTTTTATTTACGTGACCTTTACGCGAATACAATGGAAACTGTCGCAGGTACTCGTTGCATATGTCTCGCCGCCAGTTCGGGAGCAAATGCCGTCGCACTCTTCCGAAAGCATGTGGCTATCCTGAAAGTACACGCAGAAATCGCATATAGTCGTACAGTCGTCATTGCAAGTTATCATGTGGAAACGCCTCACTTTCGATTTATTTACGTGACCACGCGTTAAGTAATCGTAGCTTTGTGGCGGGAGATAACCGACGCCACGTTCCGGCGAGTATACGCATTGGACTAGGCTCCTTTTATGTTTAGACGTAAGGTTACTTCTTTTGAGGAAGACGGTCTTTTAGCGATATCACTACGTAGGAATTGAATAAGTCTTTCGCCCTCACCGTCAAAAATGGCTGTCATTAAGCGGGTTGCCTGCCGGCTTCCGAATGCTGGATGCTTATCTTTTTTAGCAGGCCAGTAACCGGAAACGTCTCGGTAATCGTGATGCATCGTATTCCACGAATGAGCCATTGAATTTTGATTGTCCACATCGTAACCTTTATTTTTCGCCCACTGCCTATGTAGTACAATAATATCGTCGTATTGACGTTCCCATAATTCGAGTTGTTTCCTAGAAGGGCGTCCAGCTTTCCGTTTAGCTACTACGGCGGGTTTTTGTTCCGTAAGACTCTCGACCAACTTCACCAACTCGTTAATCGTGCGTTCTTGCTCTAGGGCTCTGCGTTCTTGCCACTCGAATTTATCCGAGCAATATGCTAGATGCGTCGTAAGTAATTCGCTGATCTTATTTAACGTGGTAATCTGCGTCAACTCGCCTGAGAAGATGGCGTTTGTAATCAGTAACATTTGCTCGCGATACTCAGGAGTATTGTCCATATAGAACGCTATTTTCTTTCCGTCTTTTACTTGTTTTAAACTGAACATGTTAAATTCCCCCTTGTTAATCAGCCTCAATTATTATGGATTCGCGGCTACGTCTCGATGGAAGCATCTTAGATATTCCGTCTAAGAAATCGTACATGCCGTCAATTGCTGTCTGATACTCCTTCGCAGAGCATTCGTTTAAAGTCGAGAACTCTACGTCAAAGTGTGTCAGAAACGAATATTTTTTTAGAAAATCGCGGACAGAAGCCGAGAACTCTAACGAACGGCCGCTGATCTCTGAGCCCGTTCTTATCTCGATGACTTCCCCGTCTGAACTTGCGCTAATGGACTCGATGGTATCCCGTAGAACTTGCGCCGACTCTAACGCCTCGTCTCGTTGACGTTCCGCTAGCTCACGCGATTCTCGTTCGGCTTTAAGAGCCCGTTTAACTTCGCGGAGTTCACGGACAGTCATTTCGTCAACGGATTTGATTTCGCCTGTTGACGGGATTGTGTGCGGACGGTCGCGTTCTTCAGACGGAAGCGTCGCGATTTCATATAAGGCACGAAGCCCCAGTTGAGTGTACGTACACTCGTTTCCGCCGATTTCATCGTATACCCGGATAAACTTATCTGCCTGTGCGCGGTCCATCCCGATCTCAGCATCGCACCATTTCGACCACTGACCATGTGTTAAATCGTTTTCTTTAACGTGTTTTAATCGCCTCCCTATTTCGAAAATCGCCTCACCAGCAACCCTCTTATATGCGTTTATCTCAGCCGTAATGACATTTAAGTCATCTGAGAGAGTCGGCGCGGACTCTTTACTTTGAATCTCCACATTCATTCTCCTTTCTTCTTCGAATAATCTTTAATGGTTCCCCGTGGTCGTATATATTAGATCGCGTTGCAAATCATCTATTTGTTATTTCTTATCTAATAGTGACCGCGCGATAGAAGGCACGTAGTGACTGATTGATGCGCTATCTTTTATTCTTTAAAAACATTCTTTTTAATAATTCTTTTTCATCTACGCTAGGGTAGTATGTTTCTACTGGTGTGTAGATACCTCCCTCCCTTTCTCCTTGCCGAGTAGTTTCTTTACCTCGGGCTTCGCCGCCACCATCTCCCGGAGCCTTTCGATAAATCCCGGCAACCTCCCCGCAAACTCAGCCTCAGTCAACGGATCATGAACGGTGTAGTATATCTTATCTGCTCCGTTCGGACTCGGACGCGTTTCGATGTCCACCAGTCCGAACGCGCTGAGTATCCCGTCCAACAACGGAAGCGTCGAGTAGCTCATCTGGAACTTTTCAACGATGCCCTTGCGTCCTCTCCATGACTTGCCGTGGTTAAACGATGACTCGTCGTTATTGCGGAAACGTAAGAGAAACAGATAGTAAAGCGTTGCCTTGTCGCCAATGTACGGATGGTATACGTCCCATATGTCGTGGTAAACGAGACTAAAGCCGGATCGTAGCGTGCCCTCTCGGATGTATACGTTTGCCACTCGGATATTCACCTCCAACCGATGTTTACACTTGTTTATTCGTACGCGATGATGAGTTCGCACACTTTTAGAAGAAAAAATTTTGTTCCTTTACTCTTAATAGGGCAATGGAGTTATTAAAATTGGGACATAAACCTTAAAAAATTTTTTCTTTAACAAATGTCTATAATTACGAGACTACAAAAACTCAAAAATTTGGTACACGTTTAATAAGTTAATTTCACTCATCTAGCATTTATTACACCCTTTACTATTAATAGGGGTATGAGGTAGTCGAAATTGGTACGTTTCATAACAAGATTTTATTGATGAACCCCCCAGACTGATATCCGTAGTACCCTTTTCAAAAAAAAATAGCCAAGGAGTTAGAAAACCTCCTTAGCTATCCCATTTAATACCGGGTGCATTCGTAACTTTTGCCCCTGTCGATATTATTGTCTCGTCAGGTGTTGCGACTGTAATTATCAAATCATAATAATCGTAGACCTCTCCATAGTAGTCCTTTTCTGGGGCTTTCCCGCCTGCTGCCGATCCAAGAGTGCGCACAAAGTTATTCCCGATACGTTTTGCAGTCTCCTTATTGACAGCGTAACCAACGATTACCGCAAGACTAACTCGATCCTTATCTACGATAATCGCCGCGTCCTTAACGAAGTCTCTTTTCTTCACGTCGTCGGTCACTCTTTTTATAATCGCGTCCTCAATTTGTATCTTAGGCTGTTCTTCTTCTGTTTTCGTCTGCTCCTCATTTTGTACTTTGCTAGTTGTCGCCTGCTGTGACGAAAGGCCTGTTGGTTTGTCTAAAGTAAAAGCACTTATGAAACCTATGAATGATAATAACAGAATCAAGGTACCCCTCTTCCTAGTCAAAACAAAATTCCCTTTTGATAGCCATTTTGGGTTAATAATTATTATCAAGGAAACAAAAAATAATAGCACAGAAGCTAGTCCTAAGAAAGCCATGCAGTCCCTCCTCTCATAGTCAATCCTCTCTCTCTTTAGTTTACAGTGACAACGTGTTAAGTACAATTCTAAAATTTCTGAACAAAAAAACGCCAGCCCCGAAGGACTAGCGTAATATTTTCCTTTCTTTATTGAGTTTTCCTATGACGTCATTTAAAGGTGAATACTTCTCGTGTTGATTTTTAATTGAGGTCTTGGATAGATGTGTATACCTCATCACCATTCGCAGGTCTGAGTGTCCCAGTATCATTTGTAGATGACGTAAGTCTCCACCGTTTTCCAAAAACATTGTCGCGGCCGTATGCCGAAACAGGTGCGGGTGAATACGTATCGGAATATTGGCTTGCTTTGCATATTCCTTTAATCGATGCCGAAATTGTCCATCTCTCAAAGGTTCGCCGTAGTTAGCAAGAAAAACATAATCCGTGTCAAAGTCTTCGTTTTCTTTTATTACGTCCTGTATTAATCGAAGAGTATGTCTATTTATAGGTACAGAGCGTGACTTTCGATTCTTTGACTCTTCGGCACGTACCGTGATCATTCCTATTACAAAATCAATGTCCATCTTTCTTAACGACAGTACCTCGTTAATACGAAAGAACCCGTCAATCAAGACATTCATAATCACATAGTCGCGGAACCCACTATATCTACGTTGATTCGGCATGGCTAGTAGGGTCTGTAGTTGTTCAACGCTCATTATTTTTATCTCGTTCTCATCTTCCTCGACCTTTTTAATAGATTCAAAAGGGTTGGAAGAAATGTAGCTCTCTGTTGTAAGGTGCTTAAAAAAGGTTCGCATCGTTTTCAGTCGCGTATTCACAGTCGTAGGAGTAAGCCCTACCGTCTGCTCTGCTTCTGTTTTAAACTTATGCCCTTCGAATCGTATTTTCTCTTTGAGCATCCAAACGATGTAACCCCGTATCATTTCTGTATCCACATTTCTAACATCTCTACCTAACCCGCGTAAATCCATGTATTCTACAAAAAATCCGTAGTTCTCTTTATAGCTTGCGAGTGTTCGATCCTTTCTTCCCTCCGCAACCTTAGCGTGATAAAATCTCTCGAACAACGCGTCTAACGCGTATTCAGAAGTTACCGAAAATCTTTCCGTTCGTTGACGCTTTCCTTTTCGTCTATCCAA